AGTAAAAGTAACTAAAGATAAAATAACTGAAGAAGAATACGCAATAAAAGGTATAATAAAAGCAAATGAGAATATAGAGACAACAATAAACAGTTTGCGTTTGAAACAAAAAGCGTGGGAAGAATCAAAAAATACTGAAATAGATAAACTAAACAAAGCAATTGATAAATTAATAGCAGTGAATATAGAGGATGAATTAGCATTACATACTAAAAAAGCAGACATTGAAAAAATAGAATCCAAATTACGCAGTTATGAACGTGAACGCAGAACATCAGAGAGTTCATTAACAAAGTATGAAAGAGAACTGAAAAATTATAATACTAATTTAGCATCAGCAGAAGACAAAAAATGTCATGCATGTGGGCAACCATTACATGATGCATTGCATCAAGAAATGTTATCTGATATAAACACGCAGATAAACGAACATAAAGACATAATAAAAAAGGAAAAGAAAAATTTAAAATCTATAATTAAAAAAATAGATGAGATAGATAATATAGATACTGAAATAGAAACATTTTATGAAACGATTGCTGATGCTTATAAACATGATTCAAGTTTAGAGTATTTAAAAAAGGAATTAGCAACTAAAATAGATGCAGTTGATCCGTTTAGCAGTCAAATAGAAGATCTTCAAGATTCTGTATTGCAAGAAGTTAATTATGATAAACTAAATGATATAGTAAGAGTGCGAGAACATCAGGAATTTTTATTACGTTTGCTCGTAAATAAGGATTCGTTTATACGTAAACGTATAATAGATCAAAACTTGGCATTCTTAAATAAACGTTTAAGTTATTATTTAGATAGAATAGGATTACCACATACTGTAGAATTCCAAAATGATTTAAGTGTTGAAATTACAGAGTATGGCCGTGACTTAGACTTTGATAATTTAAGTAGAGGCGAACGCAATAGACTTATTTTAAGTTTAAGTTGGGCATTTAGAGACGTTTGGGAACATTTATATAATAATATAAACTTATTAATTATAGATGAATTAGTAGATAGTGGAATGGATACTTTGGGATTGGAAGGTAGTATCAGCATACTTAAAAAAGTTAGTAGAGATAGAAACAAAAGTGTGTTCCTAATATCCCATAAGGATGAACTGGCAGGGCGAGTACATAGCGTTTTGACAGTTACAAAAGAGAACGGATTCACAAATTACAGTGATGACGTACAGATAATGTAAATACAAATACCAAAGGAGTATAGAAAATGGCAACGATCCATCAACAAATTTTAGACCAAGTAGATAGTTACTTGAGCGAATCAGCAAAATTCGAAGATAAAGGTGTTAAAGCAGCTGCCGCTCGTGCTCGCAAAGCACTCGGTGAATTAGGCAAATTATCTAAAGCACGTAGAGCAGAAATTCAAGAAAAGAAAAACTCTATGTAATGCCTAGCAAGCAAAAAATAAAAGGCGCCACGTGGGAACGAGATGTTGCAAAACATTTATCAGAAATATATGACGAGTCATTTATTCGAGTTCCCCATAGTGGAGCTTACATCGGCGGATCCAATAAAGCACGTAAAGAATACTTACATGAAGGAGTAATAAGAACTTTTAAAGGTGATATTATTCCTGGGCCTAGTATGCCCTATTTAAATATAGAGTGTAAGGCATATAAAGATTTCCCCTTTCATCATTTGTTTACAGGTGATGTAAAATTACTAGATGAATGGATTAATCAAGTATTAGATTCAGCAGATGAACACGACTTCAATATGTTAATAATGAAGTTCAATCGAAAAGGCAAATATGTAGCAATAGAAGACAAACATTTACATCACAGATTTAAAAGGCACATTAATTACAAAGGATGGAATTTTAGTGAGTATGATCAATTCTGGAAACTAAATTCCAAAGTAGTAAGATTACAATCAGCGATAAAAAAAAGACCAATGAACTATAATATGACATCAATAACACGACACCCAACTTTTGGCTCCCGCAGGCAAGAAAAAGAAACTAACATAGCAACCTAAATGCAGTTAAGAGCTGCTCGCCTCGAGCACGTAGCATAGGCACGTGAATACAGGAATTGGCGAAGTTGCAACCCAGGCTAAGGGCGCCAAAAGATGTGGATATAAGAAAAAGAAACCACAGCTATTTTAATGTTGATACTATAGCATTAAGATGGTCCTGCTACGACGAAAGTCAGAAGTCTGAGGTAGGGGGTACAGGGTAACCGCCTCCGTGCTAACGCAATCCTCAATAGTATTAATGAGTTAAACAATGGAAAAAGAACTCATATTTCTCCTGGAAGCAGGAGAAGTGTGAATAAAACTTCAGGAAAAAGTAAACAAATAAATATTATAAAGCGTTCATGGTTCGAATGAAATGAAGAACCAGTTGAACGTAGTTCAACTATGCAATACACTTACGATACACACTTCGGAAAACAAGAAACTCGAAATATAATAATAAACCAAATAAGTTTACGCAATGTAGATCCACGAGAGGAATTCCTAGCACTCGAAAAAGGATTTGCTTTAGATATTGTAGATGGAAAAGAAGAATGGTATATGTCGCGTAATACGCGAATTAAATTATCAGAAACAAATTATGATTTTCTTGATTTCAAATTAGGTTTATCGTTGCATTCAAATGTTAATGAAATGCCTACGGTATTTCAAAAGATTCTAACAAAGTATATACATCATAATAATTTTAAAAATATTCATAGTGCTAGTGTAGATCATGAACGTTTTAAATATATTTCATATTATGATAAAGGTAGTATTGTAGCAATAACCAAAATGCTTCATTATAATCCACCATTTCCATTTGCAGATCATGACATATTAGAAACAAACTTTTTTATATGGAATTATCATAAACCAGAAATGCGTTTGGGAGAACTTACTTTAGAACATGAAATTGCTTGGGCAAAATCATTAGGTTTAAAATATTTGTATACTGGTCCTGGATACGAACAAAGTAGCATATACAAATCCAAGTTCGACGGTTTTCAATGGTTTAACGGAATGGAATGGAGTACCGACGTGGAAGAGTATACGCTACTTTGCGAAAGGGATAGTAAAATAAGAAGTTTTAAGGCTTATACTACAATTTAATCAATATATTTTTTAAATTCTTCTGGCGTAGATTCGAAACGCCATAGTGTGACCCAATTTAAATGTTCTTTTGTCCAACTTTTATAGTAGTCTGTATTTTTTGCGAGTGCTAGTGATGCGGAGTTTAAAACATCAAGCCTTGCCACTAGAAACAAAGCCGCTTTGCCGAAGTTTAATTCTAAACCTTCGTGCGTTTCAACGTTATGTGGGTGATCATCTAATGCTACTAAATTCATAGGCATTAAGTAATCGTTGATTTCATCTGAAATTTTTGTAAACTCCTCAGCGGAGTATCTTTCTGTAGGTGTAATTACTGCTATAATTTCAACACCTTCATCTGTCCAAGTATTACCAATTTCCTTTAACTTGTTAAGCAAGTCATCATAAACAATTTCAACTTTCATTGTATTGTCTCTTAACGCCGCTTGAGCATAAGGACATGCTGGCAAATTACCAAACTCTTTGTGCTTTTTTGCTACAAAGTTATTGATCCAATCGTATAAAGCGTCGATGATTTTATTTTGTTCAATAATGTCGTTTGTCATTTTTTACCTCCTATGATCAGAATTATTGTGGGGATTTTACAGCGGGGTTTTTCTACGGGTGTAGTATTAATATTTAGCCAGCTGGCGTGAAAATAAAGTAAGTATTTCTTAAAAATAAGGCAACCCTGAATCTTTTGTTGTTTGCATATTTTCTTCTATTAATTCTGCTATGATTTGTCTATCATTAAAACTAGTGTTATACATTTCTTCCATAGTCATACCACCGCGCATATGCCAAGCAAGTTTGAAGCATAGGCGTTTTATACTTCTTGTTTCTTGTTCATAATCATTTATCAAGGTCACGACTTCATTATAATCCATTGACAGCAGCTTTAAACGAAAAAATTTGCATAATCAAATAATAGTGGAACTTTCATTGTATTTTTACATTCTGGGCATTGTGCATCAATAGGATCAAGTTCTACGTTTTCTCTAATTTGTTGTATTGTGTCAGTAATTTTTCTATATAATTTAATACTAGTATTATTGACAAAATCTACAATTTCTTGTTTGTTAGTTATAACTTGGCCATCAGGTAATTCTATGCCTTGTACTCCTGATGTTAGTGAAGAAATATTTAATTCAGTTAAATTATTGAGAATTCTCTGATACATTTCTTGTCTTTCTTCTTCTGATACATCTTCCATTTGTTGAGCTGCATCCATTGCTCGTTGCTCTTCAAATGAACGCCGTTGTATAATAGATAAATCTTTATATGTTAATGGTTTTATATGTACTTTTAACTCGCCATATGATATAACTGATGAGTCATATGAAATATTAATATTACCTAAATGTTCAATATAAGGGTTTAAATCAACTCCTACTTGAAATTCTTCATTGCATTCTTCATTAGAGCATAAATTATCTAAAAGCATTTCATTACCAAATGATGCTATTCTAATTGCGATTAATGCAAAATCTACATCAGTTGCAGGCATTTGCCATGGATCCTTTATTGATGGAATACAACTAGATATAACTTGTACTACCGCTTCTCCAGAAATTAATGCATCAGGTGTTTTAATAGCAATATCATCCTTTGCTGTCATTGGAAATACTGGTATCTCGCCTGTTGCTCCTATTTCCAAAGTTCCTTCTGGATAGAATTGAGCACCTGGTAATGTAATATAAATTTCTGGTTGTCTATAAAACTGTGCTAAACGACTGGTCTCACTCATTTGAAATCCTCTAAATCTAAATGTATAAATAATACAATATTATACTATATTTACTATAAATTATAAACTACGCATATTATTATGGCAGATGACGCAATTTTACGAGAAACTAAACAAAGAATAGATAGCCTATTTGCTCAGGTAAGTGGTGGTGCTAGTTCTGCATCTAAAGGATTATATGACGTAAGTAGAGCAGCTGGCCGTGCTGAATCTGGATTAGGTGATTTAGCATCTGGTACTGCCAGAGCTGGACGAGCAGCTAGTGGCTTTGTTACTGCCGTAAGTACAATGGAATCAGCCGCCGCTGGTTACAGTACTTCGTTATCAGCAACAGCACAAAAGTTAAAAGATAGTGTTGGTTTTACTACAAACAGTATAACCGAGAGTGTTGAGCACATAGCTGGAGGTATAGGTATAGGCGCAGGTGCGCTCAGCCAATCAGTTGCTGGAGCGGTTGGTGGAATCAAAAAGTTTACAGAAGTATTTAAAACAGGAAAATTTGCGGCGGCTTTTGGAGGGTTAGCGAAAAGCGTAGGCCTAGGCCGAATAGCCATGATGGGTTTGGGCGCGACTACACTCGCCCTTGAAGATTATATAGATGATTCATATAAAACTTGGAAAGTAATGTCTCAGGCAGGTATGACTCTCAGCGGTGATTTAGCAAAGGTTGGTGGCATGGCTGGTAGAACACGTATGGACATGGCTGAATTTGGCATGGCTATGGTACAAGGTTCTAAAGTAATGGCAAAATTTGGTGGTATGGCTGATATGGGTGCTGAAACCATGGTAGATATGCAAGAAGCAATGATGTCCACTGTGGAGGGATATGCAGATAGTGGTCAATCTTATTCTAAAACAATGAAAATGATGGGCGTAGCACCAAAAGAATCTATGAATTTGCTTACTGAATTAATGGGTGATCAAGTTTTTGCATCTAAGTTGCGAGGTATGCAAGATGGCCAAGATGCCATAAAAAGATCTGAAATAACTGCTGAATATATTGCTCAGTTAGATCAACTATCCAAACTTACCGGTAAGAGTAGAGAAACCCTTGCTAAAGAGATGAAACAAAAAGCACAAGATGCTCAATTTAGTGCTACATTATTGGATATGGATGCAGATCAGGCAGCTGCCGCAAAAGCACAATTAGCATTTGTAGAAAACACATATGGTAAAGACGCATCTGAATTATTTAAAGCAAGATTAGCAGGTGTTGTTCCAGTTGGAGATGCAGCTAGAAAATTAATGTCCACATCATTAGGTGGTGTTATTAGTGATATGGCAGGTGAAACAGCATCTGCTGGTGGTTCAGCCGCGGCTGACATATTAGAATCGTATATGGGCGATCTTGGCCAAGCTGCTATGGAAACTCGAGATCTGTTACTACCACTAGCAAAAGCAGGTGGATTAGTTGGCGCAAGTTTTGGTAATTTGTATACAGCAACAAATGAAGCAACGTTGAAAAATCAAGCAATTCTTGAAGCAATGGATAAAGAAATTACTGCAATGGATAAGTTGACTACTGCTATAACTGAAGCGCGTAATAAAACATTGGGTGTTTATGTTGAGGGTGGTCAAAGAGTGTATGATGATGCAACTCGTTTATTACAAAGTAAAGCAATGATGGAACAACTTGTAGATTTGGCAGGTACTGCTGTTCATGAATTAATAACGGGTTACGGCCGAGGCGGTGCGAAATCTTTGATGCCAATGTCCGGCGAGGCACTTAAACTCGGGACACGTGGTTATGAAACAATTCTTAGTAGTATTGAGCATTTATTAATGATGCGAATAGAAGCTCCGGCAGTTAATGATGGTTCGTATGGTGGTGGTCATGGTGGTAATTTTTATTCCTTCGACACGGTATTTGAAAATCTCCGTGATCTTTTCACGGCCCGCCCCGGGATGTCTCAAGAAGACTTAACGGAAGCATTAGAAAAACGAGATCTTGGTAATGCGGTATTGAACGGAGCAATCCCAGCAGAAGCTGCAATTAGAAAAATAAAAGAAGAACTCGCCGCAACTGGAAATGCAAATCTTGATGCTGGCGCCGCTGTTGCTACTTTAGTTAATGAAAGAGCATTGGAATTGACTGGCATGACACAAGCAGAAATGGATAAGGCGCGAGCGGGCAGAGGTCCTCGACAGCAGTTAAGTACAAGACAAGTCACAGATCAAGTTATACAATCTTATGGAGTTGCTAGAGCTGAGGCGATCGCCAACGCGAAAACTACAAAAGAAGTTACACAATCTCAAGGAATTGCTTCAGCTGATGGAGCCAAGAATGATATAGCCAGCCAGCAATTATCGACAAGCAAAGAACAACTTGCCATATTGAATAGACAGCTTATTATAATGGAAAGAGGCAATAATGGTGGTTCAGATAATTTAGCAAAGACTAAGGGTGACGTCACTATCGGCCCGGGAGATTTCCTTATGGCCGAGTCTCGGCAAGCCTTGGGTAATGATACATATACTTGATAATCAAATTGGACAGCAATATAATGAAAATAGGGTAAATAGTAGTAGAGAATAACTTAATGACTTGGAAAAAATATTTTACACAGCCAAATAACGTAGTTCCATTACGTAACGGCACACCAGACGTAGGTTTTAAAAACTACAGTTCAGTATTACCTGAAGTATATTCAGGACATCCTAACCGTATCGAACGTTATATTCAATACGATGGTATGGATCAAGATAGTGAGGTTAATTCAGCACTAGATATCCTTGCTGAATTTTGTACACAATCTAATACTGAATCTGGTATCGCTTTTCACGTGCATTATCATGAAGATGCTACAGATACAGAAGTAGACATCTTACAAACACAATTACGACATTGGTATAACTTGCAAGGGTTTGAACGTAAGGTATTTAAATTATTTCGTAATGTGTTAAAATATGGTGACCAAGTTTTTATTAGAGATCCTGAAACACAAAAATGGCATTTTGTAGATAGTGCTAAAGTAGAAAAAATTGTTGTTGATGAAAGTGCTGGGCGAGAAATTGAACAGTATACAATTCGTGATTTAGCAATTAATTTTGAAACACTTGCAGTTACTGAAAAGGATACAACAGGTAGTACAATTCCTAACTTAACCAGTAGGCAAGGACATCAAACACAACAAACATTAGCAGACTCAGCAAAATATAGTTATGGTAAGAAGTCTGTTGCTGTAGATGCACAGCACATTGTTCATATTAGTATGACAGAAGAGATGGATGGAAGTTGGCCATTTGGTAATAGTATTTTAGAAAATATTTTTAAAACTTATAAACAAAAAGAATTGCTTGAAGATGCTATTATTATATACAGAGTACAAAGAGCACCAGAGCGTAGAGTATTTTATATTGATGTAGGTAACATGCCTTCCCATATGGCTATGGGTTTTGTAGAGCGTGTTAAAAACGAAATACACCAACGTAGAATTCCTACAACAACTGGCGGCGGTACTAAAATGATGGATTCAACATATAATCCATTATCCATTATGGAAGATTACTTTTTCCCACAAACAGGTGAAGGACGTGGTAGTAAAGTTGAAACATTACCAGGTGGTGAGAACTTAGGTCAAATTGATGACTTAAAATTCTTTACTAACAAGATGTATAGAGCACTACGCATACCAAGTAGTTATTTGCCAACAGGTCCAGATGAAGGTGTTGCAGCTTTTTCAGATGGTAGAGTTGGTACAGCATTAATACAAGAATATAGATTTAACGAATATTGTAAGAGATTACAACAAATAGTTGCCGCAGTAATTGATGATGAGTTTAAGTTGTTTATAAAAACACGTGGTATTAATATTGATAATAGTATTTTTGAAGTTAAATTTAATGAACCACAAAACTTTGCATCATATAGACAAGCAGAGTTGGATAATACAAAGATTTCAGCATTTACTCAATTAGAAGCGTTGCCATATATGAGTAAACGTTTTATGATGCAACGTTATCTTGGTTTAACTGAAGAAGAGTTAGCAGAAAATACAAAAATGTGGCAAGAAGAAACTGGTAATTCAGTAAATGCTTCTGTTGAAGGATCGGATATGAGGTCCATTGGTATTACTCCAGGTGGATTGGAAAGTGATATGGCTATGGCTGAGATACCTGAACCTCCTATGGAAGAAGGCATGGAAGGTATGGAAGGTGAAGAACCTGGTATGGCACCTGGCGCGCCTGAAGTAGCACCAACGGAACCAGCACCGGTTTAATAAATACTAATATGATTTTACTAGAAATTTTTACAGATGTTAAAATGCAAGAACATGACAAGGATGATAAACATTCACGTTATGATCCTTCTGCTGACCAAACTGTAATGAAAAAAGACGATACACGAAAAACTCGTTTAACGTTGAAGCAAATTAATAAAATTCGTCGAATGCAAGAATTACGTGCATCCGAGCAATTACAAGATGAAGAGCAATATGCAATACAATATGCTCCTGCACCAGCGGCACCTATGTAAAATTACCCTTTTTCTCCCCTTTTCACTCATTTTACCCTTATAATCAAGTATATTAGCAAATTATTATTAAATATAATTATATATTTGTAATTTGTACCTTTATGAAATATTAAAAGGAGTGATTTCGCTATGAGTAATAAATTTGAACAGTTGCTTGATTTTATTATCAATGAAGAGCAAGATAAAGCCAAAGAGCTTTTCCATGAAATTATTGTGGATAAGTCTCGTGAGATTTATGAAGGCTTGATTGATGAGCAAGATTTAGAAGCTATCGAAGAGGAAATTGAAGAAGTAGAAGAAGCAGTTTCCGATAACGAAGTTGAAGATTTTGTTTCCGATATTGAAGGCGACGAAGAAGGTATGTCACTAGAAGATGCTGGTGATGAACTTGAAGATGTTATGGACATGGAAGCCGACGAAGAAGGCGGTGAAGAAGAAGTAAGTCCAGAAGAGAACGAAGAAAGGATTAGTGATCTTGAAGCTGCTTTTGCAGAACTTCAAGCAGAATTTGACGCTTTGATGGGTGGTGAAGCAGAAGCAGAAGCAGAAGCAGAGGAAGAAGTTCCTTTTGAATCTGTAGAAACTGATGAAGAGCCAGTAGAAGAAGCCGAAGAAGAAGTTGCAGAAGAAGCAGATGAAGAATTAACCGAAGCTTCACTTGAAAAAGTTGCGGCCCCTAAAGGCGGTGACTCAGATGGTACAGCAATGAGCCATAACCGTGGTGACCTAAAAATTAAATCAACTAACAGTATGATGGGACACGGCGGTGAGGAATCAGGCGGCGCCGCGCCAAGTGTAAACAAGGGTGGTATGGACACAAAAGCACCACTTGAAAACGAGAGTAAGTAACGGATAATATAAGATGACTTATCTAAGAGAACACTTGACATTTGACCAAGCACGTATGGTAACCGAGACTGATTCAGAAGGTAAGGATCTATTTATGAAGGGCATTTGTATTCAAGGTGGTGTAAAGAATGCAAATAAACGAGTATATCCAGTCAATGAAATACAAGACGCCGTATCAACATTAAATGAACAAATCAATCAAGGTATGTCAGTATTGGGCGAGGTTGACCATCCAGATGATTTAAAGATTAATTTAGATCGTGTTTCCCACATGGTTACAGAAATGTGGATGGACGGACCTAATGGTTATGGTAAGATGAAAATCCTACCAACACCAATGGGTAATTTAGTCAAAACAATGCTAGAGTCAGGTGTTAAATTAGGAGTATCCTCCAGGGGTTCCGGAAATGTGAAGGAAGCCAGTGGAGATGTGTCAGATTTTGAAATAGTCACTATTGATGTAGTGGCTCAACCAAGTGCTCCAGATGCATATCCAACAGCAATTTATGAAGGCCTTCTCAATATGAGAGGCGGACATAGGATGTTAGAGGTAGCAGCTGAAGTACGTGAGAATCAAAAGGCGCAGAAGTACCTTAAAGAAGGGATTTTGCGTCTCATAAAGGACCTAAAAATTTAGGAGAGCATTATGATAGAGGTATTCAAACCACTTATCGACAACAATCTCATCTCAGAAGAAGCAAGAGATGAGCTTCAGGAGGCTTGGGAATCCAAGTTGGCAGAAGCGACTGAGCAAAATAAAACGGAACTCCGTGAAGAGTTTGCTCAACGATATGAGCACGATAAGGAAGCAATTGTCGAAGCCCTAGATACAATGGTTACAGATTCTCTAAAACAAGAAATCCAAGAATTTGTTGAGGATAAGCAAGCAGTAGTTGCTGAGCGAGTTGCATACAAGACAGCAATTAAAGAGCATGCCGATATGCTTAACACATTCGTAACAAAAAATCTAACAAATGAAATGCAAGAGTTTCGCACAGACAGAGGTTCGCAGACTGAAGCATTTGGTAAGTTAGAGGATTTCGTAATCAAAGCATTAAGTGAAGAAATTGTCGAATTCAATGAAGACAAACAGGACGTAATTGATACAAAAGTTAAGTTAGTTGCTGAAGCAAAAGCAAAACTAGCAGAACTTAAGAAGACATTTATTGAGCGTAGTGCTAAGATGGTGGAAGAGACTGTCACCAAAACTATTAAAGGTGAAATGTCACAATTAAAAGAAGATATCCAGAGTGCTCGTGAGAGTAATTTTGGACGTCAATTATTTGAAGCATTTGCCGCTGAATATGCTAACTCATATTTAAATGAGAAGACTGAAGTAGCAAAGCTTATGAAGCAACTTTCCGATAAGGAAGAAGAACTTGCGGAAGCAAGTAAAGAAGTAACAGAAAAAGATGCTCTTGTGGAAGCAAGAGAAATTGAAATTAGAATGATTAATGATCAGGCAAACAGGAAAGAAGTTCTTTCAGAAATGCTTAACCCATTGGCTAAGGATAAGAAAGAAATTATGGAAAGTTTACTTGAATCAGTTCAAACTGAAAAACTTAAAGCATCTTTTGATAAGTACCTGCCAGCAGTTATCAATGGCGATGGCAGTGGTATAAAACGCAAACTAACTGAGTCAGTAAAGAAAGAAGTTACCGGTGATCGTAAAATCAAAGAAGAAACTCAACCAGAGAACGATATCACCACTTCAAACATTATTGATATCAAGAAGCTAGCGGGATTAAATTAATTTAATTAAGGAGTTTAGGAGACAAAAAATGTCAGAACTATTAACAGAACGTTGGGACGAGACCAAAGAAGCCTTGTGTGAAGGCCTTGAAGGCAACCAACGTAGTACAATGTCAGCTGTTCTAGAAAATACAAAACAGTATCTTTCAGAAGCTGCAGGAGCAGGCGCGACTGCTTCAGGCAACGTTGCAACACTAAACCGTGTAATTTTGCCAGTAATCCGCCGCGTAATGCCATCAGTAATTGCTAACGATATCGTTGGTGTTCAACCAATGGCAGGTCCAGTAGGACAAATTCATACATTGCGTGTACGATACGCAGACGCATTTACAAGTGCATCAGGCACAAGTACAGTAGCAGGTGATGAGGCATTAAGCCCATTCCAAATTGCTGAAGGTTACTCCGGTAATGTAGACATTGCTGGTGCACCAACAGCAACTTTAGAAGGCGCCCCAGGCAACAAGTTAAGCATTCAAATTTTAAAGCAACCTGTAGAAGCAAAAACCAGAAAGCTATCCGCTCGCTGGACTTTTGAATCTGCACAGGACGCGAATGCAATGCACGGTATCGACATGGAAGCAGAAATTATGAGTGCATTAGCACAAGAAATTACTGCAGAAATCGATCAAGAGATTTTAGCATCTCTACGTAGTATCGCAAGTACTGCTCCACAAGCATTTGACCAAGCCGCTGTATCAGGTACAGCAACATATGTTGGTGATGAGCATGCCGCACTAGCGGTTGCTATGAACCGCGCAGCTAACCGTATTGCACAACGCACACGTCGAGGCGCAGGTAACTGGGCAGTTGTTTCACCAGCTGCACTAACAGTACTACAAAGTGCTTCAACAAGTGCATTTGCACGTACAACAGAAGGTTCATTCGAAGCACCAACAAATCAAAAGATGGTTGGTACATTGAATGGCGCAATGAAGATTTATGTTGACACATATCTAGGCGATGGTGGCGCAACATTAGTTGGTTATAAGGGTTCAAGCGAGGCAGACGCCGCCGCTTTCTATTGCCCATATATCCCACTTATGAGCTCCGGCACAGTACTAGACCCAGCATCTTTCGAACCAGTCGTAGGCTTCATGACACGTTATGGTTATGTCGCACTAACAAATACTGCATCATCCTTGGGTAATGCAGCTGACTACCTCGAGAGTATTGGTATGTCTAATCTATCATTCACATAAGTTATTAACTTATTTGACGAAGAAACCACCCACTTTGGGTGGTTTTTTCTTGGATAAATACAAATGCGTAGTAATACAGTAGTAATATACTACGTTTATGGGGAACACCATCCCCGTAGTCCATAGAATGGACCAACCTTAAGGAGAAACAAAATGGGTAGACCAATTAACAAAAAGCACATTGGTGACGGTGCAGGTAAAATTCAAGTCACCGCAGTACGATTCGCATCAGGCGCAGAAGTAGCCGCCGCAACAGAAGCACACATTATTAAACAGAAAGCAACCAAAAAGTTCCAAGTAACTGATGGTAGTAAAACTGAAATAGTTACACTAGTAAATAAGAGCCCAGGCTCATTAGCAGCTAGTGAAATGTGTATCAATGTTGTTGACTCTGATGGTGTATCAAAGCAGATCACAAAACTACGCAACAGAACCTTCCAAGTTGAAGGCACATCTAACGCAAAGTGGTCACGATCTTCCACAGGTACATCAGAAGCAGTAGAAAAAGTTATTACTAATATTACAAAGGCCAACCCTGCTGTAGTTACAAGTGCTGGCCACGGTTTAGCAAACGGTACTAAAATTGCTATTCGCGGTGTAGTAGGTATGACAGAAATTAATCTTGAAACAGCATTCACAGTTGCTAATACAGCAACAAATACCTTCGAGTTGTCAGGTTTTGATACTAGTGGTGGTGGTTTTACAGCATACACTTCAGGTGGTGTTGCAACAGTTGCCGCCGCAACAGCTGGTGAAATCGTAGTTGACGCACAAGCATCATAAACTTTATAAAGTTGGTGATTTTGAGAAGGAGCCGTTATGGCTCCTTTTCTATTTAAAATTTGTATAAATAATATAACATTGGAAATAACGAAATATGGCTAGAACCTTAACGACAAGTGGTGATTATACTATTGATGCTGGAACAAATGATATTAAGTTAACAGCATCTGATGTTACAGTTACTGGTAATTTAGCAGTTACTGGATCAACCACTACTATTACAACTACTAACACAACTATAACAGATAATGTTATTGTTTTGAATAAAGACGAATCTGGCGCAGGTGTTACAGCAGGTACTGCTGGTGTAGAAATTGAACGTGGTTCAGTTGATAATGCATCGATTGTTTGGAATGAAGCAACTGATAAATTTAATTTAAAAGTAGGATCAGGTTTGGCGGCGTTAGACGTACTTAATGTTACCTCATCTGGTGGTTTAACAATAGGATCAGTTACTGCCACAGCGATATTAGATGAAGATAATATGGCGAGTAATAGTGCTACCGCACTAGCAACACAACAAAGTATTAAAGCATATGTAGATACTACATCTGCTGGTGCGGCCGCCGGCGCAAATACACAAGTTCAGTATAATAATTCAGGTTCATTTGGTGGCAATTCTGCCTTTACTTTTACTTCTGGAACAGGGGCAGTAGGAATTACAGGACAGTTAAATGTAGATAATTTGAGAGCAGATGGTAATACTATTAGTTCAACTAATACTAATGGTGATATTGTAATTACTCCCGATGGCACCGGTGAAATTACATTGTCCAAAGCGGCCAATGTGAGTATACAATTGGATTTTGCTGACCAAGGCAGTGATCCAAGTGCAACAGGTAGTACAAACAAAGTTTACTCTAAAACACCTGGCAGTGGAGGTACTGGATTGTATTTCGTTAATAACACAACAAGTGGAGAAATGATAAGTAAAAGTAAAGCAATTGCTTTTTCTTTAGTATTTGGTGGATAAAATATGGCAGTCACAATAACAAACATAGTAAACAATAGCTCAACAACAGTTTTCACAGCATCAGGAAATGTTGCTGTTACAGATATAGTATTATGGAATAACGATCCTCATGCTGGTTCATTCTTTCATTGGAAACTAAACCTAGTACCAAATAGTGCTTCAGTTACAGTTAATAATGTATTATATAATTCAGGTGGCGGTGGCGGCTTTACACTACCAATTTTTCCAGGATCAAATGTACATGTAAATACTATAAGTGGTCAGATAGCAAATAAATGGTTACTAGCTAATGGTGATAAGTTTTATATTGATTTAGATGATAGTTCTAATACGTCTCCTACTTGGTCGGGTTCTCCTGCTACAGTTCCAGTGAACGTATTTGTTAATTACATGAGTTTATAATATGCCTTTTGATAGCACTAGACCACAATACTATCCACATTCTAATTTTAGATTAGGCGATACTAAAGGTATGACTGTGCCTTCTGGTACAACTAACCAACGAGGTGAAGGCACGCCAATTAATGGTACAATTAGATATAATACAACTACTCTAAGTTTAGAAGCATATGTTGCGGGTGGTTGGTCATCTATTAGAGTTCCAAGTCAGGCAATTATTACTAAAGATACAGCAACTGGTGATGGGTCTACCACAGCATTTAATATGTTGAGTTCTAGTGTTCTTGATGAAAATAATGTTCTTATTTTTATTAATAACGTTTTCCAAGAAGCAGATGTAGCATATACTATATCAGGAACTACTGTAACATTTACCTCCGCTCCTCCGAACACGCATAAAATAGTAGCGTTGCGTGGATTTGATACCGTTTAATACTTTTACCAAACTAAATAGTATAAAGTATTATATTCGGAGAATATTATGGCTATAGGTCGCGTCTCGGGCCCGATGTTACAAGCAAACCTTGCAAGACAAGGTACTAATCTAGCATTTGAAACCAATTTATTATATTTAGATGTTACTAATTCACGTATTGGTGTTGGTACGGCATCTCCGGGATTTTCTTTGGAAGTTGCAGGCGATGCTGAAATTGGTAATATTGAGTTAGATACTAATACTATTACAACAACTAATACCAACGGTGATTTAGTATTAAATGCTAATGGAACTGGTAATATTTCAGTTAGCAGTAAAAAAATTACTAATGTGGCAACACCTACTGCTAATAATGATGCGGCTAACAAAGCATATGTTGACGGACAACTTACTGCTACTGATGGTATGGATCTTAATTTAGGTACTCCGACTGACAGTAGTTTAACAACCAACGGTGCTTACCAAAGTTGGCTTACAACTACAAAAGTTACAGATGCTATTGATGATTTAAATGAAGTTACAGAAAATATTCGTAATGATACATTTATAAAAAGCACATCATTTGTTTCAGATATTACTGCTGGTGGTGCTGGAACAACTGTTACCTTAACAATTACTACTGTAGGTAATCCTACACATTATGATATTGATTGGGGTACTGGTGAAACAGCAACAACCAATACGACAGATTCTACACCTTCACACACTTATAGTTCAAATACTAATTCGCCTTTTACTGTAACAGTAACAGCAAAAAATAATAGTGGAGCAGGTACAGGTAGTACAGCAAGTTCTACAAGAACAAATTATATTGTAATTTACACAGCCAACCCAGTTGTAAGTTTTGCCGCATATGCCGCTTCTTCAGGTGGAAGTCCAATTACGAGTTGGGATGACGGCGCAACTGTTTATTTTGATAATAATACAACAAATATTGGTGGTGCAACAATACAATATACATGGAATTGGGGAGATGGTTCCAGTAATGATGTTATTTCAAGTGATAGTGCCGCAGGTGGTGCGGCCGGCGCAAGACTTGCTCACACATTTACAGCAAGTACAGAGCAAGAACAAACTCGCACAGTACAATTAACATTAGATAGTCATAGTACTGCCAATCCAGCAGTAATACCTACTAATAGTAGTACTGCGTATAAGATTTACGATACACATACACCAACAGTATCGTTGAGTGCTACAACAGGTATAAACCAAGAAGCAACAAGTGGATTACCAATAACATTTACTAATAATACAGAAGCAACTATTGGTAGTTATGCTACTTATGGTCAACAATATGTTTATACTTGGGGTGATGGCACAGCAAATACTACAGTAAATGTAGGTGCTGGTGGCTCAGGTGATACAGGGAATACTATATCACATACATTTGCATTGAGTAATGCTCAACAAGCAGCTGGTACTGATGTAGATTTTACTGGTAACTTGCGAGTAACAAGTAGTCACTCAAGTAGTCCGTTTATAAGTGCTAACTTTACTGTACACGTAGAGCCCGATGTGCGTTGTAACATTGCGGCAACTGCGGTAACAGTAAGTACTGGTAGTGGTGATAATCAATATGATTTGTATGACTATAATGATCTTGACAGTAACAATAGAGCACTAGTAAGAGCGACTAACACATCACAAAATGCTGATAGTTATGTATATACTTGGAATGATGGTGATAGTGATAATGTAACTGAAGATGGCTCAGCCGCAGGTAGTATTGGCGCACCACTAGACCATAACTATGCTGGCGAGTCAGCAGGTAACTATACTTTGAGTGTTCAAGCATCTGGCACACCAGACTTAACAGCACAAACCGATACAGACGCTGACCAAACATTTACAATAAATGCTACTCCTGCCGCGGCACCAAATTTAAGTACGAAGAGTTTAACATTGTCTGATTCAGCGCAAGGATCATCACCAAAATTATGTCATGGATTTACAGATAATACAGGAGCGTTTACATCACAATCACCAGGTGATTCATTAAACACGACAACAGCAAGACGCTACACAAGTGGTACAATTGATACAAATGTTGTTTCGAACTTTATAACGAATCATTATAATGGCACAAACCAAACTGTAACAGCAAAAATTAATAATGTTGATAGAGGGAACAGACCATTTACAACTTCAGAAGGCGGTGCAAATAATAACACCTTTACTAGTTTAGTTACCTCAAACCACAGAGATTATGATGAAGTTAATGGATCTTATCCACAAAGAACATATCTTGTAGCATCAGCAAAAATTACTCAAGCGTTGGGTAGTTATAGTGTTGGCTCTAATGCCCAAAGGCTAGAAAGTTCAGCAGGTGGAAATACTAATTTAGTTCATGTAGTTAGAGATGATATGACATCAGCCGCAACAATTTCTAATGTAGGCACATTAGCAGAAGGAACTGCTGGCACAAAACGATACATTTCAGGTATTCCATATTATAACACAGGTAGTCCGACACTTAATTTGACAGGTGTTCAAGTTACCAATTTAACTGGACAAGCATACAGAGATATTCCTGGAGTAGTTGAAGTTGACAGTGGTACTAATCAAGAAAGCACATCAAGTAACGCATTTAGTAATCAAAATTACACTTATGCACAAATAGATGGTGCCACAACAATGTTGAGTAGTGGCATTCCAAAAGCTAATACTGGTGTTGGTGGTGCTTATACATTAGGCACATTATCAATTCCAATTACAAGCAGTAGTGTAAGAACAGTTGATAGAGCAAAAGTACGATGTACTGGTGTTAATGGTACAACATCATATTCTAATATAGGTACCACTAATATACAAGTACATACAGCATCACAAAGTGGTATCGTTGAACAGGCTATTGCTGTAGCAGATTCGTTAGGTAATGGTACACATACAGATGATGGCAAACGAGTGTTTAACTTTAGTGCGGCCACTACAGATAATCCTGCAGTTGTTGGCGCAACAAATTATTATACTAGCAGTTTATATAGTGAGAGTGCTGACCCAGGTGTGAGTGGAACTAAAGAAGCAACTATTAGACTTGGCGTAATGAAATATGATGTAACAGACTATAGTTCAGGCTACTTACCAGTTGGCCCAGATCGTAGTAGTGATACAGGCGCACAATATTATACATTTGCGTTCCGTAGACAAGTTGTTAGTAACTTTGATATTAACATTACTTCAACAGGAATTGCTGGACTTTGGATTGCCGCACCAGGTACTGATATTGATGATGCTAGTGGATTAAATGGTTGGATTGATGCAAGCACTACCTATGGTGGTAGTGGTGTTCCAGGTAGTGATACAGGAAACGGTGGCAATGGTTCAGATGGTTGTGCATTTACTTCAGGTGATAGAATTGCCGCAAGCACATCATTAAGTGGTGGTTATACAATGACGTTGGGTAGTGAGAATATGTCTAATGCTACAGCCAATGTTGTGTTAGTAAGAATAAAATTAACTTCAGGTCAAAGTGTAACGGCTATTAGTATAGGAGAAGCGAGCTAATGCCTATTTCCGATAGCCAGAAAGTTGATTACCTTTGGAAAAAGATTGGTTATACTGCTACTAAAACAGACACTAATGCGGCTAAAAAAGCACCAAACGAAGCCATAGCAAGTCCACTTCCTTTACGTGGTGACAAAGTATGGAAGTCCGCTGGTAGTATTCCTGCAGTCATACCAGGTAGTAGTTCAGAACCAGTAACAGTGTATCCAACATCTGCACCAGATGAATGTACTGTTGATGGAACGGCAACTGCTAATAGAACTTGGAAAACTGGATTAACAGATTGGATTAGTCCTGAGTTTGGTTCAACTTATCAAGTTAAAGTTTATATACACACAGCAGGCAATGCTGGCTCAGCGGCATCAGGTGGTACGCAAGTATTTGCTACAGGTTCTGGTAATAACGACGAATGGTTTTTTGATTATCAATCAGGTGTTTTACATTTTATTGGTACAAACTTACCTAATGGTGTAAACTTTACAGGTAAAAGTTGTTATATAAGTGGTGCGCGATACACTGGTGAATTTGGTGTTGGTGGTGATTTAGGTAACTTTACTTTTAGCACTAACACAATGACAACCAGCGGTTCAAATGAGAACTTAATTGTTGATCCAAATGGTACAGGTACATTAGTAGTATCAGCAACTAACTCAATGCGTCCTCCAATAGGTACAACAGCACAACGCCCAGGTAGTCCAACTGCTGGTGATTTTCGTTATAATTCAACTGAGAACAAATTAGAATATTATAATGGATCTGCTTGGACTTTATTACAAGCATCGTCAAGTTCTATTATTACAAGTCAAACATTTACTGGTAATGGTTCTACTACAGCATTTACTTTAAGTACAACTCAAACAACAGCAAATGTTATAGTTAGTATTGAAGGCGCATTACAACAACCGACAACTTCTTATGCTGTTAGTGGTACAACATTGACATTTACACAAGCACCAGCAAATGGTGATGTGATTGAAGTAAGAAAAATTAATACATTATCTTCAAATTCAGCCTTACAACTTTCAGATACAGATGGTGATACTTTAGTGCAAACTGAAGAGTCAAGTGATGAAGATAAAATACGAATGGATACGGGTGGTGCTGAACGTGTTGTTATAGATAGCACAAAAATTGAAACAAAAGTTCCCGTCCAATTTCCTACCTATACAACCACACAACGCAATGCATTATCAGGTGTTGCAAATGGTATGGTTATATACAATTCTACTACTAGTAAGTTCCAAGGACGAGCGGGTGGTTCTTGGGTTGATTTCCATTAAAATCTGTATTCTAAATACATTCCTTTAACAAAAAACTGCTGTTAGTATTTTCTAATCTGTATAATAAATACGAAGGTACTGTGTATGCTCGAGCATATATTTTATGATCCTTGTTATCTACTATAAGAATAGAAACAAGGGAACCTTCGCAAAGAGGGTGTCATTCCACTATATGTATATACGGTATTTTTACAAGGTCTTAGCGGACCTTCTTAAGGAATGGAGAAAAATAAATGGCTTTAACTAGATTAGGAACAGACCAGATATCTGATGGTGCGATTACTAATGCCAAAATTAACGGTTCAGCTGCTATCGCAGGTAGTAAGCTCGCTGATGATTTAACATATGGATCAAACCTCACAGTTTCTGGTAACTTAACTGTAAATGGTACAACAACAACTGTTGACACCACAAACATGTCTATTGAAGATCCACTTTTAGTTTTTAGTTCAGGCGCAACTGGCTCAGCAGCTGTTGACGCTGGTTTTGTTGTAGAACGTGGAGACGATACCAACGTTGGTATTATTTGGGATGAATCCGCTGATAAGTTTAACTTTATCACAACAACAGAAACTGGTAGTACAGCAGGCAACGTTTCAGTCGCCGGTCAAGCAAACATTATTGCTGGTAATATTGAAGGAACAATTACTACAGCGGCACAAAACACAATTTCCTCTGCTACATCATTAGCGGCAGTGGGTACTGTTACAACAGGTGTTTGGTCAGCAACAGACGTTGCTGTAGCAGCTGGTGGTACAGGTAGTTCAACCGCTTCAGGCGCACGAACTAACTTGGGCCTAGCAATTGGTTCAGATGTACAAGCATATGACGCACAACTAGCAGATGTCGCAGGTCTTGCAGTAACAGATGGCGGTTTCATAGTTGGTGATGGTTCTAACTTCACATTAGAAACAGGTGCGACAGCAAGAGCATCGTTAGGTTTAACAATTGGTACACATGTACAGGCATATGACGCTGAATTGGCAGCCATTGCTGGTTTAACATCAGCGGCTGATAAAGGTATCCAATTTACTGGTTCAGGTACAGCCGCAGTATATGATCTAACAACAGCAGGTAAAGCATTACTTGATGATGCAAATGCCGCAGCTCAGTTAGTGACACTTGGCCTAACAGCAACCGCAGCTGAACTTAATACTTTAGATGATATCGCATCAACAACCGCAGAATTGAATATTATGGATGGTGATACATCTGCAACTAGCACAACATTAGTAGACGCTGATCGCGTGGTAGTTAACGATGGTGGTACAATGAAGCAAGTAGCATTGACAGACTTCGAAACTTATTTTGAAGCAGGTCTTGATACTTTGAATGCAGTAACTTCAGCATCATCTCTAGCAACTGTAGGTACAATTGGTTCAGGTACATGGCAAGGTACAGCAGTCGCAGACGCATATGTAGCAAATGATCTAACTATTAGTGGTGGTACAGTAAACAACTCAGTAATTGGTGGTTCAACACCAGCAGCTGGTACATTTACAACATTAACAGCCAACGATCAGTTGGTAGTAGCCGCCGGTGCAACAATCACTGGTGATACAACAAACGAGATTACATTAGCAGTTAAAGGTGTAGGCTCACAGACAGCTAACTTAATGACTGTCGAAATTTCCGATGGCACAGATAAATTTACTATCGCCGCCGACGGTTCAGTAGTAATTGCACAGGATCTAACACTAGCTTCTGGCGCAACAGTAACAGCAATCCTCGATGAGGATGCAATGGGTAGCAACAGTGCAACAGCACTAGCAACTCAACAATCAATCAAAGCATATGTCGATTCAGAAGTTGGTTCATCCGCACTAACAATTGGTGCAGATTCAGGTTCTGATGATACAGTAACAGTTGGTACAGATACACTTAACATATCTGGTGGTGCTAACATTACAACAACAGTAAGTAATAATGATATTAGTGTCGCATTAGACGCAACTATCACAAGTGGTATTACCGCTCTTACAGCTGGTCAGTTGAATGCTGATAATATCCGTATTGACGGAAACGTTATTAGTTCAACAGACTCAAATGGTAACATTACACTTACACCAAATGGTACAGGTGACGTTGTTATTTCCGGTGACTTAACAGTTAACGGTACAACAACAACTGTAAACTCCACAGTTGTAACATTGGATGACCCAATTATGCAACTTGGTGGTGACTCTGCTCCTGGTTCAGATGATGACAAGGATAGAGGTGTTGCATTCCGTTGGCATAACGGTTCAGCCGCTAAAAACGGTTGGTTTGGTTATGACGACAGTCAGAGTAAATTTACATTTGTCCCTGATGCAACAATTACTTCAGAAGTTATTTCTGGTACAGTTGGTAACGCAATCTTTGGTAACATTGAAGGCACAATTACTACAGCTGCACAAAACAGCATTACTTCTGCAACAGGCCTAGCCGCAGTTGGTACAGTAACAACAGGTGTATGGCAAGGTACAGACGTAGGCGTAGCACATGGTGGTACAGGTAGTTCAACTGCTTCTGGCGCACGTACAAACCTAGGCCTAGCAATTGGCTCAGATGTACAGGCATATGATGCAGAACTAGCTGCTATTGCTGGTTTAACATCTGCCGCTGATAAAGGTATTCAGTTTACTGGTTCCGGAACAGCCGCAGTATATGACCTAACAGCCGCTGGTAAAGCGTTGTTAGATGACGCTAACGCCGCCGCTCAACGTACAACATTAGGTCTAGTAATTGGTACAAATGTACAAGCCTATGACGCTGAATTGGCAGCCATTGCTGGTTTAACATCAGCAGCTGACAAAGGTATCCAGTTTACTGGTTCAGGTACAGCTTCAACATATGACTTAACATCCGCAGGTAAAGCATTGTTGGATGATGCCAACGCCTCAGCCCAACGCACAACCTTGGGTCTAGCAATTGGTTCAGATGTACAAGCATATGACGCACAACTAGCAGATGTCGCAGGTCTTGCAGTAACAGATGGCGGTATTATTGTTGGTGATGGATCTAATTTCGTATTAGAAACAGGTGCAACTGCTCGTGCTTCACTAGGTTTAACAATTGGTACACATGTACAGGCATATGACGCAGAACTAGCCGCAATTGCAGGTCTAACTTCCGCAGCTGATAAAGGTATCCAGTTTACTGGTTCCGGAACAGCCGCAGTATATGACCTAACAGCTGCTGGTAAAGCATTGTTGGATGACGCCAATGCAGCCGCACAATTAGTAACATTAGGTGTAACACCTACAGCCGCTGAACTTACAGCGGCCGCTGATGGTGATACAGCCGCAACAAGCACAACATTGGCAGATGCCGATCGCGTGGTAGTTAACGATAATGGTACTATGGTTCAGGTAGCACTAACTGATTTCGAGACATACTTCGAAACAGCACTTGATACATTGAATAATGTTACATCTGCAAGTTCATTAGCAACTGTTGGTACAATTACTTCAGGTACATGGCAAGGTACTACTGTAGCAGTAGACCAAGGTGGTACAGGTGCAACATCCTTAACTGCTAACAGCCTACTAACAGGTAATGGTACATCTGCTATCCAAGCAGAAGCAAACATCACATATGATGGCACAACATTTGGTGTAAATGACGCCGCAGTCTTCAACGAAGGCGGTGGTGATAATGACTTCCGTATTGAGTCAGACAACCAAGCAAATATGTTCGTAGTAGACGCAAGTGTAGACGCAATTGGTTTGTTAACAGCAACACCTAATGCAGGTACAGTACTTGACATGAGTGGCTCAACAGAGTCCTTAATGCTCCCAATGGGAACAACAGCTCAACGTCCAGGTTCAGCTGCAGAAGGCATGTTCCGTTATAACACAACAAATGACACATTTGAATTTTATAATGGTTCAGCTTGGAAACAGTCCACAACCGAGTTTACAGTTGTACGAAGTGAAACAAAAACTGGTGATGGTACAACAACAGCATTTACAGGCTTGAATTCAAGTCTAACAACTGCTGGTTGTATGGTAAGCATTAACGGTGTTGTTCAACTTCCAACAACAGCATATGCTATTAGTGGTACAACAATTACTTTCACAGAAGCACCTGCTAACGGTGATAAAATTGAAATTCGTGAGTTTACAACAACGACTTCAGTTAACGCATTAGAAGATGCTGACAATGATACAAAAATTCAAGTTGAAGAGTCAAGTGACGAGGATATTATCCGCTTCGACACTGGTGGTACAGAGCGTTTTACTGTAACTGCCGCAGGTCACGTTGTTCCGTCCGCGGATGCAACATACGACCTAGGTACCTCATCCCTCGGATGGCGTAACATTTATGGCGTTTCCAGTTCAGCAAAATATGCTGACTTGGCAGAACGTTATTCAAGTGATGCATCATACGAAGCAGGTACAGTTGTTACATTTGGCGGTGACGCTGAAGTAACAATGTCTACAGAGACAATGGATTCAAGAATTGCTGGTGTAGTAAGTACAAACCCTGGTTATTTGATGAATGCAGATCTTGAGGGCACACAAGTAGCAGTAGCACTAACAGGTCGTGTACCTGTTAAGGTAACAGGCACAATCCGTAAGGGTGACATGCTAGTTTCCGCAGGCGAAGGTTACGCAAAGGCAGAGGCAAATCCAAGAATGGGTTCCGTAATTGGTAAGGCTCTAGAAGACTTCAACGGTACGAATGGTATCATCGAAGTTGTTGTAGGTAGACTATAAGTTTAAAAGTTTACGACAATAAAGTTGTAATTATGGAGGGGCGAATATTCGCCCCTCCATTATCTGCAAAATAAATATTTACAGGAGAACAAAATGGTAAACAAATATGTTACTGATTATGATGGTGAATATGTAGTATCCGGTATTGTAGTTAAGAATGGCCGGAAACATCAAGATAGATTCTGGATTCCACACAGTGTTCCTAACTCTGACCATAAAAAAGTAGCATATGTAGTTGGCAATGGTAGATCTCGAATAGACCATTCTGGCGTTGCAATGAAGTTAAGTTATCTTACAACGGCAGGCGGCGGCCATTTTGGAGCATATAAAGGACAGTGTTATGGTTGTAATAGAATCTATCAGGATTGGAATCCGGATTTTCTTGTAGTAACACATCCTGAATTAGCAGATGAAATAGTTGAAAGTGGTTATGCTGAAGATAATATTGTATTTGGTAGAGCAAAAAGCGTATTAGAACATCCTGAATATGTATCGCTCATTCCGCATGATCCACGAATGAACGCCGGTGCAACAGCAACATATCTTGCTTGCTTTCACGGCCATAAGAAAATTTATTTGTATGGATTTGATAATCAACCTGAAGATCCAAACACAAATAACAATGTATATGCTGGTACAGATTTATATGGTCCAGCAGATGTGAATCCAGGCGATGTAGTTTGGATTAATAATATGAAAAGAATATTTGACACATATAATGATGTTGATTTTATAAGAGTAACTGCTGATGGTATGGAAGATGAAATGCCTGAAGAATGGAAATGGTGTAAGAATTTCCGCCAATTAAAAGTATGGGATTTTGTAATAGAAGCAGATATTTAAATTGTTTCTACTATAGTTTTAATCTTATCTTTAATTGAATCTAGTTTAAGGGTTGAAAAAACACCAGGATGCAATGGGCCTGGCCACCCTGCCATAGTAACCCAAGCAAACCCACAATGTTCTCCATTCAAAACGGGTATAAATTCCTTATCAATTATTAAAATAAATGTGTGATAAAAGAAGTGACCATCTTCTGATGTAAATAATTCAATAGGAATTGTTTTCTCTATATCGGGTAAGTGTCCTACTTCCTCGAAAATTTCCCTTTTTAAACCATTAATAGTTGTTTCATCTTTTTCTATTTTGCCGCCTGCAAAACCCCATCTATTTTTATATTTTTTATCATTCCTTAATAGAAATAGAAAACGTTTTGTATCGCGGCAGTAGAAAATACCACCCGCTCCAGTGACCTGCTTCATAGTAATAATTATATAAAATTTATTATGGAAGTAGGGAAATAGACCACAAGCCAGTTAGGTATTCACCTTCATAGGATTTAATCCATTCGGCTGTATCTTCGTTTCCAGTCCATTTATATTGAATACCAGTTTTTGTATTAGTTACATAATGGATGCCCTTCCCCACGTCTGATGAACTAGCATCAAATGACACTGACCAATTTGTACCATCATACTCTATAATATCAAATTTACTTGCTTGTAAGTCATCAGCACTTGCGTCTGGCCACATTGCAGGACCGCCTGATGTGTTAAGAGTTGAACCAATATCTTCTAATATCAAATAACGTTGGCCACTTGCCGCGGCTGGTAACCCATCACCAGGTCCATTTTTTAATGGATTAATAACAGCATTGATAGCGGTTTGTGTATTTGCTGGGATAGTATCTGTATCTACTGTAAAGTCTAATATTGTTTCGTCAGTGGAATTATATGCTACTGTGCCAATAACTTCTGTAAAATCCGATCCTGTGTCTTTATTTTGGAATTTTGTTAATAGTTTTACTTGACTAATGCCTGCTTTTAATTCACCATATTGTGCTATAATTTTTGGCCATGGTAGATTAGCTCCATATTTTACTGGAACGTGATCAAAAGTAACGTCTTCTTTAGTGTCCCCACTAATTGGTTCGCTAACTGATAGTGCCTTTAATTGTCCATTTAATAATAGCACACCGTAGTTTAATGGAGTATAATATTGCCTACTACCCATTAGTTTTGTATCGTCTAGTACACTACTTGCTAAATCACCACTGCCATCAAATATACCCATGACAACTTTAGAAATAACACCGAGACGTTTAATAATTGCTGGAGGATTAATCCAAATTGGTATTTCAAAAGTCATTGTTGCTATGTCTATCATATCGTCAGCACCAACTGGAACAGTTCTGTTGCTAAATGATATTTCAGTTAGTTCTACATATGATAAACTGGTCCAATCAACATAATTGTCTGTAGTTTGGATTTCTAAACTTGGATTAAACATATAAAACATTTGTTCAGTAATTTGCATTTTTTGTTCAGTATTACTTGTCCAAATATCTGCATTAACTGTTAGTCTATATGGACTTGGCATACTACGTTCAATAGTATAACTATCACCAGGACCTGCTGTATATGAGGCCGTGTCCTTATCATAGAATCGTTCTTTAATATGAACTTTGTCTATATGAGAGGGAGATTGTATTCTATCTCGATCAAAAGCTACATTTGTTATATAACAAGAAATTTGGGGTACCGTATTAAGAGCATTTTCACTATTTTTGCGAATAATACTTGCTACTTGACGAGAAATATCTCCATATTTTACAGGAACTTGAATTAATGCAGAGTTACCAGCAGAATCTTTGCCAGTTTCTACATAAAAATGACTTAACAGTCTAATAAATTGAGCAAGGTAACGGCGCATTTGGCCGTCATAATAAAAATCCATTATTTGTCCTCTCTAGCACTTAATACATTTGATAAACTTTGTCTAGAATCAATTTTAGTACCGTCTGCCAGTGTAATACTTGTTTTAGTATTAAAGTTTTTAGTTCTATATGTTGATCTTGTACTTGTATTTGTAATATCCATTCGTACATTATCTTCAACATGTACCCATTTTTTACCATTATAAACGTATAATCTGTTAGGACTATAGTCTGTTCTTAATACATATTCGCCTTTAGTTGGATTAATAGTAAAACTGGTTAATGCTTTTACTGGTGCTCCGTTTGGTGGAATACCATCACCTGCCAAGTAATGTTCTAATTTTTTCTCGGGTCGGCCGTAATATGTATCACCAGTTACTGCGGCTGGTGAAGATTCATCTGCATCAACTGTGATTCCAGTGTCGTCAGTAGATACTAATATTATTGAACCATCTTCAGCACCTGGTGCTATCCAAAAGCGTGTTGTATCATAACCACTACGACCATCTACTATATCTTGTGTAAATGGAGCCATGGCTTCTGCTTGTTTTATAACAGCGTCATTTACTTCTAAGTTTTTAGAATAGTCACTTAAAATTTGTTTTAATGTATCATCACCATCACCAGATTCAATGTCACCAAGTATATCTCTATATTCTTGTGCATCTACTAGTGGGGTACATTTTACACGCCATAAATGTGGATACCAAGTTTGGCTAAATCCCTCTGCCGCCCTGCTACCGTCTTGTATTACGTAATAACGTTTTAAACTTTCGTATACTTTATCAACATTTTCATCTTCTAATGCATAATCATCTTTTAAATGTGGCAATTCAATAACATCACCACTTATTAGTTTTCTACCAAGAACACTAACCATATCAGTCATATGAAATGTAATAAAAATAGTGTCATTTTGTAAAAACAATCCAAATTGACTTAAATCAAAGTCTATATCGTTTACGTTATAGACTCCTTTCATGAAAGTTACATCTTTTTCATATTTTCGATCACGATTTTCTAAAAACAATAAATCCTGTATGTTAGTTACAGAATTATTAGTGTGCATCGGTTGGTCGGCTTTTTTTAAGTCGCCTTGATTGACAGGACCCATGTATTTGTGTATATTAACACCAGTGCCGCCAATGATAAATTGCTCACGAATACGGTTATCCATGAACTTAAAGTCATTTCCTTTAGTTGGTTTCCACAGTGAAAGTCTTGGCATTTTGTAACTCTTATGTTATAATACTATTTAGCACTATATATACGAGGCAATACTATGGCTAGAAAGAAACAAAAACGAGTATCTAAGAAGAAAGACGGGTTATTTTCTGAACCTAAATTTGATGATATTGTTATAGAAGGCGAATTAATGGATATAAGTGATAAACAACGTCAAGATATTAACCTTAGAATTAATCAGGGTTTAAATTTTTACAATTATCATTTTACTTCAAAGCATTCTAAACAACCATTAATACAGTGGATGGAAGCACAAAAAGTAGTAGATAAAGAATCTATTAGAAAAGTTCGATCGGCAAAAGATTGGCAAATAGGAATAACTGTGGGCTCTGTAGCAAGAATGTTATTAAATGGTTGCCCACCAATGGAAAATCTTTTATTGGCTCTTAGGCAAAAAATAAAAGAGTTACCAGATGTAGTAGAAGAAGAAAAAGAAGAAGTTAAAAATCTTGCCCCTGTAATATCTATACAGGAACGCATGAAAATAAATCTTAATGAATTTCTTGGTGAGCATGTAGAAGGTGAGATTGATGACTTTTTTGATAATGGATTAAAAAGTGATTTTAAAATGTCAAATGCATTACAATTAAAGGAGATTACTGGTAAAGCGGCGGCATTAATACCTGCTATATACGCACAAGAAGTTGCAGACTTTAATACTTTGCTCAATCCTGTAGAGAAAGATGACGAATATGAGCAGTTGGTAGAAGCATACCCATATAAAAAAGCGGAGATAAAACGTATATTAGAGTTTTATAATATGCTTATAGAGGATGCCTTACACCATTCTAATATACAAAAAGCAAATCGTAAAGTGCGAGCGAGAAAAGCACCATCAAAAGAAAAACAAGTAGCCAAATTAAAATACAAAGTAAATGATGACAAGTATAAATTAGTATCAATTGATCCTCAAAATATTATAGGTGCTCAAGAGTTGTGGGTGTTTAATACCAAAACTCGTAAAATTGGCAAGTATGTTGCTACAAATGGATTTAGTGTTGGTCAATTAGGTATTAAAGGAACTACTATTACTGGATTTGATGATGTCAAGAGTATACAAAAAACATTACGCAAGCCTGAAGAATCACTTAAAGAGTTTAATAGTGCTGGTAAAGTAGTATTGCGTAAATTTTTAGATAATTTAACTACTACAGGTATTAAATTGAATGGGAGAGTTAATAGCGATGTTATATTGCTGAAGGTATTTTAATAAATACATATATGGCAAGTAAAGAATTAACTAAACTAAAAACTGCGTTGTTTGATAATGTTAGATTACGACTTGGTGCTCAGATTATTGACGTTGAATTAGATAATGAGCATTTAGAAGTAGGCTTAGAAAATGCTATTAATAAGTATCGTCAATTAAGTTCAAACTCTGTAGAAGAATCTTACGGCTTCTTAAAACTTGAGAAAAATAGACAAGATTACTTTTTAGATGCTAATGTTTTAGAAGTAAGACAAATTTTCCGTAGAACAATTGGTAGCACAACAGGTGGTGGTGCCTCCAATTTTGAACCATTTGAAGCAGGATATATGAATATGTATATGCTTAAAGCAGGTATGGTTGGTGGTTTAGCAACATATGAAATGTTTAGTGGTTATCAAGAAACAGCCGCAAGAATGTTTGGTGGTTTTATTAATTATAGATTTGATCCAGTTACTAAAAAATTAACCATTGTGCGTAAAATTGATAGTGATGAAGGTGAAGATGTTTTGATGTGGATGTATAATCAAAAACCAGATGAAAATCTTTTACAACATCATATGACTAAGAAATGGATGGAAGATTATACACTTGCTATGAATAAAGAAATACTTGGCGAATCTCGTGGTAAATTTGCTACAATTGCTGGTCCACAAGGTGGTACTACTATGAATGGTGCTGAATTAAAAGCAGAAGGACAGCAAATGATGGCAGATTTAATATTACAACTTAATAATTACGAAGATGGTGGTGTGCCAATGTCGTTTATTATCGGTTAATAAATTTCTCTAATTAAATATTACTATGACTCAATCTCCATTGAAGTTCTATGTTATTGCGTATGCCAGTGGACATAAGGGCAATAAATTAGCACATAATTTAATTACAAAATTTCCAGAGCAATTTGAAGTAAAATACTATAATGAAAAAGTACATAAATTAGATGGTTGGGGACATGAGTTTTTAGAACATTATCTTGCAGACATATATTGGTATCATGAGTTTTTACCTGTTGAAAAAAACACGTATTTTAGTACAGTATTATATCACAAATATGTTGATGAAATTATTGCTGACTTGCATCGTAGGTTACAAGATGATGACAGATATCCACGTAATGATAAATGGAAAATAGTTTTAACTCATGGTAGTTCTATTATTCAATTACATGCTATACGTAATCAAATATTAGATGCTCTTGGAGGAGTACTGCTTCTTAATAGGAATCAATTAGGACATTGTGTCCATATTACTCAAGTAATGTGTGATGATCTACAGCAAAACGCTCAGTATTTTCGTCGGCACCATGAAAGTACTAATGGATATGGTGATTATTTTGATGATTTACGTAGTTATGCTATAGGACCTGGTGGGTATATGTATTTTGGTGGGCAAGTAGATGTATCTTTTGAAACGGATACAATTATTAAAACAGAAGATATAGATGATGAATCTTTTTATACTTTAGATAATTTATTTAAATCACGCCCAGTTTTACCTGAGTATATTGTAAATCGTTGGACTAAAAATATTACTATAGAAGAAGATACTTGGATTTATACTAATATAGCATATAAATTACAGGCATTAGGGTATCAAGTGCCTCCAGATAAAATTTATAAAAATAAGGCAGATTTGCTTGCAATTTGTGGTTAGTTATGCTACAATAATGAAATGATTATAGGACTTGTTGGTCTAAAAGGCTGTGGTAAAGACACAGCGGCTGATTTTTTTATCACACATTATGATAATTGGATTAAGGGTAGTTTTGCTGACTCTCTTAAAGATACCTGTGCTTGTGTATTTGGTTGGGATAGAGAAATGCTTGAAGGTAGCACACATGAAAGCAGAGAATGGCGCGAAACAGTAGATAAGTGGTGGGCAGAAAAATTAGATCGTTCAGGCTTTACACCACGTATAGCCTTACAACTCATTGGCACGGATTTGTGGCGTAATCAATTTAATGATGGTATTTGGTTATTAAGTTTTGAGAAAAAACTATTAGACATTAAAGAAAATGTTATGATTACTGATTGCCGTTTTCCAAATGAGATTGATTTAATTCAACGATTAAACGGAAAAATTGTTAGAGTTAAACGTGGTGAAGATCCACCATGGTGGGATCTTGCTATTGAAGATAATGCTCGACGAAATGAACCATATTATAATCCAATGGTTCCACAAGCATATCCTGAAGTTCATGCTAGTGAATCTTCATGGGCAGGTTGCACTGAAGATTATGTTATAGTTAATGATGGAACATTGGAAGATTTAGAAGAGGCAGTTAAGAATCTGAATGTATAGCGTCATAAACTACCGGAAAAAGTTCTGGATAATTAGTGCCGCGACGTCGGTCTAGTTCGGAAAGATAACGGTGTAGTTGTTTTTGTAATTCCTTATCGGGAGTAGATGCTTTAATACTTTTAGCAATGCCTTCCCAGTATTCTTTAGTGTTTATTATTGTTTGTTCACCAAATGTTTCTATTCTATTAATAGCTTCAGTATAACCCCAATCAAGAATTTGTGGTCCAAATATAGAAGGGTGTATACAAGGTCGTCCACCTGCTTGCATCAATGAAATGTTTACTACTCTATATATTTTCTCTCTTTTTCTTTTTTCGGTTCTATTTTGTTTAAAAAATTGCTCTTGCCATGTATTAACTTTATCGATGAGATCTGCCATTGTAAAAGTTGTTAATGGCATCCAACACATGTTAATGCTTGGATTCATATTAGTATTATCTATATAATAATTAAAATTAGTCTCCCACCATTCAAGATTTAACCCAGATCTAACATATTCTGCTTCCTTACCCCAACAATCTAAACTAGCGATAAGTTTAAATTGTCTTAAATTACCGTTATCACATAAGGCCTGCATTTTGTCCATCATGCGAGATACTTTTTTTGGTTCTAATGAAAGATTGCTATTAATATTTAATATTAATTCAGGACATTTTTTAGTAGATAAGAAATCTAATAACTCGATGGTTTCGGGTTGAGTAAAGGGCTCGCCGCCTAATATATATAAGTTTCTTAAATGTTGTATATTTTCATCAAGCCAAACATATAGTTTTTCTTTTACATTTAACACGTTACTAGTATAGTTGGATTTCCAGTTTCTTGGATCCAAATCTGTTGCAAATCCATACAGATATTCATCTATATGTCCAAATTTCTTATTTTCAGCTTCCCATGTAGTGCTAAAATATTGCCCACAATATGTACAAGACATTTGGCAATTAGTACTAAAAAATAATTCTAATTCAGTAGGGGTAATATTGTCGACTTGAGTAGGATTATCTTTTAATTCCTTTGCAGATTCTGGACCATGTGGCCACTTTGAATGCAACATTCTATCGCTCATTCCGCCAGCATCTTCTATAACTTTACAATGTTCACAGCCGTTGCCTGGCCATTCATCCCTGAGCATTTTTTGTCTTGCGAGAACTTTTTCTTCAGTGTTATGAAAATCAAAGTTATCTGGTATTCTATCTTGGTCAACTCTGTGGCAACTTGCAGTAGTGTTAGTGGTTAGAAATATAGTGCTATGTGACCATTTAAGACGACATTGTAAATTCGACTGTAATGGATGCATAAAATAATTTGGTCCGTTTGTCATAATAATATTTACCTTTTAAAAATCTGGTATTAAATCTCCTTGCTTCCATCCTTTTCCTGAGATATATAACATTCTATGGCAATTAGCACACACTGTTCTTAAATTTTTCCAATTGTTGTTTTTTCTATTTCCATCTTGATGATATACATCTAGTTGTATATGATGTTGTGGTTTAAAACCACATCTTTCGCATTGAGTTTTTTTAGTATATCCGCTTGCTTTCCATTCTGTGTGTGATGTTGTTTCTAATTTTTTATCTTGTCGTATGCATTTATCACACTGTGTTCTGTAATGTGGTATTCCTTTTTTATAATAATTTACAGCAACTGGACGCATACCACAACGACAGAGTGGTCTTTTAGCATGTTTCATAATATTATTTATTTCATGGAACCCTTTTTTATACCCTTTATGAGTTTGTATCGACGCTTATTTTACTAAGATCAAATAAATACGAGTATTAAGATACATCAAAAAGGATGTATGAATTTTAATATTAAAATTTAAGACATACGAGGAAAAAATTATGGCTTTAGTATCTCCAGGCGTTGAAGTTACAGTAACGAATGAGTCAGCGTATGTTTCTTCAGATCCCGGCACAGTTCCTTTAATATTTGTTGCGACGGCAAACGATAAAACACAAGGTTCTGGTACTGGCACAGCTGCAGGAACAACTACCGCAAATGTAGACAAAACGTATCTCATCACTTCACAAAGAGAATTAGTCAATACATTTGGTACTCCTACTTTTTATAAAAGTACTTCGGGTACCATGTTACATGGCTACGAATTAAATGAGTATGGTTTGCAAGCTGCATATTCATACTTAGGTTTAGCCAACAGAGCATATATTGTAAGAGCAAATGTAGATTTATCTGAGATGGCCGCATCAGCAACTGCACCATCAGGTACACCTACAGCAGGAACATATTGGTTGGATCTTACAAATACAGAATGGGGCATTCATGAATGGAATGCATCCACTGGTACCACTGGTGCATTTACAAATAAAATACCAAAATTGGTAACAAAGGCTTCTGAACATAGCAGTCACGTACCAGTTGCATCATTTGGCTCAGTTGGTGATTATGCTGTAGTTACAACAACAACAAGTAACGCAGTATATTACAAAAATAGAAGTAATACATGGAAGTTGACCGGTGATGGCACAGCAACAACAGCCGCACATGCAGGTGCAACTAAAGATGCTACGTGGGCATCTAGTCGACCTACAGTCGCAGGTACGGCGGCAAGTCCACCAGCAATGGCATCAGGTGATGCTATTACTGTTAATGGGCAAGCAGTTAACTTGTCAGCAGTTGCTAACGTTGCTAGTGTAGTTTCAGCAATTAACACAGTAATGGACGGTAGTTCAGCAGGTAAGAAAGGTGTTCAATGTGCTGTAGTTGACAATAAGATTGAATTTTATGCTATTGGTTCAGCCGCAAGTAATGGAACTACAGTAGATGGTAAACTTGCTTTGGCTAATACAGCAGGCACACCATTAGCAACATTGGGTGTAACTGCCGGTACTCATGCAAGTCCAACAACGCAATCAAGTTCATATACAGCAATACCAAGTTGGGAATCAACTGGTTCTGATCCACGACCAACAGGTAGTGTATGGATGAAGTTAGACAAAGCAGGTACAAATGCTACTGATTTAAAATTTAAATCATATTCATCAACTTCTTCATCATGGGTTGATTCAACAATTTATACATATGATACAATAGCATTGGCAACAGCAGACTTGGGTAAAACAGATCCAAGAACCATTGCAGTAGGTCAATTGATTGCAGATCATGATGTTGATGAAGTAGAAGCATTAACATTAAAAACATATCGAAGAGTTTCATCAGGTGCAACTGTTATCACTGGTTCAGATACAACACCAAGTTTTACAAGTTCTGAAACATTTACAATAAATGGTACTACAGTAACATTGGGTGGCACAGGTGCAACAGATTTTGTTGCCGCAGTTAGTGCCGCGAGTATCGCTGACGTTTCAGCCGCAGTATTAGCAACCGGCGCAGTAAGTATTACACACGCCAAGGGTGGTGATTTAATACTGCGTGATACATCAGGCAAGCCATTGGAAGATGACGCTGGTATTAGTGATGCTTTAACTAATGTTTATAAACTTCCTAATAATGATTTTATTGGTACAAACTGGCAAGAGCTTACATATGAAGCAAAAGCAACAGAACCAACAACTGATCCAGCAAACGGTAGGTTATGGTATGATAGTACATTAGTTGCAGATATTATGGTTAATGATGGTACAACATGGAAAGGTTATAGAACAGTATCCGCTGACTTTAGAGGATATAATTTAGTAAATACAGATCCAAAAGGTCCTATTTTTGCCGCAACAGCACCAACACTACAATCAGATAAAACTGCTCTTGTAAATGGTGATTTGTGGATTGATACTTCAGATTTGGAAAATTATCCAAAGATTTCTAGGTATCAAACTGATGCCTGGGTTGCAATTGATAATTCAGATCAAGTATCAGGTAATGGTATTGTGTTTGGAGATGCAAGATGGCAAACAGAAGCAGGCGCAACGGTATCAGGTACTGGTGCTGGTACAGCAAGCGATATTGATGATATGTTGCTTGATAGTTTCTTAGATCCAGATGCACCAAATCCAGCATTATCTCCACGTGGTTCTTTGTTGTTTAATACACGACGAAGTGGTTATGGGGTTAAGGAATATAGTAAAGATGCAGTAACAGCTGCCAAATATCCTTCAGGTAACGCACGTTTTTCAAATGATGCAGTAACTGATTACTATCCAGATAGATGGGTTAATAAAGCAGGTAATAAAACTGATGGTTCACCTTATATGGGTAGAAAATCACAGCGTCAAGTAGTAGTAGCTGCATTGAAATCGGTAATTAATTCAAATACAGATGTTCGTGAAGAACAACGTCAATTTAACTTAATAGCAACTCCTGGATATCCAGAAGCAATTAGTAATATGGCAACATTAAATACTGATAGAAAAGAAACAGCACATATTATTGCTGATGCTCCTTTACGTTTAGCAGCTAACGCCGCTGATTTGGAATCATGGAGTAAGAACGCTAATGCCGCAACAGATAATGGTGAAGATGGTCTAGTAACCAATAATGCGTATATGAGTGTTTATTATCCTTCAGGATTTTCAAGTGACCTAGCAGGTAACTCAGTTGTAGTACCATCTAGTCATATGATGTTGCGTACATTTGCTTATAATGATAGTGTTGGCTTCCAATGGTTTGCCGCCGCAGGCACAAACCGTGGTAAAGTTTCTAATGCTTCTGCTATTGGTTATATCGATGCAAAAACAGCAGAGTTCCAAAGTATTGCAGTTCGTGAAGGATTGCGTGATGCTTTATATACTAATAGAGTTAATCCAATTACCTTTATTAATGGTAGTGGTTTAATGAACTTTGGTAATAAATCACGTGCTTCAACATCCTCTGCAATTGATAGAGTTAACGTTTCAAGGCTAGTTTCATACATGAGACGCCAATTGGACCTCATGTCTAAGCCATTCATCTTTGAACCTAATGATGAACTTACACGTAATGAAATTAAAGGTGTAATTGAATCATTTTGTAACGAATTGATGGCAAAACGAGCCCTTAATGATTATTTGGTTGTATGTGATGAATCTAACAACACAGCCGCAAGAATTGATCGTAACGAACTATACGTAGACGTAGCGATTGAGCCTGTGAAAGCGTTAGAATTTATTTATATTCCAGTAAGACTTAAAAATACAGGTGAAATAGCAGCTTTAGGTTCAGCAACAGTCACTGAAGAATAATATGCTATTATTATTTTTGGGGTGGTGTAAAACCACCCCATGAATAAGATAAATATTGATAACAATAGGAGAAGAAAATGTCCGTAGCGTCATTAACAAAATTTACAGTACCAATTAGTGGTGCTGGTTCAATGGGCACATTGATGCCGAAGTTAAAATATCGATATCGTGCAATACTTGAAAATTTTGGTGTTACTACTCCAAGATCAGAAATTACAAAAAATGTAATGGATATTACACGACCATCCGTTGCACATGATATGATAACACTTGATGTGTATAACTCAAGGGTATATCTAGCAGGGAAACATACATGGGATCCAACTACAATTCAGTTACGTGATGACGTAAATGGTGAAATTGCTCGTAGAGTAGGCGAACAAATGCAGAAGCAGTTCGACTTTTTTGAACAAACATCTGCTGTATCAGGATCTGATTATAAATTTGTAACAAAATTTGAAGTATTAGATGGCGGCAACGGTGCCGCAGCTGCAACAGTATTAGAAACTTGGGAATTATATGGTTGTTATATTGAATCAGTTAACTACCAAGATATGAACTATGCATCAAGTGAGCCAGCAACAATTTCATTAAGTGTGAGATTTGATAATGCTTTGAATACACCAACTGAAACTGGTATTGGAGCCGCAGTAGGTAGATCAGTAAGTAGCGCCGCAACAGGATAATTAGTCCTGTGGCATCATTTATAACGAATTTCTTGCATGGAATCGGTAGTGGAGAACATATCAAAGACTACCGCCATGCAAGTAATCTTTTCACTCATGATAATTTTAGGTTATCACCTAAAACCGCATTTTTATATCATTGTCTAATTAAATTAAATAGGCAAGCAGTTGGATATTCTGGTATGTCTGCAATGTTACAACATGAACCTGAGTTAAGTTTCATGGTTAAAGCAGTAGATTTGCCTAGAATGTCGGTTGATATTGAAGAATTAAATCAATATAATCGAAAAACTTATAATATGACAAAAGTTAATTATAGTCCTATAACTATAACTTTTCATGATGATAGTGCAAATACAATTCGTGATTTCTTAGCAAATTATTATAATTACTATTTTAGTGACGGATCAGTTAGTCATGACGCGCAACATGATTTGCGTGATGGGACTGGACTTCGCCAGTCATATAGTCAAAATGGTTTTCTTGGTACTGGCGGAGCTTGGGGTTTAGATTCAACCTTCACACATGAGGCGAGAGGACAAAATTTACTTGATTATATTCAAATATATTCTTTAAGTAAAGGCAGAGCAAGTGGTTATAAATTGATAAATCCAATACTTTCAGGTATAAATCATGGCACTCATGATGCTTCTGCTGGTGGCACTCCGATGGAACATAGTGTTACTGTAAATTATGAAGCAATTATGTATGATGAAAAACAAGTATCTGAAATGAGTATTTTAGGTGGTTCTTTTTATGATAGAGAGAAAAGCGTATTGTCTGGAGCGGGTGGCGGAACTAATAGTGTATTAGGTCCAGGTGGCATGTTTGATAAAGGTATGGATATTTTTGGTAATTTACAACAAGGTGGCATTGGTGGTATAGCAAAAGCTGCTATAAATGCATATTCTTTAAAAGAGCAAATGCGCCGTTTTGATGCAAGAGATTCTTTAAAACATGAAGTTCGTGATATGTCACGAGGCGTGGAAGACTATGTAGCACGTGAAGTTGGAAAGAAATTTGCAACAGCAACTCGTGAGTAAATATTACGATGGCCATTAATAAAACTAATTTACCTATATTTGATGAGACTTTTGCTGAGTTTACGCAAGATGAAAAACAAAAGCAATTTTTTAGTAATTATTATACACAAGTAGATTCAGTAGATCCAGCACATTTTGATATTGTGCGTGGTTTTCTTGTAGGTAAAAATTTTGATGCATCAACTGTTGATAATTTAGTTATATCATTGTTAGAAGTAGCAAAAGAGCAAGATTTAAGTATACCTGATTTAATAGAGCAATTAGATGGTTTGGAAGATACATTGCAACTTAATACCTTATTAAGTTTATTATTAAATACTACAAGAAATCGAACCAGTATATTGGGTTTTGAACAAACTACGGCAGTTTCTGATAATATTTCTCGAACTATACTGGCTTAAGTCATGGCTAAATTTGCCCAAGGTCGTTTCCTTCCTAAAAACAATAAAAAATATGTAGGAACAAAAAATCCAAAATATCGTAGTGGATGGGAATTTGCGTTTATGCAATTTTGTGATAATCATCCTAGCATAACAGAATGGGCAAGTGAAGCAATTAAAATACCTTATAGAAATCCATTAACAGGTAAACAGACACAATATGTTCCAGATTTTTTTATTGTGTATAATGATAAGTCTGGTAAACGTATGGCAGAATTAATAGAGATAAAACCTAAAAATCAAACATTAATAGAGAGAGCCGGTAAAAGTAAGTACAATCAAGCACACGTAGCAATGAACCATGCAAAGTGGGAAGCTGCAAATAAATGGTGTCAACGTCAAGGTATACGTTTTAGAATAGTAACCGAGGACGATATTTTTCATCAAGGTAAGAAACGCTAATAAGTATTAGTGTGTTCGTCTTACCTGAATTAAATTTTATATTTTTATGTTATCCACACGGTGCAGGTGGAGAATTCTTGTCCTATATTATAAGCAAATCAGACGAGTGTAATACTTTAGATAGGCGTAAAATAGGTGATAGGTATAAAGTTGATGACGTATTTAATCAAAACTTATTGCGTATGGATTTTAAGCCAGAAAGATTATATGATCATAAAGATATAAACACATTAGATAAAGACAAATATGTTGTAGTTCCTACGCATTATAGAGAAGATGACATATGGAAGTATTTTAAAAGATATAAATTTATTAATATAACATATCCTGCTTCTAAAGAAGGCCATAAGCAAATATTACGCAATATTAAAAGTAAAGTTTGGTATCAGCCACAGCCAACACAGTTAGAATTTTTTGGTATGTTGTTACAGTTAACTACGAATAATGACAAATCGTGGTATATCAATACACATTATAATATGAATACTATAGATATCATACTTGCCTCACGTAAACAAGAATTAACAGATAAAAATAGAAAAAAATTAGAAAAAGAATGGGATAAAGCAGAGTATAATTATCATTCTGTTGTTGATAGAAATTTAAATATAAATTATGATGATTTAGATGCTCGTCAACAATACGTGCCATCACAAAGTAGAGTATTGAGGCAAATAAGTCAACATTGTGACATAACTATGCAAGATGAGTTACATCAAGAGTTTCGAGTTAAAATAGAAAATGACAAACAAATATGATTTAAAATACTTAGATGTAATGGTGCAATATGCTTGTAGTTTGTCTTGTAGGGGTTGTATAGTAATGTCTAATTATAATCGTAAAGGTCATGTTCCTTGGAGTGATGGTGAGCAATGGTTTAAAGAGTGGAGTCAACGTTTTACTATACAGGAAGTTAATTTGATGGGTGGTGAACCTCTGCTTAATAAAGATTTAAAACAATGGATGTTTGGTATAAGAGAATATTTTCCAACTGCTAGGGTAAAACTTATTACTAATGGATTTCATTACTTTGTGCGTCCAGATTTATATAATTGGTGTAGAGAATTGGAAAATGTTTTAATACAAACTAGTTTACATTTTTATCCACCTTCAGAGGAATATATTAACAATGTTAAATTTTTCTTAAAACATTCTGATTGGAAAGTAACAGCAACTCCGTTTGATCCACCAGATAAACTTATTAAATTAAAAGATAGGAATGCTGATATAAAATGGCATATGAATTTGTTTGGTGAGTTTAGGCGTCCATTTATGGGAGAAGGACCTAAATTAGTACCTGCTAATAATGAAGATTTTATTGGCGCCCATAAAGTATGCGGTGCTCCAAATTCTCCTACACTATATAAAAATAAATTATACAAATGTCCTCCCGTTGCTAATTTAGATGATACTTTAGCATTGTTTAATATACGAGATTCAGAAGTATGGCAACCATACCTTAATACAGGATTAAGTTATGATGATAATCTAGATGAGTTTGTTAATAATATTAAAAAGCCAAATCCTGTTGTATGTAAGGCGTGTAGTGGTAATCCAGATGAAATAGAATATGATCATTATGGACAAGGAAATGTTATAACACGGAAGCAATATAATGCAATATTTGCTAACTAGTGGTTGCGGAATAAGTCAACGAGAATTTAAACATTATCCAATTTGGGTACATTTTCCTACACTTACACATAAATTAAAACATTTGTCTATGGGAGGACCTGCTGTAGGGAACGAGTTTATAGGACGAGTATGTAAAAAACATATATTAGAGAATTTAGACAAAGAATTAGTAGTAATAATACAATGGACTAGTATTGGTAAATTAGATATGTTTGTTGAGGATCCTGAAGTTCTAAAGCAAATAAAAACATTTAATTTAAGAAATTTTATTGTAGATATGAAAGCAAATGTTGTAGAGAATAGAGGGTTTTGGGCAAGTAGTCATAGTGATGACAATATAATCAAAGAGTTATATATACAATCTAAAGTATATGATCATATAAGAGATTTAGAACAAATATTGGATGTGCAAAATTTATGTGAATTACATAATATTCCTTATTATTTCTTTTATGGATATCCATTTGATTTTGAATTTATAAACAATACGGAAGAATTAGAACATTTGCGGAGTAATATTAAATGGGATAAGTTTTTAATACATACACCAATATATGATTTATATAAAGAAAGTGATCATTATCAGTATCGCATATTTGAAGATCCGAGGTTCATGTCTCCAATGCCTTCATTTCATATAGATTTTTATATTGAACATATTGTACCAATATTAGATACATATTTTACAACAATAAATTTTGATACAGGTAAGTTGAAAGAATATTGTGTAGAGATAACAAACGAATTATATTACAAGTATAAAAATGTACATTAATGCAGACAAAGTAAATTTATTACATGTTGAACCTACAACAAGATGTAATGCATCTTGCCCTGGTTGTCCACGTAATAATAATGGATTTGGGGTGAGAGATGATTTAATAATTGGTGATATAGATCCAAATGTTGTAATTAACGTTGCAAGAAAACTTACTGAGTTAAAAGTAATACATTTGTGTGGTAATTTAGGAGATCCAATAGCATACAAATATTTGAATGAATTAATTGATCAAGTTATAAAACAAAACAAATATTTTTGGAAACGGTATGAATTTTACCCAACAGGTGAGTATAAAGATCATTGGTTTGTTGATATACACACAAATGGTAGTTTACGTTCAGTAAAATGGTGGCAAGAATTAGGTGAGAAATGTAATAAAAATTTATATAGATTACATAAAATTGTATTTGGTATTGATGGATTAAAAGATACTAATCATATATATAGGCAAGCAACTAATTTTAATAAAATAATAGATAATGCTAAAGCTTTTATAGATAGTGGCGGGGTTGCGGAATGGCAGTTTTTAATATTTAAGCATAATGAACATCAAGTTGAAGATGCAAGGCAACTGTCAGAAAGTATAGGGTTTACTAGATTTTATACAAGGCAACCGTGGTTTACTAAAGCATTTCATTGGAAAACTAATGAAGAATATTACTTAGAACCAGGAAGTGTGTTTGGTGATGTGCAACGACCTAATGATATGTATCATGAAAATAAATTATATGGAGATCCAGAGGCAGAAAACGAACTTCGTACAGATAACACTTATGTTAAAAGTGAGAACTGTATGCATTTAGATATACACCAAGATAATTCTAATTTATATAGTATGTTTATGTCAATTGATGGAAAAGTTATGCCATGTTGTCATTGGTCTAATAGGTTTCCTTATAAAGAAGAATATGATATAGAAACATTAGATATTAGAAAAGAATTTAGTACTAATAACTATCGTTTAACTTGCCGGGCGATATGCGGATCAATTGAATAATGTATACTGAAAAAACAACATTATTACATGTTGAACCTACAACAAGATGTAATGCATCTTGCCCTGGTTGTCCACGTAATAATAATGGATTTGGTCTTGCAGACGGGTTTGTGTTGCAAGATTTATCACCTGACACTATTGTTGCAGAGGCAAGTAAATTGCCTAATTTAAGAGCAATTCATTTGTGCGGTAATTTAGGCGATCCAATAGCATACAAATATTTGAATGAATTAATTGACAAGGCAGTGGCCCAAACTAGATTTTTTCATCAATTTCTTAAAGTAGATAGATGTTGGGATATTAATATAGCAACCAATGGCAGTTTGCGTTCAGTAAAATGGTGGCAAGAGTTAGGTAAAAAGTGTAGTGTAGATCTTACTAACTCTCATACTGTAGTGTTTGGTATTGATGGGTTAGCAGACACGAGTCCAATGTATAGACAAGGAACTAATTTTAATAAAGTAATTGATAATGCTAAAGCGTTTATAGATGAAGGTGGTGTTGCAGAATGGCAATATCTAGTTTTTAAACACAATCAACATCACATTGAGGAAGCAAAGCAACTAGCAAAAGATATAGGATTTAAGAAATTTTTTGTATTACAGCCGCATATCACATCGGCATATCATTGGAAAACAGGAGAAAGATATTATTTAGAACCAGCAGATTTTATAGAATCTAAGGATAAAGCAAATAATACATATGTTAAACATGAAGATTGTATGCATATAAATGTAAATGGTAATGGAGATTATAGTTTATTTTTAACAGTGGGTGGTAAATTAACACCTTGTTGTCATTTTGATATTTTAGGAACCTCAAAAGAAGAATATGATATAGAAACATTAGATATTAAAAATGAATTTGATAATAATGAATACCGATTTACATGTCGTAGGAAGTGCGGATCAGTTAAATAGTATTATGACAAAGAAATTAGAAGAATTGTTTGATTTAGAAACACCTGTTGAAGAAATACAACCAGATAGTAAGATAGCAAAAACTGATGCTAAAAAACTTAAAAAAGTTCTGTCTGATGTAGATAAAATAGACAGTGCTTTGCCACTTGTGCGAGATTTGGAAGCAAATGACTTAGAAATGGATAGTATTGCTACTAAATCTGTAGATACGTTTAATGACTTGATGGACTTGGGTATGAATGTAGAGGCACGATACGCAGGTAAAATATTTGAAGTTGCTGGTACTATGATGAAAAATGCTATAGATGCCAGAACAGCAAAAATAGATAAAAAGTTGCGTATGGTCGAATTACAGATTAAAAAACAACGGGTTGATCAACAAGGTAAAGACTTGGATCCATATAGTGATACTATGGATGGAGAAGCAACAATAGTAGCAGATCGCAATGAGTTAGTAAAACAAATCTTAAATCAAAATAATGACAAGAAATAATATTTGCATATTGCCGTGGGTATCTGTAGCAATAATGCCCGATGGTAATGTGTATCCCTGTTGTATGTCTATGCATGGCACAGCAATGGGAAATGTTAATGAATCCTCTTTAGAAGATATTTGGAATAGTGATGTATCGAGAGACATACGCAAAGACTTCCTTGCTGATAAACGTCTTGATATGTGTTCTGAGTGTTGGAAAGTAGAAGATAAAGGCAACTTCCATAGCACTCGTTTGTGGGCCAATAAAAACTTTAAACATCATTTTAGTTTATTAGAAAATACTAATGATGGTAGAGCAGATATGAATTTAATTTATACTGATATACGATTCTCTAATAAATGTAATCTTATGTGTTTTTATTGTGGCTCGATTTTTAGTAGTAAGTGGGAGGCCTTTAATAAGAAAGTTAGTAAAAAAGTATCACCTATTCCTAAAATAAACAAACCTGAAAATTTATTAAACAGTTTAATAGATAACATTTCTAAAGTAGAACAAATATATTTGTCTGGTGGTGAACCAAGTATAATGGAAGAGAGTTATACTATGCTTGAAGCAATAATTGATATGGACCTATCTAAGAATATTAAACTATTATTGAATAGTAATATGTCCAATGTAACATATAGGGGCAAAAACTTTTGGGACATATTATCAAAGTTTAAAGAAGTAGAACTTGCCGCAAGTATTGATGAGATAGAACAACGTGCAGAATGGATACGTTATGGTGAAAAATGGCCTAATATTGTAGAGACTAATGATTATGTTAAACAATATCCTAACATTAGTGTGCAATACTCACCTGTTGTTTCTATGTTTAATTTTCATAGATTGCCAGAGATAATAACACATTGGCAAAATAAAGGATGGATTACGAAAAACTTTCATAATGTTTATTTGGCAGAGCCAGGTCATGGTACAAGTTCTGATTATAGATATATGCCAATGAAATGGAAACAGCATGTTAAAGAAGTTATGGAGTGTTTTCTTGAAGAAACCCAAATGCATATAAAAAATAGATTTTTATTTGATACTGCTACTAGTTTAATAAAAACAATGATAGAATTTAATGATGAAATAAAGATACGAGAGAATATAACGTGTGTAATGGATGATATTAAACGACATGACGTATATAGAAAAGTAAAATTTATAGATATATTTCCTGAATTAGAGTTTTTAAATGAATGATTATTGGAAAACAATACCTGGATATTTTCCTCCGACAAGTGCAGAAGGAATAACATATATTATTCCAGAATTACCATCGTCAGGCACTATATTGGAACTTGGTAGTGCTTATGGTAGATCTACATGTTATTGGGCAGGGCAGTTAATTAAGCATGGTAAAAATTATGACATCGTAACTATAGACGATTGGTCACTTATTACAGAAAAAATACATCCTTTATTTAAAAATTTAAAAGAAGGTAATAAAATTGGTAAGGATTGGGGGAATAATATATCTAAAATAATACTTGGAAATGATTGTACCTCAGAGGAAAATTTACTTAAATTGCGAAATTGTTATCTTTATAATTCTCCAACTATGGCAGAATTATTTGATGATTATACTGAACCATATAAAAATATGATTACAATATTAGATATAGATTTATTTAATCAAGCATACGCGGCTCCAGAAAATGTACAATGTGTTTTTGATGCTATTGGCAGTAAGTATGAAAAATGGTTTAATATAATATATGATAAACTAGAAGTTGGCGGTTATTATATTTTTGATAAACAAGCAATATATAGGGATAAAAAAATAATGGGTTATTTAGATCAGTTTTTGGCTAATAAAGGCACTAAAATACAAGATTTACAACTTAAAAATATACAAAGTAACGTATCAGAAATAAAATATTTTATAAAAACAACTAAATAAGTATAATACCTTAATGGGCCAATATTATGAAAAGTTTGAAAACATATATAACAGAAGCAAAGACAGAGTATCCTTTTAGGTTAAAATTTGCTGTAGATATTACAGATGATCACCTAGATGCTCTCGAAAGTTGCCTAGATAGATATGGTGTAAAAAGCGTATCCAAAGCAACTAAAACAATTATGCAAAAGCATCCAATGGACTTTGGTAACTTGCCAGCAGGCGAGATACACATTGTAGATATTGTATTAGAATATCCTACAACTCCAGACACATTGACCTCTTATTTACACAATAAGTTGGGTGTTCCGCAAAGTCACATTGTAGTGCGTAGTCCAAATCATCCTGAAGAAGTACAAAATGACAAGGATCAAAAAGCAATTGAAGATAAAGATCCAGACGCAAAGCCAGAATCTCTATTAGATAGTGATTATGAAGATAGTGATGGCGATGCTGTAGCAGGACAAGAGCACGTTGATGCAATGCTAGATACAGAAGATAAAAAACGTAAAGGCAGATTGTTTGATATGATTAATTTTGCAAAGGATCCAAGTAGTGAAATTGAGCATGATCCAGATGAGTTTCTTAAAGCTCCACAAGGTACAAAATCACCAGTAGGAAGTAATTAAAATGGAAGGTACAAAATATAATTTAAGTATTACAACAAGTGGCGAAAATGGCGACCACGCTTCAACTAATATTAGCACAAGTAACCCAGCACAACTTGCAGATATATTGCAATTGGCAGGAATGCAAGGAGGCCATCCAGTTGCTCTTAGCGCACCTGAAGCACCAGCACACGAAGAGCACGGCTCTTGTGATGTGTGTGGCGGTATGCATGAAGGTGATGAGCATGTTGCGGAAGGAGATAGTTGGGATAATGAACCAAATGGCGCAACTGAAGTAGTATATTCTCCAGAAGAAATTACACAAACTGGTAATGATTTACACAAAGTAAAGAAAACTTATCCAAAAGTAAATGGTGGCGATAATCCAATGGCTTTGGAAGAAGCAGAAGGCAAACTTCGAGAAAAATGGGAAAACTTTCTAGCAGAAGATATGGAAGAAGAAATAACAGAAGACGTTGAGTTAGTAAGTCCATGGAAGAAGCAAGATACTAGTATTGAGATTGTTGAAGAAGAAGAGCTTGACGAAGAAGAAGTAGAAGAAGCCGCAGGTAAAATGAAGAAAAAGAAACCCTGTCCCGAAGAAAAAATTATTGAGAACAAAAATATGAATGATATAAGAAAATTAGTGGACAGTATAGATTCCATTAATGGTGATGGATCAACCGTTGTTACAGAAGCAACAACTGCCGAATTACAAGCACAAATTGCCGCATTGAAAAAACAATTAGCCGCACAACAAGCAAATGAGCCAGATCCTTGGAGTCCAGAAGGTCAAGCCGCGATGGCAGCTAGACAACAAGCCAGAGCGTCAAAGGAAGGTGGTAGAGAATCAGGTCCAGCAGGCAGTTTTACAGATGCTGATTATGATGATGATGGCAATTTTATTGGTACTCCACTTAACGTATTTGGTAAAGCAGAAAAACATAGTGGTCGTGAATCAGGTCCAACAGGTAGTCATACAGCTGATGATTATGAATTAGACGCCGATGGTAACGTGGATTACACAAAGCTTAAACCTGGCCGTGAAATTAAAGTATTTGGTAAAGCAGAAAAACAAGTTGGTCGTGAAAATAGTGGTGGCGGTGCACCTAGTGGGCCATACAATCCACGAACTCCTGGTATTAGAGCCAGAGCAGAAGGACTACAAGCAAGAATGGCCGCAGCTAGGGAAGCCGGTTATCCTTCACTAAAAGCCGCAAGAGCAGGTGGCCATCCATCTGGAAGTGAGCATACATGGACAGGAAGTGGTGCTTTTGAAGTAGGTGGTCCAAATGATCCAAATCGCGCCGGTGCTGGTGATGGAGAGGATGGATATGCTATTACTACTGCACTACCACCTGGACCAGAAGTAGTAGGCACTCCAATTGGTGACGGTGACAAAGAAATTGCACCAGAAGTATTAGGTCAAATAATGCGGGAGCCGAAGTGGACGGACCAGCCAGCAGGTGATGATTCAAGTACTGATTCACAATTAAAAGATATAGTAAAACTTTCAGGTGGTTCATGGAGTGCTGAACAGCAAGCTGCGATGGCGAGACGCCAAGCAGAGCGATCGGCAAGAGAAAGAGGCCAAGGTGGTGGTAGAGAATCAGGTCCAGCTGGTAGTTACACAGATGATGATTATGATGATGACGGTAATTTAATCCGTAAGCCACTCAAAGTATTTAAAAAACCAGAACCAAGATATGGTCCAGGAGATTCTAATAATCCAAAATATGGATCTGGTAAGAAAGTTGGTGGTAGAACTGGTGCAGAAATGGGAGGTGGCCCAGGTCACGTAGATCCTGTTTTTACAAGGCCGATTAAATCAAAAGGCAGAGAAGGCGGTAGAGAAAATTAAAGTTAATGCTTATAAATGAAGTATTACTTGTTGAAAAAGCACCTCCGGGTCGTGAAAAACAAGTATTAGCATTAAAAAAGAAATTATGCGGCGGGAAGAAAGACTGTCCCGCCGCTTACCGCATTGCTTGGGCATCCTACAATAAGTCCAAGAAAAAGAAATCTTAACCGTTTTCCCTGTTAAATAGTAGTATGGCCAATAAATCTCTCGATGGCAATTTAGTCAAGCGAGCACACGCAAAAGAAAAATATACTGATGATCAACTATTGGAGTTGGCAAAATGTGCAGATTTGGCGACTGGTCCTGGTCATTTTATAAACAATTATTTTTGGATACAACATCCGCGACGCGGCCGTATTCCGTATAAAGCGTTTGACTATCAAACAAGATTATTAGCAAGTTATCATGATAATAGATTTAGTATAAATTTAATGCCACGGCAAACAGGTAAAACTACAACTGCCGCAGGTTATATATTGTGGTATGCTATGTTTATACCTGATAGTGCAATACTAATTGCCGCACACAAATATGCAGGTTCCCAAGAGATTATGCAACGTATACGATATTCGTATGAAGACGTGCCAGATCATATACGCCCAGGTGTGTATAGTTATAACAAAGGTAGCATAGACTTTGATAATGGCAGTAGAATTGTCAGTACAACAACTACTGAAAACACTGGACGTGGTATGGCACTCAGTATGCTATATTTAGACGAGTTTGCGTTTGTAAAACCCAGCATTGCGAGAGAGTTTTGGACAAGTATTTCACCTACATTAGCAACAGGCGGTAAAGCAATAATAACATCAACGCCAAACAGTGATGAAGATCAGTTTGCTATGATTTGGCGCCAAGCAAATAAAACTATAGATGATGAAGGTAACGAAACTACTGTAGGACGCAACGGATTTTTTGCTTTTAGGTCATACTGGAATGAACATCCAGAGCGTGATGCTCAGTGGAAAGCGGAAGAAATGGGACGCATTGGTGCTGAACGTTTCGCTAGAGAGCATGATTGTGAGTTTCTTATTAATGATGAAACATTAATAGACTCTAGGGCATTGTCAATGTTGCGTCCAACTGATGTATTAGAAAAACATGGACAAGTTAGGTGGTTTGATAAACCTAGAAAAGGACATAATTATTTGGTGTCACTTGATCCAAGTTTAGGAACAGGCGGAGATAATGCCGCCATTCAAGTGTTTGAAATACCAACTATGAAACAAGTTGCTGAATGGATGCATAACAAAACACCAGTTCAAGGACAAGTAAAAATATTACGGGATATTACTAATTATATTGCAGATGAGATAGATCACAGAGATGAATCAAACCCGGCCGTTTGGTATAGTATAGAAAATAATACATTAGGTGAAGCGGCACTTGTAGTTATTGATGATATGGGTGAACAGCAATTTGGTGGTGTATTTTTAACAGAAACTCGTAAGCATGGTAATACAAAACGTTATAGGAAGGGGTTTAATACTACCCATAAAAACAAATTATTAGCATGTAGTAGGTTAAAAAATCTTGTTGAAACAGACAAGATAAAGTTAAGAAGTAAGAATTTAATATCAGAACTAAAAACATATATTGCCCGTGGGCAAAGTTATGCCGCTAAAGACGGTGAAACGGATGATTTGGTTTCTGCTACATTATTAATAATACGGATGAGTTATGAAGTAAGGCAATGGGATATTAATTTATTTGACAGACTTAAAGATGGTTTAGATCAAGAGCATGATATGCCGATGCCTTTTATAATAGTTTAATATAAATACTATAAGTTATGAAAGAAATAGAACACATTGCAGAAGATTTATTTAATAAATTAAGGTCGGCATATCCAACATTGCAGATTGGTGATGCTAGTGCTATAAAAACACTAGATCCAGAACAAGCTCGCTTTTTTGATTTTACGTTTGAATCTGAAGGAACAGATGTTGGTTCTGTGACCATTAGTTTAGTTGATGATCATTTTAAATTGTTTTATAACAAAGAGTTGACAGAAAGTTTGGGTGAAAATAAACAACAGTGGTATAATTTTTTACGTGAAATGCGTCAGTTTGCAAAGAGGCGGTTAATGACATTTGACGTAAGAGATATTACAAAATCTAATCTAGAACGTAAGGACTTTGAGTTTTTACGCACACAACAACAAGAATTTAGGGATTCTGATATGAACGAAGGCAAAATGTACGGTAGCATTAAAAGCAGTTACCAAGATTTAGGCGAAACAGCAAAAATTATTGTAAGGCATAAACGCCCTGTAGATGAGGACGTTAGAGGTTCACGCAGTAGACACATTAGCAAAATTTTTATTGAAAATACTGACGGCGAACGTATGCTTTTACCATTTAAAAACTTACTAGGCGCAAGAGCAGCTGCAAGGCACGTTAGTGAAGGTGGGCAATTACACGATGATATTGGCACACATATTACTAATACAGTGGATCAAATGGGACAGTTGAAAAATTTTATCAATTATAGTAAACGAAATAAACTAGTTAATGAGGATACTGTTGATATTGTAGAAAGTGTACGCGATGCGTATAACAACATTAGACAGGACTTAACTAGAATGACTTCACGCCGTGGTTATGCCAACTTTGCTGAAGGTTTTGACCCAGTAGAAGTGACATTATCTGAAGATGATTTGGATGAAATGAAAGACCGTTTTACTGTAAAGAAGCATGATGATAATGTTTTTGAATCCCTACCACTCATTAACAGCATCTACAAAACTGCAATGGAAAACAAAGCAAATACTTTAGACCAAATTAAAGAGTTTGTTGAAAGTGGTAATTTAGTATTAGAAAATTCATTAGATCGTGACGCATTAGCACGCTCAATACAACATTCAGATGTTAGAGGTTTAGTACAAGCGGCATTAGAAGATATTAGCACACGTATTGTAGATAATAATATTATTAAAGAGTTTGCACAAAAACATCTTAACCAAGAACTTACAGAGTCAGAAGAAAGTGCGTTAGCAGTTCAATTGGCTAAAAAATATGTAAGTGATTTAGGACGTATTGCTGAAGATGCAGAGTATGCAGAGCATGTAAGGCACCTCCAAACAGAAGATTACAGGGTAATTGACGAATCAGAATTAGTAGATAAGTGGGCAGATGATATTGTTGATGATTTAGAAGAAAAGTTAATTACTGTGGAGTAAATTAATGCTTCTAGATGAGTTTACAAATACCACTAATGTGATTCGAGCAGTTACAAACGCAAATGCCGAAGCACAAAAGCGAACTGGTGGCGCTGGTGGCGCTGGTGGCTCGACTACTGTTCAAAGTACGCAAGGTAATTTGGGCATCCTTTCAGGCGGGACTGACATGGGACCTGGTGGTGTAGAACCAGACTACAAGTTTCGTAGAAAACTTACTCGTGATGAAGAATTAAAATTAAAAACATATCCTGAGTTAAAAGCCAGATGGGATAAGCTTCCTGATAATGATAAAGATGGTTTTGCGGGAACGTCCAGTAACCCTGGTAAATATTCTGAAAAAGTTCGCCGTTATATAATGAATTATGGAAAAACAGGTTCTAGTGGTGGTGCTTGGGATAAAGAATCTAAAGCCACAGATGGTTCAATAATTGGTGGTGCATTAGGAAATCCCTTTAGAATTGGCCGTCGCAAAAAAAAAACTGATACATCCAAGTACGATTTCGGAGATGCGTTAGGAACTCCCTTACCCGGGACTCCTGGTGCAGGACAAGCACCGGTTAACACGGCAACACAAGTACCTTCGGGATACCCTGCTCATGCTTCTGGTGCATTGCCAGTTCCAGTTCCAGACAAACAACCAGCACCTTCGGGATACCCTGCTCATGCCTCTGGTAACTTGCCAGCACCTGCAGGTGCCCGCGAAACTGATCCTAATGCTTTAACTGCTAAAGCGGAGTTCATGGCAAAAATAGACGCCGAGAGAGAACGTGCTTATGAAGATGCTCTTGTACAGTTGGACGATTTAAAGGTTGAACAAGGAGAACGAGAAAAAATTGCGGCCGCAGCTGCCGCGGCACATGCCGCATGGGTTATAAAACAAAATAAGATAGCAGATGATAAATTAATAGAATTAAATCGGAAATATGCAATTCAAAAGGCAATTGATGATTATAAATTTGGTGTTGGATCCCCTCATTATGAGCCGGATCCAGGACCTGATAGTGATCATACACTTCCACCACCAAAAGCACATGATCATGAGACAGTACATGGACCTGATCAAAAGCCAATACCGGAACCTATACAAGTAATACCAAGTGACACAACTGGTATGGCAGGTAAAGGTGACGCACCTGATAAAGAGAAACCTATACAACAAGTAATACCAAGTGATACAACTGGTATGGCAGGTACAGGTGATGCACCCGATCAGGCAAAACCTATACAAGTACTGCCAGATCCATTAGATGCAAAAGCAGAACATATGGAATGGGTGGATAAAGCGAGAGGAGATGCTCTTTTACAACTGCAAGATCATATGGATGAGCAACTTGCAAGACAAGAGGCAGATAGAGTTGCCGCGGCAATTGCTGATGCTCTTATGCAGATAGATGATTTAACTGTTGAACAACGAAATCGATTAATAGAACTGGAAATTCAGAAAGCAATTGATAACTTTAAACAAGGGCAACCACATTCTGATGCAGATGATTCAGAATTAGATAATTTACCAATAAGCATGGCTGACGTTCCAGATTCTGATGCAGATGATGATGAACCAGTAGGTGGTAGAACTGACCCAGAAGGTGGCCCAATACCAGTTGATGAACCAATTGCTCCACTTGAGAATCGACGCAGAGCTGACGCAATAAAAGCACTAATGCAACAAGGTATACCAAGAGACCTTGCCACAAAACTAGCCGAACAGGCTATAGCATCTGGTATAGAAACAGAAGCTTTTATAGAACAGCAAATAGAACGTTATAATAATATATTTAAGGTTAGAGAAGAACTTAAAATTGATCCTCCAACACCAGGTGATACTAAAGATAACTTTATGAAGGCTTATGATAAAACGATAGCTGAAAATGGTTTACCGAACAGTGAAAATCTAATTAGAGATTCGTATACTATCGGAGAAGATGGTATATTTGTACAAACAACACCATATGGTCCTGATTCAGAAAACCCGAACCCATATCTTCAAGAAAGGATTGATGAACGTATACAGAAATTAAATGCTATGATAGCCCAAAATCCTAATCCTCAGTCTGACAAAGATTGGCAGGCTCTAATTGTGAAGTATGGCATATGGGTTGTCGCCGCCGGCATTACTGCACTTGCTATTTGGACGGCACCAGTATGGGTTACAGCGATACTTGGTGCTTTAGGTCTAGCAGGTGCCGCAGGTGCCGCACAAGAACCACAAGGTAGAACTGATCGAGAAGGTGGTGATATAATTACTGATACTCCGAGAAATAATTTTGGTTATGATTATGGTAAAATGACTCTTGCTGATATTGATAAAGAAATAGCCAGAGTAAACGCTGATATGCGAACACCAGGTATTACAGCTGCTATGAGAAAGTTGCTTGAAGATAGATTGGTTGTATTAAAAGGTTATCGAAAACAAAAACTCCGAGATAAGCGGTCAAATGAATCACTAGATAAAGTAAGTAGATTTAGACAACTTCGTGGTTAAGATAAAATCTTCAAAAATCACCAAAAAACACCCACATTTTTATTGACAAACTAAATACAATATCATATAATGTATATTAATGTGTATTATATGATTAGGCACATTTTAGGCAAATAACAGACAAGAGGCATATTATTATGGCATCATTAGCAGATATTCGTGCGCGGCTACAGGCACAAGACAATAAAAGTAGCGGTTCTAGTTTTAGTGGCGATAACGCCATTTACCCATTCTGGAATATCCCAGAACAATCCACAGCAGTAATGCGATTTCTACCCGATGCAGACGCGAGCAATCCGTTCTTTTGGGCAGAAAGGCTTATGATCAGGCTTCCTTTTACAGGCGTAAAAGGCGATACTGATTCTAAAAACTGCTTTGTACAAGTTCCTTGTATGGAAATGTGGGGAGAAACTTGTCCAATATTAACTGAGGTTCGTACTTGGTTTAAAGACGCATCCCTTGAGGACATGGGTCGGAAATATTGGAAAAAGCGTTCTTATGTTTTCCAAGGATTTGTTTTGGATAGTCCCCTTGCAGAGGACACAGTTCCAGAAAATCCCATTCGCCGATTTATTATCGGTCCACAGATTTTCCAAATCTTAAAGTCAGCATTAATGGATCCTGAGTTAGAGGAACTTCCAACTGACTATATGCAGGGTTTGGATTTTCGTTTGACAAAGACAACAAAAGGCGGTTATTCTGATTATTCAACATCATCTTGGTCACGCCGTGAACGAGCGTTAGACAAAGAAGAAATGAATGCTATTACTGAACATGGACTTTGGAACTTGGCTGATTTCCTTCCAAAGAAACCTGAAGAGACAGCGATAAATGTTATCAAAGACATGTTTGAAGCATCAGTTGATGGTAATCAGTATGATCCTGATCTTTATGGTCAGTATTTCCGTCCCGCTGGTATGTTTAAGCCAGATAACGGAACGACAACTTCCACCGCTCCAGAAGCATCCACTACCGCATCTGAGGAAAAGGAAGTAAAACAAGAAGAGAGTGTCTCCGAAGCTCCAAAGAGTAGTGGCGGTTCTAAAGCAGAGGATATTTTAGCAACTATTCGCTCAAGACAGAATCAGTAAAGTAAGTTAAATACAAGGGGCAGACATTGTTTGCCCCTTTATTTTATTATGATTATCGATTCACTTAAAAAATTTAAAAAAATTCCAAGTGCTCAGGAAATTAAAACAGAATTAGGCATACCTTGGTTAAGATTACGTATAGATGTACCATACACAGAAATTTATAAAGAGTTTATAAATCTTAATATTTCACCTGTCGAGCATCGTGCTGATGATGTAGTAGCAGGAGCAAAAAACAAAGGCTGGAAAAGTTTAACCTTACACGGTATTGATTCTCACATTACAGAAGAAGGTAATGGAAAGCATAGTTGGACAGAAGTTGCAAAACAATGTCCTATTACTGTTAATTGGATTAAAGAAAATTTTATAATTAATGAATTCACCGGTAGAATTAGGTTTATGTTAATAGAACCTGGAGGATATATTTTACCACATCATGACAGAGATAAGAAAGGATTGCGTGAGATAAACGTAGCAATAAAACAACCTAAAAATTGTATATTTAAATTTATAGAACGTGGTATTGTCCCATTTAAAGACGGATCTGTGTTTATGTTAGACATTAGTAATACGCATATGGTTTATAATGATTCAAACCAACCTAGGTTACATATGATATTACATGCTAATGTAAGTGATAGAATAATAAGAACTAGTTATAGAAAAGAATATTTTCGCTACAATTATGATAATACAGGTAGAAAAGCAATTATAGTACATGATTGTGATAATGAAAGTTTACTTCGATTTACCCAAACCAAATTATTTTTTAATGCAAAAAACGATGGACTTGAATTTTTTGATGAATGTATAGTAGTTAACAGTTTAAAAGAAGCACATGATATAGCAAATAGTAATGAATCAATATTACATACAGGACAATTTTTAACTACAACGTATAGAGAAAAACACAGAGATCAAGAAATACGACATGATGTATCTAATTGTAAGAATGAACCTGGTCATGAAGAATGTGTTATAGAGTTTGATCAAAATAAACCTATTGACTTTAAACAGAGATATTATCATCATCCTTCAAAACAATGCTATATTGTAGAAAATATGTTAAGAACTATAATACATAGTAACAAATATATATACATTGATAATACAGATTTGATTGAAGATATTAGTCCTGTATTTAATAGGTATTATCCAGGTCCATATGAAGAGTTTGATTATTCAATATCCTTTGATAGTATGAAACATTTTTATGGACTAGCAAGTGGTTTTAAATCTATAAAACATGTTATACAGCATGATTATGAGTCTATTACTATATTTGATCGTAACCAACATCAGTTAAATTTTGCTAAATTATTACATAGTTATGAAGAACTTCCAAATGAACTCCCAGCAGAAATAGATATTAATAAATGTATAGGAACTTGGAATCCTTCAGAATTTATTAAAGATAATTGGCCTAAATGGCATAATATAGATGTAAAATTTGAGTTAATTGATCTATTTGATACCCCTAGGTTTAAATCAGATAGTATTGTTTGGTGTAGTAATGTGTTTTTTTATGAACCAATGATGTTTATATATGGATATGAAACTGTAGTAAGTAAGTTAAAAGAATTGACAGAAGTTAATTCAGATTGTATAATAGTAACTGATGGATAAAATTAAGGAAAATCTAAATGAATATAATGACACCAGAATTTATTACTATGATTGTTGGCCAAATGATTTTGGCTCACATTACATTTGTAATGTTTAATAAGGAATTAGCATGGTAAAACCATTTGATGTAAGCAAATTTAGACGAGATATTACAAAATCTATAGACGGATTGTCTGTAGGTTTTAATGATCCAACAGATTGGATATCTACAGGCAATTATTGTTTGAACTATCTTGTGAGCGGAGACTTTCATAAAGGAGTTCCACTTGGCAGAGTTACTGTACTTGCTGGAGAATCAGGATCTGGTAAGTCATATATCGCGGCAGGTAATATTGTTAAAGCCGCACAAGCGCAAGATATTTTTGTAGTGTTAATAGATAGTGAAAATGCTCTCGATAAAGAATGGTTAGAGCGTTTGGATGTTAGCACTGATGAAGATAAACTTATGCGATTAAGCATGAGTATGATTGATGATGTTGCTAAAACTATTAGCACGTTTATGAAAGATTACAAAGTAATGCCAGAAGAGGAACGACCAAAAATGTTATTTGTTATTGACTCTTTAGGTATGCTACTTACTCCAACTGATGTAGATCAGTTTGATAAAGGTGATATGAAAGGTGATTTAGGTCGTAAACCTAAAGCATTAACAGCATTAGTTCGTAATTGTGTAAACATGTTTGGTGGGTATAATGTTGGACTTGTAGCAACAAATCATACATACGCATCACAAGATATGTTTGACCCAGATGACAAGATTAGTGGTGGGCAAGGCTTTATATATGCAAGTTCTATAGTAATTGCATTAAGAAAACTTAAACTAAAAGAAGATGCTGAAGGTAATAAAACTTCTGAAGTTAATGGCATTCGTGCCGCCGCAAAAGTAATGAAAACACGATACGCAAAACCATTTGAAGGTGTTCATGTTAAAATACCTTATGAGCAAGGCATGGACCCATATAGTGGTTTGCTTGATATGTTTGAAAAACAAAGTTGGGTAACAAAGCAAGGCAATAGGTTAAAGTATACTTGTAAAGATGGAACAGAGATTTTGGAATTTAGGAAAGGTTGGGTTGGTGAGAAGTTAGATTTAGTAATGGAAGATCTCGTTGCCCGTAATTTTAACGTATCAACACAAGAGGAAGAAACGGCTGATTGACATAAATAACTCTAAAACTGAGGGTTATTTGTGGAAGATACTGTTCTAATAGATATTTGGGACATACTTAAAGCATATATACCAAAAAAAGAATTATCATCAGCCGCGGAACAAATTGTCAATTATTTAAATGGAGATACTACTGCTCAAGCATTAAGTGAGTTAGCAGAAAATTGTCCAGCAATTGCTCAAGCATTGGAAGAATTAAATGATATTGAGGAATTTGATGACGAAGACGACTGGTGATATATGACTTGGTATAATAAAATAGTTCAAGACTTGAGCAATATTCCTGATGCACTTGAATATTATGAGGGTGAATTAATTGACGCTAAAAAAGACGTCAAAATAAAAGGAATATTAGAGAAAAACTCGTCTGAATTACCTGGCGTTGTAGAGCACAGGTTTAACCAGTTACAAGAGATAGAAGCGATATTACAGTTTCTAAACATCCAATTACGAAAAGTAAGACGTAAGCATTTTAAGAATTATTTAGAGAACTATCAGCGGGCCTTGACCTCCCGCGATGTTGAAAAGTATGTCGATGGAGAAGACGAGGTAATAGACCTCGAAACAATTATAAATGAAGTCGCACTAGTGCGAAATAAATGGTTAGGAGTTATTAAGGGATTAGATGTTAAGCAGTTTCAGGTAAGTAATATAATAAGACTGAGAACTTCAGGAATGGAGGATGTTACTGTATAATGGATGATCAAATACGACGAGCATATTATGGAGATCCAGATTCCTTAAGAGACTCCGCTAATAAATTTTTTACAGTTGTATCACAAGATTTATTTACTAATATGTTACATGTCTGTGATTTTGGCTGTGGTGATGGATATAATACGCAATGGTGGTGTGATCAAGCACCATATGATGATGCGGACCCATATGCTAATCATACAAAAGTTTCAGGCATAGATTTAATAGATTCAAAAACTGATAAGTTTGATAGAATTCAAGGTGATATATTATCAATGCCTTATAAAGATGATGAGTTTAATTTAGGTTGGTGCCATCATACTTTACAGCAATTAAAAGATCCTGTATTAGGATTAGTAGAAATGAAAAGAGTAATGACTGATTATTCGTTGCTATTCCTTACAGTTCCACAGTCTTTAGATACGGAATACAATCGTTTAAAAACTAAATTTAGTCAGTTTGATAGGGTTTTTTATACACTTCCGATATTGATAACGCATTTAGCAATGGCTGGGTGGGATTGCAGAGGTGGTTATTTTCAAAAATTAGAGAATAATCGAGACATTTGTGCAGTTGTAAAACCAATGAGAGATTGGAAAGCACCAGATGACCCATATGAGTTAAATATGTATGACTTAATGGATAGAAAAGTATTGCCAGAAAGTACAGATGATATGATTAAATCAAAAGGCTATTTTGACGAGACTGTATTGTTACTAAAATGGATGAATGGTATGTTGACAGATTATAATATGAGGGTATAAGTATGGGATTTCCGATAATTAATACAAAAAACGTGACTGTAAAACAGTGTAAGCATGGTGATTTTGCTTATTTGAGAAGTGATACAGTAATTGGTAAAAGTTTAGATACTTATGGTGAATATGCTGAGACAGAACTTGCATTAGCATCTCAGTTGTTAAGACCAGGTGGTAAAGTAATAGATGTGGGTGCTAATATTGGATTACATTCTGTATTTTATAGTAAAATGGTTGGAGAAGAAGGTGAAATTTATGCATTTGAACCGAGCAATTTAAATTATTATTTTCTTGTAACTAATTTAACTCTTAATGATGCTTTTAATGTCCAGCATCTTAAAGCGGCTATCGGAACGGAAAAACCATTATACTTGCCTATTAATACAGTGAATGATGAAATGAATCATGGAGCATTAAAAACGTCAGCAAAAGATGGTGGTGATAATTTCGAGCAATGTGCTGTATTTCAGTTAGATGATATTGGATTAGAACAATGTAATTTAGTAAAAGTGGATGTAGAAGGTAATGAAGTAGATGTGTTAAAAACTGGTGAGCAGTTATTTACAAATTTACGTCCTTTTATTCTGTGTGAAGCACAAGAGAATACAAAAGAATTATTTCAACTAATTAAAGATATTGGATATGAATCATATTGGGTTCCTTCAAATAATTTTAATCCTGATAACTTTTTTGAAAGTAAAGAATGTATATTTGATGATCCAACAAGCCAAATAATTAATATTTTTGCTTATCCGAAAGAAATAGATATTGATATTACTAATTTAAAAAAGGTTAAAGGCGTCAATGATAAGTGGAAAACTCTTAAGAAAACTACGAAGAAGAAAACTAAAAAGAAAGCCAAGAAAAAAACTAAGAAGAAATAGCAATTAGTTCGTTTTCAATACCTATGTTAGGTAATGGTTCTTTATCGGTAAAATCATGATAATTTGCTATTGTAAATCCATGATCCTCGAGATATTCGTATAAGTTTAATCCTAAACATTCATTAACAAAATCTCCACCAGCAGTAAATATTATTCCGCCTTGTAGTACAACATTACGCATTGCGTAGTCTATAGAGAACATTCTTAACTCGGGAGTCCATCTAAAATCTCCTGCATCAACATTGCAGAATCCAAGATTCATATTTTCTAAATCATATATGTCCTTTTCAATAATATTTGGATGATTGAGAGGATTCCATAAATCTATCCCAATACAGCGATCGCCATATTGCCTATACAATATGTCAAAACTAATGCCAAAATTAGTGCCCATTTGCATATATTTCCCGTAGGCAGGTTTTAGCATTCCGTGTAATACGTGTTCAAACATAAAACAAGATTTAGACATGTATCCGTGATTGTGCCCTTCTACCCCAACATCCCTAAACCAAAAATCAAAGCATTCTTGGGATTTCTGCGTGATTTGGGATTCAGTGAGATTCATATGAATATTTATGAATACCCCAAATACCCTACAAAATATAGGGTTAATTATATATAAATTTTATAAAAAATCAGTGATTTCAGTAAGTCATTGATTTCATTGACTTTTTTTCTTCAATGATTTCAACCACTTATCAGAATATCAGAAATTTGTGATTCTTCAATGAAATCAAGCACTTACAGGCACGAAAAGAGTGACAAATCTGAGTAATATGTTAGAGTAGTATTGTAAGTTAAGAAACAGAGAGTTACCCAAGTGTTAGATCAAGGCTGTTTTAAAATTTTATACCGCGAACCCATAATGGGCGGTGCTCGGGTTTTTACATCCGCCAGTACTGCCACCCTAATGGATGCGGTTGCGGAATTTAACCTGCTCAAGGGCGGGTTTGATACACCCCTTACTGTTGAACGGTATGGGATCGAAGGCAAACTGACGCATCGCTGGAACATGGATGGCCGTTATGGCGTCCCAAGATGCACAGTTGAAACCAACCACCACTCACAGAGATAAGGCACAATGGCTTATATTACCACAGCAGAAGTTCGAGAGATTCGAAATGCTCTCAAAGAAGAGTTTGGACCCGATTTGAAATTTGGAGTAAAGAAGGAACATTATTCCTCAGTCAAAGTCACCATCAAGAAAGGCAATGTCGATTTTTCCGATATAATGCGCGAAGGTGATAATGGCTATGCCCAAATCAATCAGTATCATACTTACCAGTATGGTAAACATGCTAACCTCTTTGATGACATTGTTGATGTTATCAAGAAGGCTCCCGGAAAAGCAGAAGGTGGCCGGGAATGGTTCGATGAAAGTGATGCGATGGTGGATTATTTCCACACCGCTTTTTACTTCAACCTCGAAGTAGGGAACTACAGTAAACCCTACGAATTAGTTTAACCAACGACACGCAGGAGCGAATTATGTCACAAGAATATGTTTCAGTCACGAAGGGATACCACGCAGATGCACCCGGTGGGATAGTTGAAGATGTAGTATTCCCATTGGTCCGCGATTATAAAGTGGGCAAAAAAGGTGGGTACATCACAGTTGATGGAACTGGCAACCCTGCCTACCCTCAGCGGAATATCCGTGTAAAGGTCGATTCCCCACTTCATTATGAGCGTGTGGGTGAGTCAGTAGCGGAAGACGCGGCCGCCAAGATGGTTGGCAACCCTGTTGAAGCGGGTGAGAGTGATGACGAAGTAATGTCTCGCATTTCGGAACGATTTGAGATCTTGGGCAGTATGACCCAAGCCACAATTGACGGTGATGTCCGAGCAATGATCGTAACAGGCCCTCCAGGGGTTGGTAAGTCCTACATTGTGGAAACCACTCTTGAGAAAGCCGTATTGTTCGACAAGATTGCTGGTAAGAAGATACGTTATGACGTAGTCAAAGGCGCGATGACTGCCCTTGGACTTTACGCCAAACTGTATGAGTACAGTGATGCCAACAATGTGCTGGTGTTTGATGACTGTGACACAGTATTGTTTGATGACTTGTCACTCAACATACTGAAAGCGGCATTGGACTCAGGTAAGAGACGCCGAATCCACTGGAATGCTGATAGTGCCAAACTGAGAGCAGAAGGGATTCCAAATCACTTCGACTTTAATGGCTCAGCGATCTTTATCACGAACGTGAAGTTTGAGAACGTCCGGAGCAAAAAGGTGAAAGATCACTTGGACGCACTTCAGTCACGTTGCCATTACCTGGATTTGACGCTCGACACAATGCGCGACAAAATACTCCGTATTAAGGACATTGCCAAGAACGGTGAACTGTTCGCAGGGTACGGATTTAAATCTTCCGTCCAAGATGAGATTTTGGACTTTATGGAAGAAAACAAGGACAGGCTTCGGGAAATGAGCCTGCGTATGGCACTGAAGATTGGTGACCTGCGTAAAATGTCGAAAGACAACTGGAAGCGCCTAGCCGAGACAACGGTTATGACCCGCGTCAACAAGCAGGCGTCGGCTAATTAGAATAATAAAAATTTCCTAAAAGATACTTTAGTCTCGCTCCAACTATAAGTATCTATAAGCTTGGGGAGGCCTAACCGGGCCTCCTTTTTTATTGATATGAATTATAATTGCTGGAAAGTTTCTATAGAAAACGATAGTATTCATGTGAAGATACCTGAGTTCGATTTAGAGCAATGGGGTACTGCGTATGTTCAAAAAATATCACAGCAATTTTTTGATCATGTTAAAGAAGCGGCACAAAATGTTTATTATGATTCAGCAGAAAATTCATGGATTTTTAGTTTAAGCGAACTCAATTTACTTTTTATTGCTAATTATTTGCGTAATAATGATATGCAAGAAGATGTTATTTTTGATGATGATGTTTATTATTATTTAGATGAGATAGAAAAAGTACAATCAGAAATTCACAATCATCTTATTCAGTTAGATTTTGTTAATGGCAAACCAATTATGAAAAATGCCAGTGATGAATTGATAGAATATCTTAAACAAAATGAAATTATTAATGTATGGCAATTAATAGACAAATCTATCGAGTTATGTTATGGATTAAGTAGTAACGTTTTAAACTTGTTAAATGATTCAGTAGAGCATACAATGCTCAATAATCAATATGTGACATTGTTTACTGGCAGTAAAAATGAACGCTCTAAACTTGAGCAAATTATACAATATGCCTTAAAGTATAAGAGAACACCTATAGTATTCTACAAGCCAGATAATAGTCAAGATCCTAATTTAGGACACTATAGTGAATTAGTAACCAAAGTAGTTAATAGATTAATAGACAAAAGTAAAATTGGTGTAGTATTAGTACCACCTAACCACAAAATGAAGTCTAATTGTGATGTTTACTACAGTTATTCAATACAAACATTGATACAGAGTAACATTAAACCACAATTGATATTCTTTACACGAATGGTAAATGAGAATAGTTTTAACATTTTAATTGACCAAATACCCAAAGTATGTTATTATAGTAATATAAAATCAAAGGAAGGAATGGTTGGGCCTGGTCAGAATTACTATGCCAAAGTGTAAATTATATTTAAAAGATGAAGTAAATTGCAAATTTGAGGGTTTAGATTTAACAGATAGACGAAAGTTATCTAATAAGTTTAAATTCGATATCCCACATGCGCGATTTATGCCAGCGGTTCGTTTAGGGCGTTGGGATGGCAAAGTAAGTTTCTTTCAATTAGGTGGTAGCACGTTTATCAACCTCTTGCCAGATATATTAGATGACATTTCTAATTATAAAATTGATTTAATAGATTATCGCAAGCCAGTTGATTTAGCATTTGAACCAGTAACTGAAGTTAGTTACAGTCATGTCAAGTGGCCAAAAAAGCATACGCATGAAGGGCAACCTATTGTATTGCGAGATTATCAAGTAGAAGTTATTAATAACTTTTTACAATCCCCACATGCTATACAAGAAGTTGCTACAGGTGCTGGTAAGACACTTGTTACAGCAATACTCAGCCATAAGTGTGAAGTATATGGCCGGACTATAGTTATAGTACCTAATAAAAGTTTAGTGACGCAAACAGAAGAAGACTACATTAATCTGGGATTAGATGTGGGCGTGTTCTATGGAGATAGAAAAGAGTTTGGTCGCACTCATACTATTTGTACTTGGCAATCCCTTAACATACTGATGAAGCGTACTCGCAATGCTCAAGTGGATATAACGTTTGGAGACTTTATAGAGGACGTTTGCTGTGTGATAGTGGATGAGGTACATCAGAGTAAGGCAGACGTGCTCAAGCAGTTATTGACTCAGCAGTTGTCCCACGTGCCTATACGTTGGGGATTAACTGGAACTATACCTAAGGAGCAATTCGAATGGATGTCACTGCGTGTTAGCATAGGGGAAGTAGTCAATAGGGTGGCCGCTGTCGATTTGCAGGAGAAGGGCGTTCTGGCAAACTGTCACGTGAATATCGTGCAGTTACAGGATTATGGTGAGTATAATAACTATCAAAGCGAGTTAAAGTATTTGCTCACCAACGAGGATAGAGTATCGTATATAGGCGAGTTTTTAAACGATGTTAAAGAGAGTGGCAATACACTTATACTCGTAGATAGAATTAGTGCTGGCAAAGCAATACAATTAAAATTAAAGGATAGTGTATTCATTAGTGGTGCTACAAAAGCAGATGAGCGTAAAGAGCATTATGATGAAATACGTACAGCAGAAGCAAAAATTATTATAGCAACGTATGGTGTTGCGGCAGTTGGAATTAACATCCCACGAATATTCAATCTTGTGTTAATAGAACCAGGTAAGAGTTTTGTGCGGGTTATACAGAGCATCGGGCGTGGCGTCCGTAAAGCAGAAGATAAGGACTTTGTACAAATATGGGATATAACGAGTACTTGTAAGTTTGCAAAACGCCACTTAACAAAAAGGAAAAGATTTTATAGGGAGGCAGAATATCCATTTACAGTAGATAAAATTAACTGGCAGTAGTGCTAAATATTGGCATGAGTACACAAGTGAGTGATCTTTATAAGAAACATCACGAAGTGTCCAAAGACATCAAATCTATTCAAGAATCTATTAAGGACCTTACGGAAGAGTTGGATAAGGCCAAAGCCGAGAACAAGGGATTACAGTCTGAGATTATTTTATTAGTGAAGCAAATTGCATCATTAGAAAAAATAGTTGATACTTTAAACCTTGCTCAAAAGTTAAAAGATCAAAAAGACGAACAAGATGCGAAAGCAAATGTTAAAACTGGACCAGCAGTATCGGTACCACCACCAATGCCATACGCTACACCTAAACCAGTGCCACCAGGCAGTCCACCTGGCACTAGTTATGCAACCGGAACAGTTGCACCAGGTATAGCACCGAGAGCAAATACTACAGTTAAAAGTGCTGGAAGTGTAGATAGTAATAATACGTCAACAGGTACGCCAGCAGATCCAAAAAAAGAACCTTATTGGATTAATGATTCTGCTAAAGGTATTGTACGAAATCCCAAATATGTAAATCCCGGTGATGCTAAACAAAAGGGGAAAGATGTTATGACTAAACCTGACGATCTTAAAGAAGACGAAGGGACAGGAGAGCAAATCCCACCTTTTTAATCAATTAACAAAAGGAAATCAATTGAGAATTTTAACATTAGATAATAAGTCGTTTGCTATGAACGAAATGCCTGAAAAGGTAGATGATGTTCGTTTTTGTATATTGGACAATAGTAATCCACAGGACCCAGATTACTTTTTTATTCCCTTAATATTTTTAGAGAGTTTTAATGCGCCAGCACTAGTAATTCAATTGGGGAAAGATAAAATAATGATGCCAGTTGATTGGCATATTGTAGTGGGAAGTCCTGAAGTGGGTGATTTGGAAGTTTTGCCCTTAACAAGTGTAAATGATAGAGGTTTTGAAGCATTTTTATATAATTGTTTGAGTGGATATATGCATGAGTATAGAGAAATTGATATTGTAGATATCTATACAGAAGTTAAATGGTATTTTCCAAAACTTAAAACAGGACAATTATTAGCAATACCATTAAACGATAATCCAAAACCCCAATGTGCATATTTTGTAAGCGAAATTAATAAACAATCAGAGGTAATAGATGTTAACCAAGTAATGTAATGAAGAAAGCATTAGTAGTAGGAAACGGCGAGAGTCGTAAACGAATTGGTTTAAATTTATTTAGACGTGACAAGTGGGAAATATATGGTTGTAATGGACTATATAGGGATTTTTCCGCGGATCATTTAGTTATAATTGATGAAGCAATGCGTACAGAGTTTGAGTATAATACTCATCTTAAAGGACGTACTACAAATATACCTGAAGGTAGAACATTTTATGGTATGCCAAAGCATGTTTATTTTGTAGAGGATATGCCTGAGTATGAGCCAATGATGAGTGCTGGATGTATGGCATTACAAATAGCAATGCGGGATCACTGTGAAATAGATTTAATAGGGTTTGATCTAGGCTCACCAGATGGTTTAACTAATAACGTATATAAAAACTCACCTAGTTATATGCCAGAAGCAAGGCCAGCGAGTGGGTATATTGTGGATGCATTTAATTTAAAAGCGATTAGTAATCGGTTTAATGAGAAATATCCTATAGGACTTATTAGACGCATTGCTGATGATATTCCGTTTGAACTTGACAAATACATGAAACATGTTAAAATAGAAGAATACATATCAGAAGTATTCACAAATAATTTTCATATGCACGTTAGAGAAAGAAATGCCAAGTAAAAAACCAATATTGCCTCTTAAAGAGGTCTTTAATGCATTAGATAAAAAAGATTATTGGTTTTATGGGCGGATCGGAAAAGAAAAACAAAAAGCATTTAGTTCTTATTTGCAGTTAAAATATAATGCAAGTGCTACAGGCAGTAGTGACATGCAAGAATATATGATACGCTCCACAAATGAAGAACTTAATAAAGATTTCTGGGAAATTAGTAAGCATCCAAAGTTAGTATGGATGCTTTTATGTGCCATTAATCCCAAGATTGGCAGTTTTAATCGCAAGTATCTGCCAATGAAAAAAAATGTAAAAGATAATAAAAAGACAAAGTTTCTAAGGGAATTATATCCAACTTGGAAATTAAGTGACATCGAAGCATATGCTGAGATGTGTGATAAGAAAGAACTCAAACAGTTAGCGATAGAACATGGATACGACGATAAGTCAATCAGAGAAAAACTATGAGTGCCAATTTTGTAAAAGGAGTTTTACAAGAGAGAAAACACTAGCGGCGCACGTATGTGAGCCCAAGCGTAGGCATCAACAAAGAGATGAAAAGCATGTGCAAATTGCGTACATTGCTTATAAACGGTTCTATGAGTTAACACAAGGGAGTTCAAATTTTAAAACATATGAGCACTTTGCACAAAGTCAATATTATAATGCTTTTGTAAAATTTGGTAATCACATTATTAATATTAACGTAATAAATCCAGACTATTTTATAGACTATGTTATAAAAGCAAATAAAAAATTGGATCATTGGTGTAAAGATGCAATATATGAAGAGTATTTGTTGCCATATATTAAAACTGAAAATGTTCGTGATGCATTAGAACGCAGTATTATAACTATGGAAAAATGGGCAACAGACAATAATGCCCAATTCAATCATTTCTTTAAGTTTGTAAGTTTCAATAAAGCAGTATCATTAATTAGAAATGGAAAAATAAGTCCATGGACAATCTATAATTGTAAAACAGGTATGGAGATGTTAGAGAAAATGACTGATGAACAATTAGGATTGATTAACGATTTTATAGACCCAATATATTGGAGCAAACGTTTTGAAGCGTTTGTAAGCGATGTAGAATGGGTTAAGCATATTTTAAGTGACGCAAAAATGTAAGGAGACATTTAATGACAGACGAAAGCGTAGTATACAACCTTGATTTGGAAAAATTGAAAATTAGACACAGAGAGTTGGATAAGATGATATGGGAAATTGAGGAAAAGGAACAAGACGTTGGCGAAGTACATATGAAAATAATGGAACTGAAAAAAGAAAAATTGTGGCTTAAAGATAAAATAATGTTTATGGAACAGAAATTTGGATGACGCAGTTGCCTATGACAAATATCCACATCACCATAAATGGTATAACAAGTTATGGTTAAGTGAAAAATTAGGCTATAGATGTGGCCCGGCTGGTGTAAATGTATTACTTAAAGAAGAATACATTGTACGTCCTATTATGAATTTAGAAGGTATGGGCGTAGGTGCTGAAACTGTAGAGATGGACCCAGATGAATATACTACTCTGCCGCCGGGCCATTTTTGGTGTGAAAAGTTTGAAGGGAGGCATTTCTCATATGATTTCATATGGGAAGAAGAATGGGAAGTTCCATTAAGAACTCCTCGTTATGCAAAAGGTTGGCGACAATTAAATTGTTGGGAAGGTTTTAGGGAAACAGGAGAAGAAAAGTTGTGGAGATGGAGTAAATGGGTTAAGAGAAATAGGTTTATTAAACTTCCAGACTGGTTTGATGAACTAAAAGATGTAAGTAGTATAAATGTAGAGTGTATTGATGATAATATTATAGAAGTACACTTACGATCCAATCCAGATCCGATAGATAAGCATAAAGAATTAATAGTGTGGTGGGAAGATTCAAGTTATTATAAAAAAACATATTTTAAACATGGTTATGTATATATAGAAGCATTTGACGATGCTGGTGGAAATTTGCCAATGCCACGTTTAGGATTTTTAGCATTACCGATTGTACCAAGGGCAAGACACCAATATGAGCCTTAAGTTTGATATTGATATAGATTTTGCAGATAGAACTGCTGTGCTGGAAAAAGTAAAGCATCATATTCCTGCGACTATTATTAGGGGAAATGAATTAGTGAAACATAATACTGGAGTATACTTTACCGATGTTCCAACTGATCCAGTAAAAGGAATTTGTTCTCTTGATCATAAAGATGCGGAAGACCGTGGTTATTTTAAATTAGATTTGCTTAATGTAAACGTGTATAGTCAAGTTAAAAGTGAAGCACATTTAATTGATTTAATGTTTACAGAACCACCATGGGAAAGATTATTAGAAAAAGAATATTGTGAGCAATTAATTCATGTAGGCAATCAATATGATCTTATTAAAAAAATGAAGCCAGATACTATTCCGCGGATGGCAATGTTTCTGTCTGTAATTCGTCCAGCAAAGCGTTATTTGATTGGTAAAACATGGAAAGAGATTGGTGAGCAAGTGTGGGAGAAGCCTGATGAAGGATATTATTTTAAGAAGTCACACGCGGTTGCTTATGCACATTTAGTAGTTGTGCATATGAATTTACTTAACCTTATTGTATAATTCTATATCTTTTTGATATACGTCCTCGAACCAATTTTTATAATTTTTAAGCGTATTATCAAAGTCAATATTGAATTTATCACTATATTCGTTAGCATTCTTTCTGATAACTTCTTCATTAAATATCTTATCAACATTTCCCATATGAAAAAATTCTTTAATAGTATAAGGAAAGTATTTAATGAAAAAAGATTGTGGCATTAAATGCAGAAGCCGATGTGCCATTTGGTCTTTCACACCTCCACTATAATTATTTTTTACGTAGTCGCTAAAAAACATATCAAGATAATTTAAAGATGATTTAAATCTACTCAATGGCTCACGAACTACTGTGAAATATCGTGGATTTTTTTGTATTGTATTTTTGTTGCTAATGAACTTCATTAAAGCAGTAGAAGCACATTTTGGTATATTACAATAATAGATACGAAGTTTTGGATAGACATAATATTCATAATGAAAACTAAAATTTTTGGTTTGACACGATATTCTAGTGGATATATTTTCTCTTTTAACTACAGCAGAGGTATCTATCATTTACTTAACTTTTTGGACTAGTTGTATATTCCTGCGTTTGGTCCGGCGTTGTGCTAATTCATTCATACTAACATATGGACCATGAACTATTTCAACATCTTTAGCCATAAATGTTTTGATAAATGGTTTGAAGATAGCAAATTCTTGTTTAAGAAATATGTTTATAGGAAACATTCTATTTGATTCCCACCACCATGTTTCTCCCAGATCTAGAAATTTTTGTTTTGCTTCTGTGTTCGGCAACTCATTAAAGTCGTAAATGCTTACAATGGTTGCATCTTTATTGAGGATAATACCTACTATCTCCCTATCAGCATATTTGATATAACTGATGAAAGGGTACTTTTCTGTTAACTCTTCATATATGTTCGGCATATAAATATAGTAAAAGGTCTTAAAATATGTTAGTTACTACGGTCTATTTATATAACCAAAATGTTAATCTGAAAATAAAGGCGGACACTGATAAGGAGCATTGGGGGTATGAAATGTATAATCATCCTATAAAGGTATACAAGGGTATTGACAATACCATACAATTGTCACTAAAGAACGATAATCAAAAGTCGTTAACAATTACTGATAAAACAATTACATTTAACATTTTAGATAATGTTGGTGATACTGGCGTGATATTAAGTAAAACGGCCACAATAGTAGATGGAATAAAAGGAACGGCAAAAGTTATTATAACAGAAAATGATTTACTAGATTTAGACTCTCAATATCTTAATTATTCAGTAAAAGTAGTTGATGGTGAAGCGAATACAAGTATTGGTTATGTAGATGGTGCATATGATGTATTAGGACAATTACAAATTGCAGATGGTGTTTTCCCAACACTTACAGATAGTAAAGTATTGAACACAGCAGACTTTACTATATCAGGTTCAACTCATACAAGTAATCCACTAGTAGCAGATTCTAAACTTAATCAAAACTCTGCGTTGCAAACTGCGGCTTTTTATTTTTCAGGTACATATACTGGTACTATTGTAATACAAGGTACATTGAATGATAATATTTCATTAGCAGATGATGATTATTTTGATATTAAGACATTAAATCTAACTAATGAAACTGGTGTTGGTTATACAAATTGGAACGGTGTTCATAGTAGAATTCGTATTAAATGTACTCCATCTTCAGGCGGATTAGCAAAAGTACTTTATCGTCCTTGACTTTTAGCAGTAACTCCTATATAATAACTGTATGAATCAAATACAGTCAGTCATTATGAGTAATTTACCAGGAAAGGTAAAGAAAAGTTCCAGTGGCTGGCAGTCCTTTAATGCTCCATGTTGTGTTCATAACGGAGAAACGCAAGACAAACGTGGTAGAGGCGGTATTATACTTAATGGAGAGGCAATATCGTATAATTGTTTTAATTGTGGATATAAAACAGGGTGGCAACCAGGTAGGCCATTAAGTCGTAAACTGCGACAATTTATGGATTGGCTTGGTACTCCGGAATCTGACATAAAGCGTCTTGTATTAACTGCTATACAATTAAAAGAGACAGCAATTGAGCAAAACTTAATTCCAGAGGAAATTGAATTTACTTTTGAGAAGAAAGATTTTCCGGAACAAAGTAGTCCATTAGCATCTGATAATAAACTTATATTAGAATATTTACATAAGCGTGGATTGGATGAAAATGATTATCCATATTACTGGACACCAATTACAGAGACAAAATTTGATAGACGAGTAATAATTCCATTCTTTTGGCAAGATGAAATAGTAGGATACACGGCACGATTAGCAGTTCGTGGTAATCCAAAATATTTTACTAGTACGCCTGCGGGTTATGTGTTTAATATGGACAGGCAAACTGAAGATCGTAAGTTTGTTATTGTGACAGAAGGCCCATTTGATGCAATTGCTATAGATGGAGTTGCAATATTAGGTAGTGATATTGGTGATGCACAAGTAGACTTGATAGAAAGTCTAAATAGGCAAGTAATAATGGTGCCAGATAATGATAGTGCTGGTAATAAACTTATAACACAAGCAATGAAGTACAATTGGGATGTTAGTTTCCCAACTTGGTATGATACTTGCAAAGATATAAATGAAGCAGTATTAAATTACGGCAAAATGTTTACATTAAAGAATATATTGGATAATGTTCAGTCCACACGGTTAAAAATTCAATTACACCAAAAACGTTTACAAACATAGATAATTACAGTATATGAATAAAGAATATAACGTAGAATTGCAGAAATTATATTTGGAAATGCTAGTAAGCAATCCAGAAGCATTTGTTAGAGTGCAAAATATATTCAATCCGCAGAATTTTGATAGAAGTTTGCGGCCAATAGCAACATTTGTATTAAATTATGTAGATCAATACAAAACATTGCCAGAAGTAAATCAAATAAACAGCAAAACAGGTTCCAAATTACAAGATGTTGTGACTGAGCAGTTAGAAGAACACAGTAATTGGTTATTAGATGAGTTTGAACAGTTTAGTAGGCATAAAGAACTAGAACGTGCAATATTAGACAGTGCGGATTTGTTAGAGAAAGGTGATTATGGTTTAGTAGAGGCCAAAATTAAAGATGCTGTACAGGTTGGTCTTACAAAAGACATGGGAACTGATTATTGGGACAATCCACGCGAACGTTTAATGACATTAAAAACAAGTAATGGGCAAGTTAGCACTGGTTGGGAAATGTTTGATAGAAAATTGTTTGGTGGATTTAATAGAGGTGAGTTACAAATATTTGCAGGTGGTAGTGGTAGTGGTAAAAGTTTGTTTATGCAAAATTTAGCAGTTAATTGGGTGCTTGCAGGACTCAATGTATTATATTTTACATTGGAGTTGAGTGAGGAATTAACTGCAATGAGAATTGATAGTATGGTGTCCAATATTTCTACAAAGGAAATATTTAAAGATTTGGATACTGTTGAAATGAAAATTAAACTTGTAAGTAAAAAAGCAGGCAATTTACAAATAAAATATATGCCAGCACAAAGTAATATTAATGATTTTAGAAGTTATGTTAAAGAATTAAATGTGCAAAAAGGTATGAAAGCAGATGTGGTGTTAGTAGATTATTTAGATTTGTGTATGCCAATTAGCACAAAAGTTGCACCAAGTGATTTATATGTTAAAGACAAATATGTTGCAGAAGAATTGCGTAACTTATCTAAAGAGTTAGATGTTGTATTTGTTACAGCATCGCAGTTAAACAGAAGTGCAGTTGATGAAATAGAGTTTGATCATAGTCACATTGCAGGTGGTATTAGTAAAATTAATACAGCAGATAATGTTATTGGTATTTTTACGAGTAGGGCAATGCGTGAACGTGGACGTTATCAAGTGCAGTTTATGAAAACAAGAAGCAGTAGTGGGGTTGGCTCAAAAGTAGATTTAGAATTTGATATAAGCAGTTTGCGTATAAGAGATTTGGGAGAAGAAGGGCAACAAGAGGAAGATACTTCTTATACAGCAACACAAACACAATCAACTAACATATTTGATAGAATAAACAGAAGTGCTACAGTGCAACCTAACGAGGATACTCCAAAAGTAACTGCTGAAGCAAGTGGAAGTAAGATAAGATCATTATTACGCAACATGAATACTCCTGATGAAATATAAATATACATATATTAAAAGGAGCATCAATAATGGCATGGCATGGTTTATTGAAAGCAGAATTTCACGGCGCAAAGCATTGGGTACTTACTGAACCTCTTACATATGAGATAGAAAAAAGTAGAAGTCTTGAAATGGATAGATGGGTTTCTAGTTGGACAAATTTAAATGTAGATATGAAATCTACACCAAGTACTCTTTTAATCACAGCACCAGTTGGTTATGAAACAGATTTAGCATCTATACCACGTATTACATGGAATATTATTTCACCCTGGGATGTTGCGAGAGCGGCAGTAATACATGATGTGTTATATGGTGCTTTACGTAAAGTTTTAGTAGTAAAGGGATTGCATCCACAAACTGTTAAAGTATTACGATCTCAAGCAGATAATGTATTTAGGAAGGGCATGGATGATGCAGATCCTAACATTCCAGATTGGAAAATATTTTCTTGCTTTTGGGCAGTACGCCCTTTTGGTAGGTGGGCCATACGAAAACCATCAGTTTTTGATAATTAAAGAGTCACATTTTAACTAAATATAATAAACACTATGTGACATGTATGACAATGAAACGTAAGACTAGGACAATACTAGAAGAATTGAATTCCTTATATAAGGATCACAATAAAAGTGCGATTATAGAAAGTCGTGCTATTCATATTATTGATAGTGCAATTAATTTAGTGAATACTATATATGAACACTATGATCATGAAATTGCTTCTGAATTAGAGCGCCGTCTCCTTAACAGCATACGTGGCCAGGATAATAAAAAGTTTATCCGTAGCATACGTAAGGCTGGCGATAATGAGACTAATTGAAATATCTGATTTCTCAGATACTCCCGACATACACGTAGATAGACCACAACCAAAATATCCACACGTACATGGTGGTGAAAGTGGTACTGTGGATAGAATGTCGGAAGAATTAGAACATATTGTGGATAGATGGGTTAAAGTTGATTGGAAAGATATTAATCCTGAATCCAAAGAGCGTTTTAGTAATGCAATTACAGAACTTTTAGAGATTATTCAGAGCGAAGAAGTATGAGAGCAAGAGATTTTTTAAAAGAGGAAAGTGGTATTCGCTGGAAACCGTTTGATGATAAGGGCAGAGCTTGGGCAGTATCACCTGATTCATGGGAATCAGGAGCCGCTCAAAAAATAAACAATTTTTTATTTGATAAATGGCTTGCTTTAAAACAGACTCTTGGTATGGAAGTAACTCCAGAAGAACTAGAAGATTGGCAACATAGGCATTATAAAGCAATACCCCAAGTTATTATTGATGATAATGGCGACCCTCAATGGAATCCTGAATGGACTGGGGATGATGGTGAAACAGCACAAGAAGCCGCGTTGCGGCACTGGACTGCCCAAGAAAAAAAACGAAAAGAACATTTAGATAGTTTAGTTCAATCAGATGATAATGATGAACAAAATTACGTTACCCCAACTCCTAGAGTAGGCAACAGACCTAGTAGATCATCTGATCGTACAGTAGATCGGTCTAAAGGACGAACATCACGATTTAGTACTAATGGTAAAAAAGAATGAAACTATTTGAAGTCCAAGGCGAAAGTAAATGGATGATTGTTGAAGATACTGGCGGTAAAAATACTCATATGACTCATATAGAGGATTTAGTATTTTATCAAGGTTATCAAGGTGTAAAGAAAGCAATAAATCATCTTGCACAAACAGCAGAAATGTTATCAGGAACAAGCGAAGCGGGCAGAATATCTGTAAAATGGGATGGTAAGCCTGCTGTAATTGCTGGTAATGATCCTAAAGATGGTAAGTTTTTTGTAGGAACAAAAAGTGTATTTAATGCTACTCCATTATTAAACAAAACCCCGGCAGATATTAGAAAAAATCATGGTAAAATACCAGGTTTAGCACATAAATTAAATATAGCATTGAAACATTTGCGTAAACTTAATTTTGACGGTATATTGCAAGGCGATATTATGTTTACTAAAGGTGATTTAACAACCGAAGATATAGATGGTGAGTCATATGTTGTTTTTAAACCAAATGAGATAGCATATGCTGTTCCAGCGGACAGTGACTTAGCAAAAGAATTACTTGCGGCTGAGATTGGTGTTGTATGGCACACATTATATAGTGGTGGCCCTGAAATGTCAGATCTTACAGCATCATTTGGTGCGTCCGCCCCTGTAGGAAATAAAAATGTATGGTCACAAGATGCTGATTATAGAGATTTAACTGGTCGTGCTACAATGACTGGACGTGAAACAGCACAAGTAGCAAATGGACTTGATAAATTACAAGTAATTTTACAAAAAATAAATGCAAATAGATTTAATGCGTTAATGAGAAATGAAGAGTTTAGAGAGCATATTGAACCATTTGTTAATAGTAAAATTAGAGCAGACCTACCACAAGTTGGAAATGCTAATGCTTTTTTGAAAGAGTTTATTGATTATTATGATAGTAAAAAGCAAGCAGAAATAGATAAACTTAAAGACGGTGGTGTTTCTGACAAAACACAATCTGGATGGAGTCCGGCTGCCGAAGCACGGATTGCTAAAATAAACGCAACCAGAGAATTTATTGAAGATAATAGCAATACATTGTTGTCAATATTGGCAGTTTATAAACAAATTATACAAGTTAAGAATATTCTGCTTAAAAAACTTAATGAGATAGAAGGCATACAAGCATTTTATAAAACAGATAATGGTTATGAAGTTGCCGGCCCAGAAGGGTTTGTAGCAATAGATCATGTTGGCGGCGCCGTAAAATTAATTGATAGATTAGTATTTTCCCGACGTAACTTTTTAGCAGGTGGGTAAATAGTATTATGGAATTTATTAAAAATATTTTTGAATCAAAAGCATTGCGTAATTCTAAACAAATAAACATGTCTGCAGAAGAAGTAGCAGAATCGGTGTTTATGAATATTTTATCATTACAAGCAATGAGGAATGATCCTAATTCTATGAAATTCGCCCAAGAATACGCAAAAAAGACATTAGCGTATCCAGGATTCGACAATATTCGTACTACTGGTACTGATTTGCATAATTGGGTTGCTATACTTAACCAACCAGAGCGTTATGCGGATAAAATTGGACCAATGGGACGAGCGAGTATGCCTACATTGCAATTTAAAAATTATTTACGACAAGTTGCAAGTGGTAAAGTAAATCCAAACTTTGATAAACAATTTTTGATGACTCTTGAAAGAAATTTAGGTATTCGCAATTCTCAATATAGTGCAACACGAAGATTATTGAGTGATTGGAATAGATTATATGGTAGTGAACGTAAACTTGGCGCAACTCGTTTATTACAAGCAATGAAAGCAAAGTCTGCTCGTAGTGATTTGCGTAGTCCATATGAATCATTTGTTCGTAAGGGTGGTTATGAGATTAAGGGTGTTGATAATCCTGAAAAAGTTCGTGCAGGTGGTGGTGCCTGGGGTGCTTTGGCTGCGTTTGGTGCTGGTGCCCTTATTGGTAAAGGCATTGCTCGAAAAATTACAGGCGGTCCTTTAAAAGGACACGCTGATGATTACGAAAAATATTAATATTAGCCAATAATTTCTTATTTTTGGGATAAATAATATTAACGGTGTAAATTAGTTTACACACTACAAGATAAAGGAGATTTAAAATGGCGAGTTTAACAAACCCCGCAAAAGCCGGCGTAGTTTATGCAGGCAAAATGGTAACTTTGATCACACTATCAAAGACAAACATTACTCAAGCAGAACTTGATAAATGTTCTCAACACATACAGACAACAGCAACTATTGTAGGTATTGGTGATGACACAGCAGGCGGTTTTAATACAGCTGAAACAGATGTTGTTCACGTACTAGTAGAAGGCCCAGTCCCAGCAGTAGGTGCTAACTATGGTGGCGCAACAGGTGTAACAGCGGCAGCTGTAGCATGTTTCTTTGAATAAGATACTAGCGTAAAATCACCCAGTTTTTAGAAATTTCTAAAGACTAGTAGATTTAAAGAGCGGAGCATAAATGCTCCGCTTTTTTTTGCCTACACTAAATATTATAATAGCATATTATAGGTAAGTTATGGCAAAAGAAAGAGCACATGGTATTGCTGGCGAAGGCAAGTTTGGAAGTGGCGTTGGTGAGTTTATTACTGTATATACCCTAGTAGATATTACACAAACAGGCGTGGTGTCACCTTACAGAGCAGACATTTCTGCATTTATTGATGATGCAAAACAAGTAGTCAATAATGAACAGTCTTGGAATAAAAGTAGAAACCAACAAAGCAATTGTGAAACATTTATACAAACTATTAGTTTACGTGGAAACCCTATGTATATTGAACTTCCACGGAAATATACAGTAGATGATATTAAGCAATTAAATTTTGGTTCCTCATATAAAGGAAAACATATATTTTGGTCTACTTCTTTTAGTGTAGAGCAAGTTGGACTTTATACCGAGCGTGGACAAGAAGATCAACTATTATCAGGCCTGATAAATGATTTCACTAATGTTCCTGTAATTGCTAATTTAACAGAATCAATTAAACTAAAAACCCCCATTTGGGATGCTAGTAATCCTCGTAATAAAAATATATATTTTGTTTTAAACGAAAAAATACCTTTTAATCTATAACCCACCCTTCATAAATACTCGTACTAGGCAGAGACTTAGGCTCATTTTAGGCGAAATGATAGGCATTTGTAAAGGCACAAATTAAAGGGCGGGCGGTAGGCATTTTTTGTATGACATTAAAGGATTATTATGCCATCAGAGATTGAAAAACAGAGCCTCGAGGCACACGTAGAAATCTGCAGTGAACGCTACGGTTACTTGGAGGAGAATATGGAACGAATTGAAAGTCGTTTAACGGTCATTGAACAGCAACTCGATGAAATTAGACATAATCTACTAGTCAACGAAAAAAATAAGTATAAATCTATGTACATTTTAAGTGGTTCCATCATTACTGCTCTATTTTCAGCAGTCATCTATCTATTAACTATAGCATAAATCAATAAATACATATACAATGTATTTGGAAGAACTCTTTGAAGTAAAAATGGCTTGGCATAGGGCGGGTAAAAAACTCGTTCGTAAGTACCGGTGTACTTCTGGCCGACGTAAAGGAAGGATTGTTGCGAAGCCAGCACAGTGTTTTGCGGCACCAGATATTAAAAAGCGTTTTAAATTAAAAATGCTTAAAGCAAAGATTGGTGCAAAAATTGCTCGAAAATCAAAGAGAACAAAAAGAACTAATCCAGCAAGTATAATGAAACAAAAATTAAATAAGGCTGGCAAACGATGAAATTAGCAGAATTATTTGAAGCACCATTAAGTATTAAAGGCGTATCAGGACATGATATTGAATTGCATGGTCAACCTGGTGTTGATACTTCTGTTGATTTAGATAGTACTGGGCGTGATATGCGTATTGATCCAGATACTGGTGAAATGACAACTGAACCTTCCGAAGCAGATGAAGCAAAATTAGCATTAGGTTTAATAGGACAAATTGGTAATCCTATATCTATACGTGAGCAACCATGGCCTGCAAATCCTACAATATATATTATAACACCTGATGAACAATTATTACAATTAGGGATAGCACAATCGCAAGCTAATTTAATAAGAAGTGGCCGGTTATATGTTTCAGATCCAAATAATATAGCAAAACGTCCTAAAATAATAAGTTGGAAAGATTATTTTGTGACTATGAGTCCTAATGGCATTGCACTTGAAATAGAGCGTAGTCCAGCAGAGCAGGCACAACTTGTAAGAAAAATGAAACGGCAAGGGATTCCACTGGACATACGATGAGATTTGCACAAGTAGCAGGTTTAACAGCATTAGTTTATATTAGTCTTGTGGAAAGTGAGTTTTTACTTTCTTATTCCAATGAGCCGATATACAAAAAAGATTTAACAGAACGAGAAGTTCATACTGCTAATGGGTTGGTTAATAAGTCTGTATTTAAGCGTGTTAAAAGAGAAGGTGAAATTGCTTTTGTTCGTAATACCCAAATAAATGAATCTAATATAAAAGTTAGAATGCCTTTAACTGAATCTTCAGAAATTCCTAGGTCATATAAAATATATAAAGAACGCATTGCTAAAATTGCAAAAGAACTTGGTATTCCATATGCGAGATTAGCTGCTCATTTACATCAAGAATCAAGTTTTAATCATACAGATGATAAAACTGGAAAAACACTTACAGGTGATAAAGGTACTGCAATTGGTATAGGACAAATTAGAGAATTAGCAAGAAAAGATGTAGAAAAGTATCTTGGTCGAAAAGTAGATTTACATGATCCTGAAGATAATATAAGAGTTGCTGGAGTATATTGGAAATTACAAAAAGAAAAATATGGTGCAAAAACAGATGATCAAGCATCACGAATGTATAATGCTGGTCCAACTCCTAAAGGAGATGCTGGATTACAATATCAACAAGATATCATTGATAAAATGGAGTTATACAAACAAAAACAAGACTATGCTACACCAATACCAAAACAAAAAACACAAGGTGTAGACGCACCTGAACCTCGGCGAGATGAGCCAGTGGCACAAGTATCTAAACCTAAATATGGCACAGTAGAGTGGTATAAAAAATACGGTACCGATCCAAATCCAGCCTTTGATGCTTAATCAGTAATTAATCTAATTATTAAATTATAATTAAATAATACTATGCAACAGCAATCAAAGAAAAAAATTGATAAAAAATTCGTTGATGTATACGATTCTTTAATTGATAAGTTAAAGAAAGAGAAGCGTCTTCATTATTTAAAAGTTAAAAAAATAAACAAAGGTATTAAAGTAGGTGATATTCGTATACAAAAAAACAAGTCTGGCTATATTTTAAAGAAAGGGTTTAATCGTGGATTTTCTATAATAGAGAAAGATATTGTACACAAAAAATCAGCAATTATGCTGTCAATTTTTTATAATAATCAAAATAGTGTGTTGTATAAAGAAGTGAAAGAATTGGATGAGCAGTTTTCAATAAACATTGAAAAATTAAAATTTGCAAAGGAAAGAATGAGGCAATATGCAGATGAAGGAGATTGGTTCAAAGTCAATTTGTTTGAAGATAGACTGAAAACATACATGTATAAGGCTAGATATGCTCTAAAACAATTAAACACGATGTATTTTAATCATGTTTTTTAATAAATACATATAACTTATTTTACAATATTTGGATACACAACTATGAATTTAACTGATATTAAACCAACGCAAACAGCGAACCAATTTGCAAATAGTATGCAAAATACGTTTGGTGTGAAAGTAGATATTAGTAAACTAGACTTAGATAAGTCAGCACAACTACTACTTTCTGTTAACGAAGAAATACAGAAGCAACGTTTATCAGAAGATAGACACAACTTACATAAAACAAAATCTTATTTGGCTAAAATTTTCATCAAAGAAAATTTAGAAAAGCACATTGCTGAACTTAAACTTAATGAATTTAACAAAGAAAATACTGCCGCCGCAGATGCACAACCAATTCCAGGCCAAGGTGGTTCAAGCAAAGGTGGATTTGGCGCAGGTAAGAAAATAAAGCCGGCCGGTACTAAATGGGAAAAAGTAGCAGCTCAAGTTGACGAAAAAAATAAAAAGGTTGATGAAGAAAAACTTGATGAAGATAAAGGACATTTTGTTTTTGATCCAAAAGGATTTGTAGCACTACGTAAATTAGTTGGCTCAGCAAATATGATGCGAGCTAAAAGGGCAATTGAAATGGCCCATGATGGTAAAGCAGTACCAGCAATGTTTGTAAAATCATTTCTTCCATTGATAGACATGCTAGATGATATTATGATGAGTGGAATGGCAAACGTTCAAATGCTTAATAATCTTACAAAACGTGCAAGGAAACAGTTGGGTGTTGACGAAAGTAAAGAAGAAATATCAGATAGATTACGTGGCTTATATGAAAGTCAAGAAGACCAAGCAGAACTATTACTAGCATCAAAAGATGTTGTAGATAGAGTACAAAAAGCAGTTGATGATTTAAGTAAATTACGCAACGAAGATCTCCCACCATTGCTAGATGCAATGCGTGATGAAGTTGGTGCAGAAATTAGTACAGCATATGCTAACATTGTTATTCCAACATTAGATGAACTAGTTGCAGCTAATGGCACAGCACGTGAAACACTTTCACAAGCAAGCAGAATACTTACTGGTGAAGAGCAAGTACCACAAGCAATGGGTGTAGAAGCACCAGTTGAAGAAGTGCCTATGGATGCAGAACCAATGCCAGAAGAAGATTTTGAAACTGCTGATGTAGCAGCTGGTGCGGAAGAAGAAATAGGCAGAGCAGAGCGCGAGTAACATGCGAATTGTTGAGGTCATTAATAAAGTTACTGAAGATTCAGGAGCTAAAGAACAGCAGGATGCATTGCTTACTATTTTGGTTAATGAATTAAGTTCAGCTGAATCCTCAACAAATCCAAATGATGCAGTAGTGCCTTTTTCTGTATTGTCTGCAGAAGTGTATAATGTAACAGGTATACCTATGGATTATGAAGCATTTTTGCAATTAAAAGATATGGATCCAGGTGCATTTGAAAATTTAATTCGTGATCATAATGACCAAGAAATTGTACTTAATACCGATTCAGGAGAAGAAATAAGTTTTTCAGATCCAGAGAATATAGATGAGCCAAGTCAGAATACAGTAGATGACATGGCTAAACGAGCAATGAAAAAGAGAATTTAAATGGCATATTTCCCTACAGCAACATTAGCAAGAGAACGTGGACAAGATAATAGTCTAATTGCTCAAGAAATCTCAATATTAGAATTGCGTGTATTAGCGGCAATTGCAGCTAACGCATTAACAACCACTTCAACAGATACAACAACTGTTACAATCGCAGGCACAACAATTACTGGTAGTCCAATGACAAAAAACGATGCTACTGGAGAATCTTATTATAAAGTTTGGAAAGGTACTTCTACTAGCACATTAAAAACAGAACAGATGAGCGAAGTAATGTCCCACTTTACCAGTAAAAAATATACTATTGTTAGAAAGAAAAACACCACAACTAACGATACTTTTTACTGGGAAATAAGCTGGTGAGACTAAAAGAATTCACCGCGCCTAAAGACACAGTCTTAACGCAAGCAGGCATAAATCCCAACCCAGATGTAGATTCTGATATTAAAAGTCCTGACGGTAAGTTTAGTCCTCTCGGCACAGAACAAGAACGCCCAACCCCACTAACTGCTAATCACGCAGTTGAAGTAGATAAAGCAGTTAAAGAAAAGATAAAACAGAAGTCCCAATAATAATCCCATATAAATAATAGTATGGCAAGTCATACTAAATCAGCCGCCGATGTGCGCGGCAAAGTAATTCTAGGCGATTCAGTAGTAAAAGCAGAAATTGAGTTTATCAATGATGCTATTGAAGATGCTTCTGATGCAGGCAAAGTAAAAACAGTTATTTCTACCGGTGCCGGTATGGCCGGTGCTTACAATTATGGTGATTGGTGGTTATTGGAAGAAGTTTATATGTACGGTGCTGGGTGGAAAGGACGAACAGATTTTACTTCTGTTCAACGTATTCCTGGTATTACAGAAATGACCATGAAAGAAGTACAAGCGGCAATAAAAGAGATAGATCCAAATATATTTGTTAATCATAAACGTATTAACGCAGTATTATCTCATTTTAGAAAGTTTGGTTATCAAATACATCCAGGCAATTGGTTTGATGCTACAACAACAAATAAAATTAAATGGGTTCTTAACTGGAATAATACTGTATTTGATCATGTAACGGTTATAGATGATACTTTGGTTATTGGCAAGCCAGATCAACTAGCACCAGTTGGTGCTAAAACAGCAGATCCTTCGGCTCTCATGCCGTCAGGATTACAAGTTCATCCCGTTGCAGGATTAATTGAACCAATACATCATCAAACAAAAATAGAATTTTATGGCTTAGGCAATAAAGGTACTGGGCAAACAGTTATGCGTCCCGCGGCCGCCGGTACAAAAAATGATACAGCAGTTAAAGCAACTGCTGATATTGGTGATGGTTCTGCATTTAATGTGGGTGGAAGTAGTGAAACATCGGCAGGAGCTGCTATAGCACAAGTAATGGGTGTTGTTAATGGACTAATTGGTGCATTAGATACTTCTTTTGGACACATGACGCAGACTGGTTTATTACGTAGTGAAGTGGGGTCCGATTTTGCCTTGCAAGCCGGTAAAGTAAACACAGGAGATGGTGTAACACAAGATTTAGATCATTATAATACATATAATCCAGCAGGAAAACCAGAAACTGGTAATGCTGGCCGGCCAGGTGATTCTGGCACTCCTGAACATCCTGGTGGTAGTAGTACCACACATGGCAGCGGTGGCGGTGGCGGATCTATTACAACTTTTTCAGGGATTACTTCATTCGGTGCTTTGGGAACTGGAGCAGTTTGGAAACCAATATCTGAAGGTGATGGCAATCTTGTTGTATTGTTGCCTTCCAAATATGCCCAAACAACTGTTATTGTAGGTGGTGATACTGGCAGTTTTTCTGGATTTACAAATGGCAATCGTGGAACATACCGTTTTCCAAAACCAGGTGCTGGGTATGAACCAGCAGTAAGGGTTTCAATTGGTGATACTTCTTTTACAGTGGATAATCCAGCCACACGTAGAGGTTAATGCGGAATAAATATGTTATATGCTATTAGCCGAATTTTTTAATCCAATACTAATTGAAGCAAACGTTGAGCCACAGGGTTTAGCACGTCTTGACAAGTTCATACGTGATTTAAGTGTTGACTTGTCAAATTTGGATATGGATATCAATCACAACGCTTTCTTAAAAAGAATGAGAAAGGATATTATTAATGGCAACTACGTAGAGTATGCGCTAACAACTTACACACCAACAGAAAAAGATCCAGATTATATTCAAAACGCTACAGACCAAGTATATACAATTGAAGAAAAAGATTTAAATCAATTGCATGTTGATTTAATGGCACTTTACAACGCAAACTTTTCCAAATTTCATGAAAAGTTATCTGATCCGGACACTGACATAGATATTAAAAATAAACTTGCTCCTATTAAAAATGCTTATCAACAAGGAAAATATGATTTCCAAGGCATAAAAAAAGCACTGAATGTTATGACTCAATTAGGTGCTCAAAAATGGAAACATGATAAAGTAGAAAGGCAACGTTTAGAAACTGAAGCACCAATTATAATGAGATTTGATAATGGTTTTATGTGGGTGCGTTTAGACTCAAAACAAGAAATGGAACGCGAAGGCGAAATGATGCAAAATTGCATTAGTGGTTATTGTCCAGTTGGTCAAGAGGAAGCCATGGATCCAACGTTTGGATTAAGAAATGAATTTGCTGCCGAATACGATCCAGTAGACCATACTGACGATAATGTTTATGAGTTCCTCGAAAACTGGATAGAAGATAACGGCTCCATTCAAGATTATATAGAGGATAAATTGGACCGCGTAGATCCGTGGGAGGAAGAGATAGGTGCAGATCTAGTAGTAGAGATGAGTGATGAAGAAGCACTTGATTGGATGGCACACCGGATTATAGAAGCCGATGCTGATATAGAAACTGGAGAATCACCCGGCGGCCATTTAATTTATAGTTTGCGTGATAAACATGGAGAGTCTCATATATCTGCAGAATATGATCCAGAGATGGATATGAATAATATAGAGCCAATAGAAGCATTAGGCAAACAAAATAAACAAGCTCTTGACAAATATAAACCATATATTGAAAAATTAAATGACTTTTTTGCAGAGAATCCTGAGACATTTGGTCCTGTAGGTAATACACTGGATATGCCATTCCACCCAAATTATGATGATGATAAAGAACACTCATCAATGGCGGACCAGTTAGCGGCCTTTAAAGCGAAAGGTGATGCAGTTCCTGGTGGTACAATGACAGCCAAAGAATGGGATGAGTGGCGGCTCACCCAACCTACAAATAATCCGCATACAAGACCTTTGTCTTAAATACTTGACATTTAAATATAAATCAACTATAATATAACAATGCTATTATTAGAGAAATACGAATACTCTCCTATTGACAGAGTAACAACAATAGACAGAAAACGCCATTATAAGTTACCTGATGGCTCAAGTGTTCCTAGTGTTACAACTATACTAGATGCAACAAAATCAAAAGAAAAAAGAGAAGCATTAGCAAATTGGAGAAAGCGTGTTGGCACAGAGCAAGCACAGCAAATTACTACAGAAGCTGCTAATGTTGGCACGTTAATGCATAAAAATTTAGAATTATACATTAACAGTGAAAAGAGAAAAGTAGGCAGTAATCAAATACATCAGCAAGCATATAGTATGTCTAATGTTATTATAGCGGAAGGTTTTAGGCAAGTAGCAGAGATATATGGCACAGAAGTTTCGTTGTATGCCAGTGGTTTATATGCCGGCACAACAGATTGTGTTGGTTTATGGAATGGTAAGTTAGCAATTTTAGATTTTAAGCAAACAAATAAACCAAAGAAAAGAGAATGGGTTGATGATTACTTTTGCCAACTTACTGCTTATGCTCAGGCTCATAATGAGATGTTTGATACAGAAATAAATACTGGAGTTATACTAATGTGCAGTCGTGATTTAACATATCAAGAATTTGTTATTGAAGGTGAGGAGTTTGACACCGTGGCTGAAGGTTGGAATGATAAAGTCGCCCAGTATTATAATGTATAATCTCAACGATATTAAAAGTGTTCAAATAGAAATAACAGAGCGGTGCAATGCCGCTTGTCCTGCCTGTCCGCGAAATTATTTTGGTTATGGGGCAAAACCCGGTATATATAAAGGCAATATGACACTTGAGCAGTTTAAAATACTATTGCCCGAAGAATTTTTGCAACAATTAAACGATATAAGTTTTTGTGGTAATCTGGGTGATGCCCAAATGAATCCTTATTTGCACGATATGGTAGAATATTTGTTTAGTGTTAATCCAGAGATTTGGGCAACCCTCAATACTAATGGTTCAATGTATGAGCAACATTATTGGGCAGAGTTTGCAAAGTATGGTAAAGGGATGAAAATAATATGGGCAATTGATGGCACTACAGAAGAAGTGCATTCGTTTTATAGGCGTAATACAAGTTATCTTAAAGTATTAAGTAATGCAACAGCATTTATTGATGCTGGAGGAAATGCATGTTGGCAATTTATATTGTTTAAGCATAATCAACATCAATTAGAAGAAGTAAAAAGATTAGCTAAAGCATATAATTTTAATAATATTGATGTTATTAAATCAGATCGTCCTAATGGTACTCCTGTTATGGATAACAAAGGAGTATATGTTGGACAATTGGAAGACTCAACTATAGATGAATATGGTTATATGAATGCTACAACAAATTTAAAAGAAAATACTAATGTAGATGCACTTGATGGGCATACTGTTGATATGAAACAAACAATAGAATTTGGTAAAATTGTCAGTAAAAAATATTTAAATCAAGAAAAGTCTTGGGAGAAAGATATTACAGAGAAATCTTGGCTTGAAGGTTATTTAGGTGGATATGCCAATATTACTAATAATTTTGATAATGTAGATATTAATAATATTTTACGTGGTGGAGGAGAAGCTCGTTTTATTGAGAATCGTAAAATAGATTGTATGGCAGTTGATTTACAACGAATTTTTATTACAGCAGATGGTTATGTATATCCATGTTGCATGATGGGATTGAACCATACAAGAATAGCAAATGAATATACATATGATACTCGAGAACTTTTAAAATACGCAGGCTTACAACAAGATGTAAATGATGCATTAAAGCATGGAAGTATTAAAGCAGTATTTGATAGTGGATTTATGAATCTTGTCAAACAAACTTGGAAACCAGATACATCAGAAAATATATTTCTCCAAACAGTAAATGCACCATATAATAGTAAAAATGGAAATTTACATATTTGTGCTTCAACCTGTAGTAATTGTAATTACAGTTAAAGTATAAATATAGATATGGCAATAGTACAAATTTCAAGAATACAACATCGTAGAGGATTGGAATCAAATCTTCCACAACTATCACATGCAGAATTAGGTTGGGTTACTGATTCTCGTAAATTATATATTGGCAACGGCCCAACGAGTGCCGGCGCGCCAATTGTAGGTAATACACAAGTATTAACAGAACACAGTAATATTGTGTCATTGTTAAACTATACTTACGAGGGAAATGCAACATCAACAGTTCAAACAGGAGCCACAGCAGGCGCACCAACTGTTAGAAAATTGCAAGATAGGTTAGATGATTATGTTAGTGTAATGGATTTTGGTGCAAGTGGTAATGGTTCAGTAGATGACACCGCCGCAATTGATAGGGCAATGTATGAATTGTTTGTTAAAGATACTACACAAAAAGCACGTAGAAGTTTATATTTCCCTGCAGGTGTTTATAAAGTAACTGCTCCAATAAAAATACCAACTTGGGCAACTATTTTTGGTGATGGTCCAGGTAAATCACTTATACAGTATAATGAAACACAAACTAATGCAACTGCTACCGCTACTTTAAGTTCAGGTGCTGTGGCGAGTATTGCTGTTAGTGCTGGTGGTGCAGGTTATACAACTGCTCCAGTAGTAACAATTACAGGTGATGGTAGTAGTGCAACAGCAACAGCAACAATTGTTGGTGGAGTAGTTACAGCAATTACTGTTACAAATGGTGGTTCAGGTTATTCAAGTGCTACAGTAACTATTACTTCTTCAACAACGGCAGGACATGATAGTTGTGTAATGCGTACATCAGATTCTAAAAATCAAATCGCACCAAATATTGGTAATAACAGTGCTATACAACCACAGAGTTTAGTAGTTAGCAACCTATGTATTAAAACGACAGATACAACACATTTACTACAAGATTGTATTCAAATTGATTCAACACTTAATTCATATTTTGAAAATGTGGCATTTATGGGCACATATACTAATGGTGATGGTTTAAATAGTACTGATAGACCAGCTGCTGTAAAAGTTACACAAACAAATGCATTAAAAACACGAAATATTACATTTAACAATTGTCAGTTTTTGGGCGTTCCAATTGGAGTATATTCAAATGACGCCATTGAAGGTTTTAATTTTACAAATTGTAATTTTGACATTGCAAACAGAGGTATATGGTTAGGTGAATCAACATCATCAGGAACTGGCCCGACAAGTTTTAAAGTAATGGGGTCTTTATTTCGTGATATAGATTATGAAGCCATTAACGTAGACTATGGTTCAGCCATTTATTCAGTTGGCAACACATTTGATGATGTAGGTAATAATAACTCAGGTGATGGTACTACTAGTGCTGTTGCTGATGTAATTAACTATGCTAGTTCAAATGTATCTAATTGTACTAGTATTTCAGATAACTTTAAACGTCCAGATGGAGATGTAGGAACATTTGATAGAATTGCTACAAATAATGCTGATGTTTATTACAATATACCTAATGAAAAACAAGTATGGGGTAAACATGAAGCACGTATTCCTACAACAATAACATTGGCAGATAATCAAACTGCTGTTACAACTGGACTTACTTTTGCTGAAGCTTCAATAAAAGATGTTAAAATTTCTTATAAAATTACACGTGGTTCAGAGTCTAGAGTAGGTACTTTAGATATAGCAATTAAAACAGGTGCATCAAGTATTAGTGATGAATATGAAGAAACAGCCGCAACTGGAGTTTCGTTTACAGTTACTCATAGTGGTGGTATTGCAACGTTGAAGTATACTACTACAAACACTGGTACCGTGGCCTCGTTTGTAAACGCAATAGAAATCATTAATTAAAATACCTAGAAGTTAATATTAGCAAATGTTAAACACGTGGATAATCTGGTTACAGACCAGGTAAATACTTCAAATATCATTTTCTCGATATATACATATAAGGCGTGACAATCAAAGCGTTTTATTGTATAATAGATATTATAATTAAGGATCTCAACTATGGCAGATAATCAATTACCCTCCCTATACCAGCAATACATTCATTTATCAAGATACTCTCGTTACCGTTATGAAGACAATCGACGAGAAACATGGGAAGAAACAGTAGACAGATACTTTACTTTCTTCGCAGAACATTTAAAGGAGACATGTAGTTATAATTTGTCAAAAGATCTTAAAGAAAAACTTCAAGATTCTGTATTAAATTTAGAAACAATGCCTTCTATGCGCTGTCTTATGACTGCTGGAGAGGCATTACATCGCGAGAATGTCGCGGGTTATAATTGTTCATTTGTAGCAATTGATAACCCACGTGCATTTGACGAAATACTTTATATCTTAATGAATGGTACGGGCGTTGGCTTTAGTGTTGAACGCCAAATGATTAATGAAATGCCCCGAGTTGCTGATGATTTTTATCCAACAGAAACTACTATTGTAGTAAGTGACTCTAAATTGGGTTGGGCCAAAGCACTCAAAGAATTAGTTCATCTATTGTACGGCGGACAAATTCCTGTATGGGATTTGACGCGAGTTAGAGCCGCAGGTTCTCCATTAAAAACATTTGGTGGTAGAGCATCAGGTCCAGAACCTTTAGAAGACTTATTTAATTTTTGTGTAGGTATTTTCAAAGGCGCCGCTGGACGTAGACTAACATCCTTAGAGTGTCATGATATTACATGTAAAATTGCGGAGATAGTAGTAGTAGGTGGTGTAAGGCGTTCTGCGTTGATCAGTTTGTCAAATTTGTCTGACGACAGAATGCGTTTAGCAAAATCAGGACAGTGGTGGGAAACACAAACTCAACGAGCATTAGCAAATAATTCTGCTTGTTACACTGAACGTCCTGATATTGGTATTTTTATGGAAGAATGGAAATCTCTCTATGAGTCCAAATCCGGTGAGCGTGGCATATTTAACAGACGTGCCGCTAAAGAACAAGCAGGCAAAAATGAACGTAGAGATCCAAATCATAATTTTGGCACCAACCCTTGCAGTGAAATTATTTTAAGATCAGAAGAATTTTGTAATTTATCTGAAGTAGTAATTCGTCCAAACGATACTTTTGAAACATTAAAAGATAAAGTTATTAATGCAACTATTTTAGGCACATTCCAATCAACACTTACTAATTTTAGATATCTTAATAAGAGATGGTTACAGAATTGTGATGAAGAGCGTTTATTGGGTGTTTCTTTAACAGGTATTATGGATAATCCATTAACAAATGGTAAAAAGAAAGGTTTAGAGGAATTACTCACAGAACTTAAAAAAGTTGCTGTTGCTACTAATAAGGATTGGGCAAAGAGACTTGGTATTAATCAATCTGTTGCAATTACTTGTGTAAAACCATCAGGTACAGTAAGTCAATTAGTAGATAGCGCAAGTGGAATACATGCAAGACATAATCAATATTATATTCGAACAGTTAGAGCAGATAAAAAAGATCCATTAGCAAAAATGATGATAGAAGCAGGATTTCCTGTAGAAGATGATGTAACAAAACCAGAACATACTGTAGTATTTTCCTTTCCAATGAAAGGGCCACAATATGGTGTTTATAGAAAAGATATGACAGCCATAGAACAGTTAGAATTATGGAAAATTTATCAAGATAATTGGTGTGAACACAAACCCTCAGTAACAATTAGTGTCAAAGAACACGAGTGGTTGGAGGTCGGAGCGTGGGTTTATGAACACTTTGATCAAATGTCTGGTGTATCGTTTTTACCGTTTAGTGATCATACGTATCGGCAAGCACCATACCAAGATTGCACTAAAGAACAGTATGAACAAGCAATGCAAAGTATGCCCAAAAATGTAAGTTGGGAAACTTTAAGCGAATATGAACAACAAGATATGACTACAAGCAGTCAAGAATTAGCATGTGTAGCCGGAGGATGCGAAATATGATAGAAAAGGATTGTGGATGCACTAATCCAGATTGTAAATGCGATGAGACAGGAATTTGTACCTGTGAAGATTGTGGCTGTGATTGCCACAAAGTAGATCATAGTAAAGACTGGAAAGGTTTAATATGATCAAAATTTATAGTAAGAACTCTTGCGCTTTCTGCGTAAGAGCAAAGCAGTATCTAGAATCAAAAAATATAACATATGAAGAGGTAAATATCGAACAAGATCTAGAAGCACGCCAATGGATTTTGGAACAAGGTCATAGAACCGTTCCACAAATTTATATCAATGATCGATTAGTAGAAGGCGGATTTAATGGACTAGTGGAGACACCAGATACTCTACTACTGGGATAATGTTTCGAATATGTTTAGACGATGACTGTCATGATTTAGAAGAATGTGGCGCATGTGAACGCAATGCTTTAATTATATGTTTTTTAATTAATGCGTTGATGTTTGTTGTTGAGTTATATTTTGGTGTAATATCCCATTCTGCTAGTTTACTTGGTGATAGTGCTCATAATATAGGTGATGCTTTAATCCTATTAGGCAGTATATTTGTTATGAGTTCTAGTCTGATAGTAAAAGCAAAAGTCGCATTATTAAAAGCAATAATAATGTTAAGTTTTGGTATATTAGCGTTATGGTATGTTATTCAAAATGTAATAACAGGATATGTGCCTAATGCTACGCCTATTACTTTAGTAGGAGTTTTTGTATTAATAGGTAATATAGCATCTGCTATGTTATTGTTATATTATAAAAATAAAGACATTAATTTAAAGAGTGCATATATTTGTTGTAGAAATGATGCCATATCAAGTGTTGGTATTATTATTGCTGGTATATTAGTAGGACTAACGCAGAGCAATATACCAGATGTCGTAATTGGTGGTGGTATAGGCCTATTAATATGTTATAGTGCTATTAGAATTTTTAAGGAAAGTATGGATGTTAATCGAAATCAATCATAAAAAAGGTGATGTAATATCAATTAAGTTAGTAACTGGTGAAGAATTAGTTGCTAGATTTGAAGAAGAAACAGATACTCATATTACAGTAGACAAGCCAATGTCTCTACAAGTAGGACCGCAAGGTGTAGGTATTAGTCAATTTATGTTAACAATGGAAATGGATACCACTGTAACTCTTTCTAAACATAATTGTATAGTAATTGCACCAACAAGAAAAGAAATGTCTGACCAGTATATCCAAGGAACTACTGGTCTTGCCATGCCAAGTTAAATAAATAGTAGTATGGCATGGAAAGCACAGCGGGACAAAGACCCTAATTCAGCAGGCGGCATCGCTCAAGGCGGTGCTGAATCTGTCTTAATTAATGGACGAAAAGCAGGCATACCTCAAATGGATGTCACTCCTCATGCACCTTGTCCATTACCATCCCCACCTCATTGTAGTGCTAAAACTGTATCAACATGTAAGTCAGTTATTATTGAAGGAAAGCCAGCATTGCGAACTAAAATTGATAAAGATACTTGTGGCCATCCACGTGCTGTGGGCAGTGAAGACGTTATTATAGGAGAATAGGACATGGCAGGCGGTGAAAGCATTTATGGAGAAGGCGGCGTAGGTGCCCAGGGCAGTTGCGAAGTTGGAGACAAATGTTTAGAATCTGAAGCATTGGCAGAATTAATGGAAGGTAATGGTTTGGCTATGCCAACAACTACCAAAGCATTAATAGATTCTATTAAAGAATTGCCAATTCAGAAAGCCGCTAAAGATATGGTAGATGCTATTGCTAATCTAGAATGTACCGGACAAGAAGGTGGTATGTTTGGTATACCATCCGCCCAAGCGGACCAATTAAAATCAATAGCTAGTAAAATTGCTGGCGGTGGTTTGGGAGATACTGGTACTTTAATGGATTCAGTTCAAGCACATACAGATAAAATACTTGGTGGTGGTGATCCATCAAAATTTGCTGAGAATTTTGGGCAAATGGAACAAGCAATGGAACAATCTGCTCAAGCAATGCATGCCGCTGTAGTAGGTGCTACAGAAACAGTATCTTCTCCTCTTGCTAAAGTAGCAGGACAATTTGGCCCAATGATGGAAGGAGGTCCTGAAGGTGGATTTAGTGGTGCTACGGCTGGAGCAAATTTAGCAAAACTAGGAGAATTACCACTTGATCAAAATCCAGTTGATGTTGTAGATAAACTTATAGCAGGTAATGCAGTAGAAGCAAAAGCAGCTTTTATGGCGGCTCATGGTAGTTTAGACACAGATAGCATCACATCTGCCCAAGCAACATCTGTTCTTTCTTCACTTAAAAGTTCTAAAGCAATGGATGAAGTAAAGACAATATTAAAGACACCAGATGCTACATTAACATCAGGTAGTGATATTATGGATTATGCTAAAGCATCAGGTGGTGCAGTAGAAAACTTCTCAGCAATGACTAAAGATTTTGGTGATGATTTTGGACAATTAAATACTGCTAGTGATATGGGAACAGTTGTTAAAGATTTAAGTGCCACTGCAAATCCTAATTTCCCAGCAGGAACAGAAAAAGTAACTGCCGCAACTGCTACCAATTTAACATCACAATTTGGTGGTGGTAGCGGAACTAATGGTGCAAAGACGTTTAAAGATGTCATGGGTTCAGTAATGGGTAAAAATGGCCCAATGGATGCGGCTTTAACGAACTATAAAAGTGCTATGAGTGGCATTAGTACAACAGTTTTTTCAGATATAGCAAATGCCTGCAATGGAGATTGGAGTAGTGTTACATCAACTAGTGATACTGGTGAAACAATAACAGGGCCAGGAGCAGCTGAAGTAGAATTAGGAACTGATGCAGCTGATCAAACATCTTTACAAGCAGTATTAACTAAATTAATACCAGATGCTGAAGCGGCCGCCGCGTCTGCCAGTGCAGCTATGCAATCGTCGGCTAGTGAAATTACTTCAATAATGACAAAGGAAAATGCTACGATGAAAGATATGAGTTTAGCGATGTCGGATGCGGCTAAAAAAATACAAAGTCAAGGTGCATTATCAGGGTTTGCATCTTCATTGTCATCTAAAATGGCAAATCCAGAAATTAAAAAAGCATTAGGAGAATGTTTATCCGGTGCTACTAAAGCATTAGCAGATAGTCAAGTATTTGATGATGCATTACAAAATAAAGCGGGCGTAACAGGGACAAATACGTTATCTCCACGTCCAGGACCACACTAGGAATCAATCATGGCAAAAAGTATAGGGTTTCAAAAGAGAATCTATGTTAAAAAGAAAACATCTATAGGGAATAGTACAAGATCACGTCCAACAAACAAACATAAAAAGCGCAGTTGGAAAAAATATAGAGGGCAGGGAAAGTAATGTATGAGTATCCTGCAACAATAGATCGTGTTGTAGATGGTGACACAATAGATGTTGATATTGACTTAGGATTTAGTATTATACTTAAAAAGCAACGAGTTCGCTTATTAGGTATCAACGCCCCTGAAAGTAGAACACGCGATTTAGTAGAAAAAGAAAAAGGACTCGCCGCTAAAGCAAAAGTGCAAGAAATGTGCCCAGTAGGATCTAATGTTGTTATTAAAACATACTTGGATAAGAAAGGTAAGTTTGGTAGATTACTAGGTGAAATTATGATAGAAGAAGTAAATCTTAATAATTATCTTGTAGAACATGGGTTTGCAACTGAATATTTAGGCGGTAGTAGATAAATATATTAAATATACTTGGATTTATTATGAAAATTAAACAAATTTTAGAAGGTAGAGCTGAAGACATTGATAAGCAAATTGCAATGTTGCAGGCCGAGAAAGCCATGTTAGGTGGCGCCAAGCTGATAAAAGGTGGTGACGCTGAAGGAGGAACCATTGGCGGCGGCAATATGGGCGCCGCTGGCATTATGACACCGACAAGGGTATCAGCCGCAGGCACAGGAGCAAGTGGCCCTCCAGGAAGGAATTATGCACCAAGACAGGTAGCCGCAGGCACAGGTCAGCATGGGCCAGCAAATCGTTATGCACCAAAACCAAACTATGCAACTGGTGGTGATCCACTACTTCAAAGTGGTGGTGAATTTGATAGTAAACAAGATGGTGATCCATATCTTCAAAACTTGATACGAAATGCCGGTGTAAAACCACGAAATAGTATGGCTCCCACACCTAGAAAGAACCCGTTTCGAGGAACACCAAAAAGAGGTGATGATAGTCCAGAATGGTATAATAAAGGCAATACTAAAACAGCAAAGCCGAATTTACTGAAGTGGATGAAGAAAAATGCAACACAACCTAAAGCATTTGATCAAGATAACGTTAATAAGTAATGAAAATTAATGAAGTAATACTTGAGAATAAAGATCGCCTTGCTAAAAAGATTGAAAAACTCAATCAAGAAATAGAGATTGCTAAAGAAAAAACTGGCAAGGCGCCTGCTAAATTACAAAAAGAACTTGATCGTTTAGTAACGGCTTTTCCTGATTTTGCTGATTACCAGGCAGAAAAACAACAAGCGGCTCGACAATCTAGTCATGATGATATGTTGTCAAGAATTAAAACAGCCGAGTTTGGTGTTGGTACAAGTACAAATTTAATAGCTGCCGAAGCAGGTGATATGGCAATAGCATTACATATGCTACGTGATGTGCCTGGCCAATTGGATGATGACATAGCAAATGTATTAATGTCATTTAATGGCAGGTCAAAAACAAATCCACCATCAAGACAAGAAGTAGAAATAGCAAAAGCAATTATTGTTCGTGCTAAAGAACTTGGTGTACTTGATGCATATAAAAAACGAGCAATAAAAAAATTAGATAAAGATAAAATGAAGTGGGATTATGATAAAGAAAATCCTGCAGAGTTTCAAGACGAAGATTAAAATCTAATCAATAGTTTTATCACCTTCCGTTAAAGATCGTACAGTTAATATCTCACCTTTTTTAAGTGGTCGGTTAATAGATAAATGTAAGCACCATGCTTCTTCATACCGTAGTCCCCAATCATAACCACCTGATAACATCATTTCTCGCAGTGAGCAGTTGGGGTTGTCTGATGTTGTTAAAAATGCACCTAATTCTGTAGTTATTAAAGAACCCTCGCCAGCATGGCCGCGACCTTGCCCCACATGAATGTGAGGATGAGTAACTGAAGTTATTCCGACAAATCTTCTATGTGGTATATCTTCTGCGGCGCATAGGACAAAAACGCCTTTCTTTTTTCGTATTGTTAAGAATGTAGGTAACATATAATATTTAAAGTGGTTTCTGATATAATAATAACTTGACTTAATTGTACTATAATAAAGAAAAGGTATAAATAAAAACAGTTTAGGCGGCTTGTCTTGCGCCTAAAAAAATTTGACTGGAGAATAAGAATGACGCAATTAATTAACCCTCAACAGTTTACTGAAGCCACAGGCCTATTAAGGTCTTTTTTTATGGCTAAAGGATTTGAAGAGGTACATACTCAAAATAGATTATCAATATTAGCCGCGTGTGAAGATCCAACAACTGTAGCAACATATAACTATGCCGGAGAAGTTTGGCCACTTCCACAAACTGGCCAAATGTGGCTCGAGTACGAGCTTTTAACTAAACCCCATGTCCCGGGGTTTTTTTGTGTTTCAACATCCTATAGGCAAGAACCTAATGTTGTAGAAGGTAGACATGATTTAATTTTCCCAATGTTTGAATTTGAAATGCCAGGTGACATGAATGATTTAGAAAAAATGGAAAAAGAACTTATGGAATACTTAGGTTGGTGTTCTAAGGGTGGAGTTGTTGCAAAGGATTATCTTGCATGGTGCGAGGATTTTGGTGTTCAAGAACTCGAGCATGAGCACGAAGACGCAATGTGTAAGAATTGGCAAGGTAGAGTTTGCATGATTAAAAACTTCCCTAATTACACAAGTCCTTTTTGGAACATGAAACAAAATGGTGACGGAACGGCCGCAAAAATTGATGTAATTATAGCGGGCATGGAAACTATTGGTTCAGCAGAGCGCAGTAGTGACACTACTGAAATGCGAGAAATGTTTCATACAATTAGTGATGGTATGTATGCAGATTTATTGTTTGGAACATTTGGTAAAGATCGTGTAACAAAAGAACTAGATGACTTTTTACAATTAGATTTTATTCCAAGAGTAGGTGGTGGAATAGGCATGACACGTTTTATTCATGCGATGGAACAATATAAGTTGCGTGGTATAGTAGCAAATATGCACCGATAAAAAATGATCCGGGGTGCTGGAATAGGTATACAGGCCCTACCGTTTATAGGGTGCCCAATGGGCAATGTTGGTTCGATCCCAACCCCCGGAGCCAATTATTTATGCTTGGAAATAGCATAAATATGTATTATGAAGTTTGGAATATTTGTTCTGTTGACGGCGCTGTCGATCAGCGCCGTTGCCGCATATTATAGTATTATTGGCTTAATGGCAATATTTGCCGCGGCCGCTGTGCCTATAGCAATTATGGGTGTAGTATTAGAGATAGGTAAGTTAGTAACTGCCTCGTGGCTCTACCAGTTTTGGGCTCGCATACCAAAATTTCTAAAGTATTATCTTACTATAGCAGTTGTTGTCTTAATGTTCATTACGTCTATGGGTATCTTTGGCTTTTTATCCAAAGCACACGTAGAGCAAACAAGTAATACAACACAAGCAGAAGCAAAAGTAGAGCGTATTAATGAAAAGATTAATCGATTTACTGGGCGAGTAAATGTTACTAAAGAGAAAATAGAGCGGTTGCAAAGTAAAGATCACGGTCAGCATAATACAAATATTGCCTCAGCTATTGAACAACAAGAAGAAATACGTGATGGTGCTTGGGGTAGAGTCAGCAGTAGTATTAGCCAAGAGAATCAACAAATAACAGCATTAAGAGCGCAATTAGAAAAAGATATTGCTATACAAGAACAACGAGTGTCTAATGCTATAGATCGTGTGCGTGATGATGTTGCTGTTAAACAACAAGCAATAGACCGTATAAATCAACAATTAGCACAATTAGATAAAGAAGTTCAAGCATATGTAGATAAAGGCGTAGAGAAGCGGACATGGGGACAACCGATTGATTGGATTAAGCGTGGTAAAGAATTGCGTGAAAAACAAAAACCCGAGCGAGAGGCCTTGGCATTTAAAATTAGAGAGATTGAGCAAGAGATAGATGGTATAAGGCAGGATGAACTTGCCATCTCAAATGAAGTGCAAACAGAAATTACTGCATTGCGCGAAGCATTAGCAGTTGCTATTCGACCACATCAAAATAAAATAGCACAATTGCGTGAAAATACCCAATCAGAAATTGATGAAGCTAATGCTGAAATTAAACAACTTCAAGAACAAATGGGTATGAAAGCAGATGAAGTAGAAACAAAAGTAAATGAATTAGAAGTAGTAATAGAAGATTACTATACACAGATAGATACACTTAAAGAGCAACGTTTTGTACTTGCTACAGAAGTACGCCAGTTAGAAGTAGAAGTAGGGCCTATTAAATACATTGCTGGTTTAGTATACGGATCTAATGTTACACGTGATTTATTAGAAGAAGCAGTACGTTGGGTAATTATTACAATTATATTTGTATTTGATCCACTTGCAGTATTATTAGTTGTTGCTGGTAATATGACATTAAAACGTTTTAGAGATCCTTCCGAAAAAAAAAGACCGATCCACGCTGGGCCGAAGCAGGATTCTAACCAGGAAGAAACAGTGAGAATAGAGGAAGTTGTTGTTGAAAAGGAAGTAGTTGTTGAAAAAGAAGTTCCTGTAGAAGTAATTAAAGAAATCATTAAAGAAGTAAAAGTTCCTGTTGAGAAAGAAGTTATTGTTGAGAAAATAGTAGAGAAGGAAGTTCCAGTAGAAGTAATTAAAGAAGTAGAAGTAGAGAAAATTGTTGAAAAAATTGTAGAAAAAGAAGTGCCAGTAGAAGTTATTAAAGAAGTTATTAAAGAGGTAGAAGTTCCTGTTGAAAAGATTGTAGAAAAAATTGTAGAAGTTGAGAAAATAGTAGAGAAGGAAGTTCCTGTAGAAGTAATTAAGGAAGTAGAAGTAATTAAGGAAGTTCCGGTAGAAGTTGAAAAAATAGTAGAAAAAACTGTAGTAGAAACAGAGCAATTAGAAGGCACTCCCATAGTAGTATTAAAAGAGGATAAGAAAAAAGTTAAAAAGTTAGAAAAAGAAATAGCACAATTAAAAACTAAACTAACTGGTGCTGAAAATACTGCTAATTTTAATCAGGAACAGGTAGATAATTTACTTACTCGCTTAAATAGTGGTGTAAACATAGAAGAGTTTACAGATGAGGAACAAGAGTTCTTACAAAATTATTTAAGCAGACAAGATGTCCTCGGCGGATAAATTAACAATAATAACACCACCAGATAGATATTATGGTGCTGATGTAAACATATTAATATCAGGTTTTAGTAAAGACGAACAAAGTGAATTAATATTAGTACTTGATAATATAGATGCAGAGTGCTGTTTAGCAATAAATGATATGACTCCCGAGAGAGATACAGAATGGATGCTTGACACAGCTCTAAGATGTAGTATAATAATATTTAATCTTAAATGGGCAAAAGTAGAGAGAGATGCAATATGCTTTGGTTGGTTATTAAGTAAGAGTAATTGTTATTATAAGTGTGATGATAAAACTGCTAAACTAGTAGGATTATTTAACACAAATAGAATAGAAAGTATTATAGAGCCTATAAAACAATTGGAGGAATAATGGCACGGGATTGGAATAATAAAAATACAAGTTGGGATAAAAATAGAGGTGGAAAGAAACCTTATAGAAAACCAATAGATTATAAAGTTAGTCCAGTAAAAATATCTGGACTTAAAGTTTGGGTGCAAAATGGTGATGTGGATAAAGCCTTACGCAAATTTAAAAAGAAAGTAGCCAATTCCGGTAAATTACAAGATTTAAAAGCTCGTGAACAATATGAAAAACCTAGTATTGCAAGAAAACGTGCTAAAGACATTGCCCGTAAGCGACATTTAAAAGAAGTTGCTGAAAATTCCATCCATCGTAAACGAAAATATTAACCCTGCCGTGTGAAGAAAAAGGGGGGCACAATGCCCCCCTCTCCTCTTTGGGTTAGCGAAACTTAGAACTTAATTTCGATCTCCTTTGGCTTCAGTGCTTCAGGTACTTCCTGTTTAAGACTAACCTTTAACATTCCGTCCTTGCATACTGCCGATACAACTTCGACATATTCTGCCAAGTTCCAAGAGCGTCTGAAGTCGCGTGTTGCGATGCCCTTGTGTAGCCAATTCTGTTCGTCTGAGTCCTCTTTGTGACCAGCGACAGTCAATTGTCCATTATCAACAGTTACTGAAAGATCACCCTGAGAAAACCCAGCAACGGCAATGGTAATTACATACTCAGAGTCGCTGATGCGTTCAATATTGTAGGGTGGGTAGGACGGTGCTTGATGTGTAAAAAGCCTGTCCATATCGCCAAATAAGCGATCGAATCCGACCATGTGTCGGTTAAGTGTGGGGATAAGATTTCCCGCAGTGATTCTATACTCAGTCATTTTAAGTTCCTCCTTATGTTAAGCGAGTAAGTTTATGAGCCTCCAAATTGAGCACTCATATACATATTATAGCACCATTACTATGATATGTCAATATATTTATCGTTTTCTTAACCGATCAATTAACTCTTTTTCACGTATGAACTCTTTGGTTTGTGTAAATTCTTCAAAATCTTTATCGGTAAAATTCATAGATCTGTGATCGTTGCATAAGAATATCATATCATAATAGTTCCAATTTTTGTATTCCGGAATGAGATAATTTTTTACAGGTTCAGTCCATCTTTCTTTGATGTAGTCTATTGTTTCATTAATTGAATCGTAATTATATGCTGATTTTGTTAAATTGAATCCTATCATAAAAAACCAATTGTCACTTACTTTAGTTGCACATACTTGATCAACCCAATTATCTATATTATCTCTTACTTTATTCCATTTTGCCGGCCAACGAATTTCTTCAAAAACATCATCTATGCCATCTATGCTGTATGTCATGGTAACTGATCTAAATTCTTTAAAGATTTTGTATTTTTCACTATTAGTATCTACTTTTACTGTACCATTAGTATTATATTCTACTCGTACTGAACTTCGTTGTTCTTTTGGTATTTTTTCTAAAGTTTTAAGATGAGTAGCTGTGAGTAATGGTTCTCCACCATTAAAATGTATCCATTCTAAATTTTTATAATCAATGTTTGGAGGATCTTCAGTAATAGGTTTCCATTCTTTTATATCAATGCTGTTTCTGTGATTTCTATCATGGCCAGCCGGTCTTTGTAGTAACGTATTCCATGTTGAACTATAATAAGATGTACATGTATTACATGCTAAATTACATAAATTACCTACCCAAAAATCAAATCTATATGGAGCATCAGAATCGATGTAATCTTCATAATTATTATGTAGTTTTAACCAATTTCTGTTAACGTCTAGTCTTCTACTCGAGCGTCCGTCACTATGTTTTTCGTTTTCGACGCAACCTTCACATTCTTCTGGTATTTCTCCCCGGTCAAATTTTGCTCTAATATCTTTAAGGTAAGGATCATTCCATACATCGTCAGGAGTAGTTACTTTACCTCCTTCATGTAAACAACAACAAAATACCTTGCCAGGTTCTGTTATTGACATACTAACATATGGTTCTATGCAGAAGAATTTATGATTTGGATTCATTCCAATATTTATAGATTGCGCTAAATACTGAAGACGGATTAGGAGCGACGAATGCGATCAAATTGCTTTCTCAAGTGGTGGCTAATAACATGTGCTGTACTTGCCTCAACGGCAGTAGTACATTATTTCGATATGTGGGTCACCCTCTGGCATTTAGACCAAACCAAGATAAGCTTTGGTATATTAATACTGTTTTATGGTTTAACTGCCCATTTAGGACATCAATCATACAAACTCTATAAAAGCCGACCTTTAAATTTCCGCACAATAGAAGTATCATGGTTCTTTGCTGAATCAATGATAACTTTGGGGTTAATTGGTACAGTAACAGGTTTTATCATAATGCTAGGTGGCGCTTTTGCTGACTTAGATTTAACTAATATAGGACAAGCCAAGGAAGTTATACGAGATATGGCCGCGGGAATGAGTACCGCGTTAACAACTACATTGGTAGGCCTTGTGTGCTCAATTATTACCAAATTACAATTGATGAACTTAGAATATGACCACAGGAAAGCGTAACAGATATCTATCAGGATTAGGATTTACTGATTTATTGTTTAATACTTTAATCGGTTTTGTGTTCCTTTTTGTTATAGCATTCTTGCTTATAGCACCTCCTGTCCCCACAGATAAAAAAATAGATCCAAAGGCAGAGATATTGCTCATATTAACTTGGCCTGAAGGATCGTCTAAAGATATTGACATGTGGGTTAGAGATCCATTAGGACAAATTGTTAGTTTTAGAGGCAGGGATAGAGGACTGATGCATTTGGATCGAGATGATCTAGGTACTAGTAATGACACTGTTCAATTAGCAGATGGTCGTTATGTAACAAGTGATATGAATCAAGAGATTGTTACAATACGTGGTTTCCTTCCAGGCGAATGGACTGTTAATATTCATTATTATGCGTATAGGCAAGGCTCTACTGCAGATGTACCACAAGAAGAAATAACTGCACCTGTCACAGTGGAATTAATTAGAATTAATCCATATAAATCTAAAGGTTTAATTAAATTTGATTTGGTTAAACCAGGGCAAGAAAAAACAGCGTTTAATTTTACTGTAGTAGAAGAAACATATACTAAACGAAAAGGTGGAGAACTAACTGAAGAAAAGATTTATCATATAACAGATGTTAATACATATATGACACCATTTGTATATGACCAAAGGTGGCAATCAACATATCATGAAGGCCCTGACGGAAATTTAATTGAACGTACACATGGAGACCAAACACCTGAGTCACCAGTGCCCCCTGATCCTGCTGGCAATTTTGCTGGTATTAAAGAAGAATTTTTACACTTATGGGGATATTGATGATTGATGAACAACAAGAAACTCAAAACATTACAGACGCAAGTCATCATCAAAACAATGCAGAGGCAAATATTATGGCAACAGCACAAGAAAAAGCAATAGATTTTTCCACAATAGCAGGTGATGAGAAACTTGAATGGAATGCTTGGTATGATATACTATATGCGTTTAATATTGAGTTTATTACTGCGGTGTTGTTAATTATTCTTGTTAGTTATATATTAATACGTACTCCTGCGAAACTTTACATCAAATTCTTAACAATTCCCTTGCTTTTTTTCTTATTATATAGTACAATGGATAAGTTAAATGACGTTCTAGGGTATGCTTATCCTACGATTCCTGTTGGAAAAGTAATTGTAATGGACGGCCAAAGACAAGGTAAAGTTATTGAATTATGGGTTAAACATTTAGGTAAAACAGATACTCGATTATATAAATTACCGTATACTAAAAAATTGCAGAAAAAGTTAAAGCAAGCAAAAGAAGCACGAGAACAAGGTAATCCAATGGTCTTAGAATGGAAGAGAGCCGCTAAACATAAAGGACGAGCAGGGCAACGTAATCCAGGAAAATTTATAGTATATAATTTACGTGACTTAATGGAAGGGCCAAAAAAGAATTATGAGCAACAATGATGTCAGATACTGCAACTAAAATAGAAGAAAATTTAAAGTTAAAAGAACCACCTTTGTATAAGGTAGTTTTTATTAATGATGATGTTACACCAATGGATTTTGTTGTAAATTGTTTAATGTCTATTTTTATGCATGCCATTGATGCCGCACAAGATTTGACACATAAAATACATCAAGAAGGGTTTGCTATAGTAGCAGTATTGCCGTATGAAATAGCAGAACAAAAAGGTATTGAAACCACTGTACTATCTCGTAACAATAATTACCCGTTACAAGTAAAAATAGAAGCAGATAATTAATATTTTATAAATATAAACCATAGGAGAATAACAATATGGACTATTTAAAAGCACGATGGGCAGAAAGATCATCATGGGATGGCGGCGTATTAGTCGCTGTTGGTGTAGTATGCCTCTTATTTTCACCACTGGTTAAGTGGGCGGCCTGGGGCGCAATAATTTATGGTGCATGGACACTATTTAAAGGCGAAGAATGATTGATTCAACACATATAAGATTAGAATGTCTTAAATTAGCAGGTGGTGATTTGACTTTAGCATCAGAGTATGTTAAGTTTGTCACAGATGAGGCCGAGAAAAAATATGGTCCTTCTAGCTATATGGAAATTTATAATGACTATAAAGACATTTTCGATAAAGCAATGGGACAAAAATCACAAAGTTTTGATGATGTACAAACAGCATCAAGATTTTATACTACAGGAAGTTCTGTAGATGTGCCACCGCAAAATATATCTTATGGTGATAAAGAAGAAGTAAAAGAACATGTTATAGAAAATGATAATTTCGCTAAACCACAATTTAAGGATGCATGGTAATGGCAAGTAAAAATATTACAATTATTAAATTAGTATCAACTGCTGGTACCGGGCATTATTATACCACAACCGTTAATAAAAGAAAGATGGGTGGCAATAAACTTAAATTAAAAAAGTATGACCCAGTTGTACGCAAACATGTTTTATATGAAGAAAAGAAAATAAGTAAGTAACTTTATTGTCGTATGATGTAGACAATATGCATTCTGGACGTGGGTTCGATCCCCACCACCTCCACCAAAAGGAGATTAAAATGAACTATAATACATTGATAGGAGGAAGCGACGATGCGATTCCTCCGGAACAAGATAAAAACATTACCAAGGCCTTTCAGGAAAGCTATAGAATATATGTTTAAAATATATGTCGCATGGAGTATCTGTGCCGACATAATTATTATTGGTGGTATAGTATACTTAATCTTTTTTTGACGGGGGTGACATGGCTTCGACAGGGTGAGGACGATATACGGACGACACATGGGAGCAGTTCCATGTTAAAAAACAGCAAACTAAAATAATTGCAAACGACGATTATTACGAATACGCATTAGCCGCTTAATCACGGCAGTATTCCGGGGTATAGAGCATACCTTGTTACCCAATCTGCTTTTTTGGAAGGGCCCGTTTAGGGCCTTTCCTTATTCTATAACTGTAGCAACTAAATGGACGCGATCTTCCTCGCCTCCGTTAAACGCATTATGATATTTTGTATTATCAGTAATCCATACTTTGCCATCTGCGGGCATATGTTTTACTTCATCATCAATAATCATTAGTGCGCCTGGGTTGGTTACGATAGGTATGTGTAATCTGCGTTCAGGATCCCTGTGCCAACTCAATGTTGTGCGTGGCATTTTCCAAAGCAATCTTACTCTGCCTAATTTATAATTGGGAATAAGTGTATCGTATACTTCTTTGAAGTAAGTATCTTCAAATAGTTTAACAAACTCAGTATATTGGGATTCGTCTATTGGATTTTCTCGTTGGACCTCTTCACCACTGCTTGTTGGGCGTGTCCAAAATAATCCTCTTACATTACCACCTGTGATAGAGTTTGGATCACCGGGAATTTGTGTCAGACAAATAGCATTGATGTCTCTTTTGCCTAAAGGAGATTGTCTTGCGACTCGCGAATCAACTTCGCGCAATGCATCCTGTAATTTGCTCACGTCAAAGCAAATATCAGGGTCAATGAAAAAGTTATTCAATTTAGGTAGCAACCTGTAAAGTTCTATTTATAATAGTGGATAACTTATAGCAGTATTACGTTAAATATTGACATGGCGGTAACATAGCTATATATTAATCATAATCGACTACCATTTTATTAATAATGGAGGACGATTTATGCGTGTTACTGAAGTAAAAGATTTCTTTCCTCAAGAAATTCTTGATAAAATCTTATCGATTGCAAACAATAATGAATTTGTGGATATAAATTATTCTGTTGCGAGTGGTATTCGTAAAAAATTAGATCTTTGGGATTTAGATGTTAAACAAGATATTGAGAAATTTTGTGATTCTGTTATAAAAACCGCAGTTGATCACCCTGTTATTATTAATAATGCCTTTTTGTGGAAGGATGAACCAGGATTCTCTATGAGTAATCATGTTGATAATTATAAAGTTCATCTTGCAATACAAATTTATTTAAATGATAATGATAATTTTGGAACTATATTTAAAATGGATGGTTCAGACAAAATAATAAAATATGGTTTAAATAGGGGTTATATTAATCATAATTATCTTGAACCAAGAATTGTTCATTCGGTTCCCAAATGTAATTATAAAAGATTAAGTCTTTATATTATGTACGCTAAAACCGATAAAGATGGTAATCCAATAGTTTTAGAAAATGAACAAGCTAATATGAAATAATAGTGGATAATTTACAGCAGTAATATAGTAGTGCTTTAATCATTAAAACATCACTTTAAATATTGGCATGAGTAAACAAACAAGTATGACAGTTAGTGATTCATCAATGATAACTATCCCAGTTCGTAATTTGATAGCATTGTTCGTCTTTGTAGGTCTTGCTATTACTGGTTATTTTAATGTAACAGGACGTATTACGTTTTTAGAGCATAATCTAGCAATTCAAGATGTCCATGTTAAAGCAAATAATGAATTTCGTGTTAAATGGCCTCGTGGTGAATTGGGTTCATTACCTGATGATGCTGAACAGAATATGAGATTAAATCATCTAGAGAACGAATTAAAAGAAATTCAAGAAAATATTAAAATTTATAAACAAGTAAGTGAAGAAGTTAATCTGCGTGAACAAATGAACGCAATTGAAGTTAAATCAAATTGATATGAAAAAGTTCCTATTTGTATTGCTATTATTAGTGGCTATGCCCGCACAAGCATTGGAATTGTTAGTAGTTACTGCTAACTGGTGCCCTGTTTGTGCTCGTTGGATAGACGAAATTCCAGAGTTTTATGATGATATTGATTTACCAATGATAAAAATAGACATCACTAATGGTATTATTGCAAATCAAGAATATTTAGAGCATTATTGGGAAGGCAATATAAAGAGATTATATGCTGTTCCTACGTTTATTATATGGGATGAAGTTAATAAACGCGAACTAGTACGTTGGGCAGGTTATCAAAGTGAAGAACATTGGTATGAAATGCTAGAACGTGCTAAATTAAAAGCAGATATTAGCATAATAGACTGTGAAGCGGTCGGCCACTGCGAAAGTTTTAATCTCGGTCCCATACCACAAAACCAACCATAAGACTAAATCCTACACTAAATATCTATATGGATATCTATCATGTTTGGTGTGATATCGAAGGTGATATTACCGATAAAGAATGGGCACATAACCTTCGAGAATTTTTAAAATCACTCAAAGAAGAACACAAAATCGAGTCTTATCGTATTACTCGGTGTAAATTAGGCTTTCGTAGTATACAAGATTTGCCTGAATGGCATATTATGATTGAAACAAAAGACATGTCTCAATTAGAAAATGCTTTTCAGAGAGTCGCTAAAGTAGAACATCATGCATTAGACGAAATAGAAAGTCAACTTAAAACAAAGCATCATGCCTTTAATCAGCATGTTGCAGACAATATACAACACGCATTATTCAGAGATTGGCCTGATGAGTGACGATAATGTTATTGACTTTGAAGGGAAGAAAGCAGACAGAATTCCGTTAAAGGAAATTATTGAAACTGACTTTCACGGCAAAGGAGATGACATTTTCAATGATGAAACAACTCGCGTAATATCCGAAGTTTGGTTGTGGGATACGTTAGCTTTATTAGATGAGCACGGTATCGATACTACAAATAATGATTTCAACCATGACTTAACAATTATACTTCAATTAATAGATACACTAATATATCGATACAAGGATAAAAAGCATGATTAAGGCATTTTTTAGAAGTAAAAAATGGGCCTTATGGGCATATGGTGGTGGGGGATTATTAGTTTTATCATTGTGGGTACAAGTACAAATAACTGTAGCAATAAACAAATGGTACGGTGGCTTTTATAACTTACTACAAACATCGGGTACATACAAAGACAACTCAGCAGAAGGTATTGCACTATTTTACGACAAGTTACTCAGTTTTGATTATTGGCTTAATGGCTTTGAAGGCGAGCCGTCATTCGCAGTTTTAGCGTTCCCATATGTTATTTTGGCGGTGCTAACTGGATGGTTTACCCGTATATATGGATTGCGTTGGCGACAAGCAATGACATTTGATTATATTCCGCGTTGGCGCACAGTTAAAGAAGAAATAGAAGGTGCGTCTCAACGTATTCAAGAAGACTGCAACCGGTTTGCACGAATTGTAGAATCATTGGGACTCCAAGTAGTAAGAGCAATTATGACACTTGTAGCATTTATTCCAGTATTGTGGGGATTAAGTGAGCACGTTGCTATTCCATTCTTTAGTGATATACCCGGCTCATTAGTTTGGACTGCGTTAACAGTATCGGTTGGTGGTATAATTATTTCATGGTTTGTGGGTTGGAAACTGCCTGGACTTGAATACAATAACCAAAAAGTAGAAGCGGCATTTAGAAAAGACCTTGTATTAGGTGAGGATGACAAAGTAAATTATGCACAGCCAGAAACACTGTGGAGTTTATTTACTGGCATACGTTTTAACTATCAGAGACTATATCTTCATTATGGATATTTTGATACGTGGATGATTATGTATGATCAATTTATGATTATTGTTCCATACTTAATAGTAGGCCCGGGTTTGTTTACTGGTGCAATATTGTTAGGTGTAGTAGTACAAGTATCTAATGCATTCCAGAAAGTACATGGTGGATTTGCATTGTTCTTACATAACTGGACTACAATTACAGAACTAAGAAGCATATGGAAACGTTTGCATGAATTCGAACGAAACCTTGACAAATACGCTACGATCGCATAGTATAGATAAATTAACAAGCAAGTATCCAAATGCTAATTGGGAAAATGTTTTTAGTAAAGGACAGTTAGAAAGTAAATCATGGCTTGTTGATAAATTACTACACTGGGATGTGGATTTAGGCATTGTGTATATATGTGGTGGTTGGTATGGCCAATTGGCTTCTATGCTGTTTATTAGTAAACTTCCTATTATTAGAATTTATTCGTATGACATAGATTCATTTTGCACCCAAATAGCAAATGATATGAATTCTTTCAAATACGTTAATAGGTTTATGGCAATAACAGAAGATATACATAATTTAGACTACAATAAGTGTGATACTATTATTAATACATCCTGTGAACATATAAAAAACTTTAGTGATTGGTATGATAATATTCCAGATAACAAATTATTAGTATTGCAAAGTAATAATTTTAATGAATTAGAAGAACATGTTAATTGTGTTGATAGTTTAGAGGAATTTAAACAACAATGTTATATAAGTAATCTCTTATACGGTGGGGAGTTGGATATTAATGTTGCAGGATATACTCGTTATATGTTAATAGGTAGAAAATGAATTGGATATTATTTTCATTTCTTATAAAGAACCCAATGCTGAAGTAAATTATCAAGATTTGTTAAGTAAATTTCCTCATGCTAAAAGGGTTCATGGAGTAAGAGGGATTTATGAGGCATATTATAAAGCATCTAAATTAAATGAGTCTGATTGCTTTATTACTGTAGATGGTGATACAGTGGTTTGGGATAATTTAAAAGATATAGAGTTTAATTTTACTAATGATAATCAATTAATTAGATATCCTACAAAAAATAGTATATTAGGTGCTACAGATGCAAGTGGATCTATAAAATGTTGGACTAAAAATACATTTAACTATATAACAAAAGATAACTTTAATAAAAATTTAGAATGGTATAGATGTGATAATATTGAACAAACTGATGGAAATGTTTGTGTTGGTGAAACTGTCATTAATAGTTCTACATATCAAGCATTTTGTGCAGGGTTTAGAGAAGCATTTAAAACACATTCGTTGTTTGGTGAACCTAGAATAAATTATACACTTTCATGGTGTATAAAACGAGAAGTAAAAAATGGAAAATCTTGTGCGTTTGGAGCAAGACTTGGCTTTTTATATGCTATAGATAATAAAATTAGTCTTCAAGACGTTAATGATTTTAAATTTTTAGAAGAGTTATTTACAAATTCTAATATTGAAAACTATATAGATGTAACTAATGAATTAAAAGAAAAATTATATCAAAAACAGTATAAAATAAAAATTACTATATGAACATATTATTATTGTGCCATAGTAGAGGTTGGAATAAATGTACTGGTATGATTAAAGGGTTAAAACTTTTAAATCATAGAGTATTTCTTGTGTCAGATCATTATTGGCCAGATCAAATTGAAAGTTTTGAAATATATAGGGCGGAGTTGTTTATAAACTCGACATATGATATTAAACAAATTCTATTAGATGTAAAAGAAGTAGATGTAGTTTACAGTCTTACTGAAGATCTGTTGCCATTACAATGCAAACTTGAGCAATATTATGGGTTAAGTAATTTATATTATGAAACAGCACAAGTGTTGTCTGATAAACAAAAGTTTGATAATCATTGTAAAGAAATAGGGTTTGGAGAACTTATACCAGATAGTGTTATACCTGTATGTCATGAAGATTTAGATATATTTAAAGATAAAGGAATATTTGTTAAACCTACTGTTGGATCAGGTATGAGATGTTTAACTCCTTATAAAGATTATGAATATACAAGTTTTAAAAATAAAAATAGTTTTATGAAAGAGTTAGGGCCAACATTTTTTAAAGATAATAAACAAGGATTTGCCCATCCAGATTTCAATAATATAAGATATCATTTAATGGCACAAGAATGTTTATCGATTAGTACACAAGTGTTTGGACTTTATACTCGTATTACGAAAAAAGGTATTCCTGAAATAATATTTTGGTTATCAATAAAGTTAGAAGATAATCAAGTTATTTCGCATCGTAGTATTAATGAAAATGAAGTACCTATTAAATTAGTAGAAATTGCTAAACATTTTTTAAGTACATTTGTTACTTCATTAGAAATAAAAGATATGATATTTTCTGGCCCAGACTTTTATATGTATGATGGTAATATAAAAATAATTGATTTAAATCCTCGTCCTGGTGGTGGTATATCTTTTATGGATCAAATACATGATAATGAATTGTTTTCATCTATATTACAAGATAAGTTTATTCCTTTAAGGAAACATTTTCTATGGACTATTGCTAATATAAAACCAGGAAAAATTAAAAGTATTAGTGATATATCTCATTTAAAACCTTATATAAGAGATACAAGTTTGCATCAATTAAAACCTGGTTATACGTTGCCTGAAAATATGTATATACCAAAAGGGATTGAGATTATGTTGTCAACAGATGAAAAAAATGGATCTAGTTTAGATAGTAAACATAGATCCATTTCAGAACAGTTACAGGCGTGTATTATATATGAAAATTAATTTGAAAAATTACTAATAGCACTATTAACTTTAGAAGTTATAGCACCACTATTAATTATATATGTCATAGTTCCACCAAATGCAGTTTCCCATGCTTCTGATTGTACTAGTTTAGCAACAACACTTCGAGCATTGTTTACGGCAGTTTTAGATGCGTTGATAGATACAATAACATCAACAAATGCAAAATCTAAATCTCCATTTGCACTAAATGCAAAGCATTTACCATCCGCTTCTACTTTAGCTTGTTTAGTTTGAGTTGTAAAAATAGTATCAGTGTCGTTTCCTAGATAACCTCTGGTAGTTGCACCACTTCCGTCATAAGGAACAATAACAAAATTTATATTATTGTCTTTTCCTACCCTATCAAGGAATTTTTTAACAGGGGGTGATTTCCCCCATGTTGCTATTTTAATTGTTTTACCAGACATGTCTGACATTGAAGTAAAAGTGCGAGAACACATTATTGTTTCATATGTCATAATACCGATAATTGTATTTTCATTCATTTCTACTGATGGCATAGATGAATCGCCTGGCCACTCTGTACTCCACATAGTAAGTACATTTTTATTATTAAAATGACTGGCCGCAACTACAGGATTATTGGCCTGTATAAATTTACTATCAACTTGATTGCCAATCATTGACAATACTGCTTTAAAATCTCCTGAGTCGCTACCAGCATTTACGATTGTATAACTGTCATCTGCTGTAGCTGAAAAAGAAGTTAAAAGCATAGATAGTGCTACTATAACTTTTTTCATTGATTTAACTCCTTGTTGTAATTGATATCAACTAATTTTATTTACTTTATTATTGATATATGGTACCAATTCTTGGTATTAGTTAAATAGATAATGATCGTTACCAAAATCTTCCTTTTGTCTATATCCTAATTCTGTTAAAAAAATGTAGGCATCCTTATTTACTATCTCAATGTAAATTGGTGGTTTAAATTTTCTTATTGTTTTCTCTGCACCTTTTAATGCCTCTAATTCGTGACTTTCCACATCCATTTTAATAAAATCCACATTATGAAAATCATAACTATCTATTGTTTTAGTGTTAACAGATATATCTTTTGGAGTCTGTATAACTTTTTTCTTTGTAAGTTTTTTAAATTCTATTTCCATTTCTTCAGCATTATAGTGTAAGGTAGACATACCAGTGAAATAATTTATATATTTCATAGTTGCTGTGCCTGCCCTGTCAGAAATTGCCACTTTGTTTAAACTTGCATTCTTTTCTAATACATTTGTTTCCCAACATTCTATATGTTGTGGTATTGGTTCAAATGCTATCACTTTTGTAAATTCATAGGCAAGTCTTTTGGACCAAATGCCTACATGAGCACCAATATCTAAAGCTATATTCTTATTAACAATTTGTTTTATTGTAGATAAGTAAGGATTAAATTCGTAATTAGCACTCCAACGCCAACCACAATGATCTTCTTCTGGTATATAAAAATGTTTATCGTTTGTTAATTTCATTGATATATTATTATTATTCTTATTGCGTTATCCCAAAATAAGTCAGTTAAAAAGAACCCATATATTACTGGAAATGTATCTAAATTTCTCATATAATATCCTAGTATAGTTAATACTATTAAACAAATAAGCATCCACTCTGCTACTGGATAAATTTGAATACTCATTATACATATTATGCTTACAATACCAATGCTCACTATATTTTTGTGTTCTTTATAAAGATATGCTATTTTACCTAACATGTTAAAACCTGTCCATGATAATAATAGACAAATTAGTATTATAACTGGAATACAATAAAGTATAGAGAAAAATTCTGATTTAATTGTCTCTAAATTGAATATATAACCTTGAGACATCATCAAATAGTATATTAGTACCTCACTTCCTACAATTGGTATGCCAAGTATCAGTAATGGTAATAAACTACTCAATGCTCCACTGTTATTTGCCGCCTCGGCCGCTGAAATACTTTTTAAGTTTGGCATTCTAAAGAATTTTTTTACTAAATTCGCACTAACAAAACTTCCTAGAATATTAGTAATGCCAGGTATAAGTCCGCACCAGAATCCAACAACACTTCCTAACATTGTTGCAGGTAACGTATTTTTTCCTATAGCAAATTTAGTTATTTTTTTAGGTGTACTGATAGTTAAATTTTTAAATTTTAATATTTCAGGAATAATATACAAGCCTATCATTACACTACTAAAAGGTATGCCCAAAGTTAAGTAATCTATACCAAATGTGCCCCATGTTTCATATGTAGTATTATTAAATCCAATTTTGGCAAGCACACCTCCTAATATAAAAAGAAGCAATGTTTTATATATTTGTTGTTTTGTGTATAATGTTATTAGTATAATTGCTAAACCAATAACAATTAATTGAATAGTACTATTGTAAAATTTAAAAATATGTAATATTTGTGGGAAAAATAGTAGAAATACTCCTACGGCAAATATAGAACCTATACTGCTTGCTATTGCGTTGCTACTTACAGCAAGATGGCCAACTCCTTTTGTAAATAATTTATGACCAATTCTTGCAGTAGTAACTGCTGTCGCGTCACCAGGAATTCCATAAAGTATAGCAGTAACACTGTTTGTATAATTTGATGTTATTATGAGTGCTATATAAAATGCTAAAATATTAATTGGCTCAGTGTTTGCCAATATAGCATAAACTGTTGCTATTGCTAAAAATGGACCAGCGCCGGGAATGATTCCAAAAATTATTCCACTTGCTATGCCAAATAAAGACCACAATAATAGAATCACTGTACATGACCAAGATCTAATACTTTTTGAAATAAATGTTTATCAAATTTTAAACAAATAACTAATAACATCATATTATTTGCTACTGAGTGAACACTGTGTCTTTTGTTACCATTAAAATACCAAATACTGCCGTTTCTGCCTTTTATGATTTTATCATCATATATCCATTTGAATTGATATTCGTTAGCATTAACAAAGCCAACTAGTCTAATTTCTTCGTAAGTATAATCTTCTTTATTAATATCAAAATGGTCTGGAAAAAAACTTCCTGAATCCATACGAAGAAAATGACATCGACCTAACCATGGTTTCCATGGTTCTAAAAGATTTTGTAATTCCTCGCAATGATCATATACAGGGGTTGTTACGTTAATATCATGATTATGTATTACTTGCCCTGTTTCTATTTCATAATCTCTTAAACTTGTTAAATCAGGAACACCGTGGAGACCACCATCAATGCTGGTCACACTTAATCCCCATCTGTTATTTGGTTTACTAGGGTTATAACGTTTCCAGTTAAGTTTGAATATTTCTAATTCTTTTAATAACTTTTTATGGTTAAATCTATTCAGTTCAATCCAATCAACCATAGAATATAATCGTAAAAGTGCTTTATCATCATCATTCATACGTTTATAATGTAAATTTATAAAGAAATTTTCTCAAACTTTAGTGTAACATCTTTAGATGGTGTTATTCCCATAACCAGAGACATATATTCATTATATTTTGCTTCATCTACGAATTCTCTTGTAGTTATGACTGATAATCCATCTTCTGCTAATTCTTGACTTTTAGATATTACTCTGTCAGTTTCATATTCTTCTCTTTTAGAAGATACATCATCTAAATATTCGCTATGATCATTCCAAAAATCAGTAGTTGAACTGTAAACTTTTTCTGCATCTAATAGAGATGTTATTTTATATTTGACTGTGTGTGGCATTATTATTCCTCTTTCCTTGACAATATCATTGAAATATAATATAATAGTATATGTTAAGTATATTTATAGTTAAATATTAACATGTCAAAGATTATAGTAGTCTCAGGCGGTTTCGATCCTATTCACAAAGGACATATCGCTTTATTTAATTCAGCCAAAGCACTAGGAGATAAACTCGTAGTGGCGTTAAACAGTGATAAGTGGCTTCAACGCAAAAAAGGCAGGTCTTTTATGTTATTTGAGGAAAGACGCCTTATTGTACGCAATTTACAAATGGTGGATGAAGTTTTCTCGTTTAATGATAATGACAATACTGCTATAGATGCATTAAACAAAGTTAAAAGACATTACCCTGATGACACAATTGTATTTGCTAATGGTGGAGATCGTGGTAAAGATAATGTTCCAGAACAAGAAGTAGAGGGTGTAGAATTTGTGTTTAGTATTGGCGGTGATGACAAGAAAAACTCCTCAAGTGACTTAATTAAGAATTATAAATTTGGTATGTCGTATGAGGAATTTGGTTATTATAATGTATTGTACAATGACACAACATGTCGTGTAAAGGAAGTACATTTAGATCCCGGCGCAACAATGCAAATGGAACGTCATAAGAAGAAAAGTGAATTTTGGTTTGTTGCTAAAGGTGATTGTCAAGTAGAATATGCTTGGCCAGAAGATGTTAATAAACTAAAAACCCGCTCATTAACAAAGTATATGCATTTTTATGTTCCATCAGGACAATTTCACCGTATATATAACGAAACAAAACTCCCTTGCAAAATATTAGTTATGGAATACAGTCCTACAGCAGATGTTAGATTTGATGATGACTGCGAACTAATTGAGAATTATTACAATCCCGTTCCTATTACAAGCACAGCATTTTTATGAAACTAAATAGTTTATGCGCTGGACACGAGAAACAAGAGAAGAACGAGCAATTAGACTGAGCCAATGGCATGAATGGTTTGCGTGGCGTCCAATACGCATGTGGAAATTAAATCCAAGAAAATCCCATAGAACACAGAAAGAAGTACAAATGTTAGAACACTCTAATCAAGTGATATGGTTAGAACGTGTTATGAGAAAGTTTGAAGGTGATACTAAAATTTATGCAGGTTCATTAAAAGAAGTAACAATGATACAATTAGCAGACCCAGTAATTAAACATAGAGTAATTATTCGAGAGGATGATTGATGCCAACTTATGAATACAAATGTGAAGACGATAATTGCGAACATACCCTAGAAATAACACAATCCATTAAGGATGAGCCAATAGAATTTTGCCCAAATTGTGGCGAGAAAACATTTAAAAGAGTACCCTCATTATCATCATTTATTTTAAAAGGAGATGGTTGGTATAAAAACACCACTAAACCTTCTAGCAATGACTCGTAAATACGAATATAATGGTTACCTTAGAAGTAAATTCTTTGGCAACACTACTCACAAGTCACTCAACAATGAAGAAAGATAGAATCATATTAACCGATGTTGATGGTGTCTTGCTAGACTGGGAATTCGCGTTTCATACGTGGATGGAAGAGCACGGACACACAGCAGAAGATGGGCATAAACTAGTTTATAGCGTAGCAAAGCGTTTTGGTATAACTGGTACAAATGCTAAAAAATTAACAGAGTTTTTTAATGAGAGTGCTTCAATAGGTTTCCTCCCCCCATTACGAGATGCTATGTTTTATGTAAAAAAATTACATGAGCAACATGGTTACGCATTTCACGCAATTACATCATTAAGTTTGAATAGACACGCGATACGTTTAAGAGAACAGAATTTAGCCAAATTGTTTGGTGAAACCGCATTTGAAAAAGTAGTTTGTTTAGATACTGGCGTTGATAAAGATGACGCATTAGAACCTTATAGGGACTCAGGATGCTGGTGGATAGAAGATAAAATGAAAAATGTAGATACTGGCGAAAAAATGGGGTTGCGTGGTATACTAATGGAACATGGTCATAATATGGATTATCCAGGCCCTGCTTTAGTTGCTAAAAATTGGAAAGATATTTACAACTTTATTACTAACCCTTCATCATAAAGGATTCACCACACCCACAAGATGCAGTATCTGGGATGGTAACTTTAAATGCTGGCATAAAATCACCAGTATAATCAATTGTTGCACCAGTCATATGTGTAATTGTAAATTTATCAATGAGGAATTGTTTACTCTCACCTAAATCAAAAGTAATATCACCATCTTCTAACTCGTCAGAATTTTCCCATTTGCCAATTAAGCCTGAGCACCCGCCGCCATCAAGTGAATAGCGGACGTATGGTACGTCATTTTTAGTAGCAACTGTTAGTAACTGTTTTTTTGCTGTTTCAGTTAGTATTATGTTGTGTTCCATATTCTTTCTCAAAAGTTTCTCTTAACCAATCATAATTGTCTGAAGTATTTCTGTATTCCTCTATCCAATTATTACATATTTTAGCACATTTTATGCCGTATGTCACTCCTTCTATACAGTATTTACCATTTTTTTGCTCATATCCTACACTAGACCATTTATCTAATCTTATAGTATAATCATTATGGTTTTGTTTATTTGTCTCATTAAGAAGTTTATAAGTTAGTCTATTTCCAATTCTAAATCCTGTTTTCCATGAGTCATATGGCGAGGTATTAAAAAAACTTATGCTTGCTATGTTATTTTCTTGCCATGAACCCCACATTTTCCAATAATCTTCCTCAATTATAGTTTCATCAAATATTTCATATGTATTATCGATGTCATAATTATTAGGCAGTTTGAATTTTTCAAATAAGTTATAATTGTTTGTGCTTTTACAAACTAAAGCCACAGGACTATGATTAAGTATCTCACCATTTACCGGATTTAATGAATTCCAATTAATATTATGTTTTCTTTTAACATATTCATAACTAATTTCGTCATTAGTTAATGTGGTTAAGTGTTTAGTCCATTTTTGCGGTGGTTTAAAGTTAAAATCCTTACATACCATAGAATCTCCTTCAACTATAAAGTAGTATGGAGTTTCTGTTATTTCCCTACACGCATTATACGCATTAAGTATTCCTTTAACACCATTTACACGTTTAGCGTTAGGTACACGTTTTTTTAATAATTTATAATGTTTATCAGCATCTTTCTCATTATAACTCATAAACACTACGTCTAAATGTGGATTTGGTATAGGTCTTACGTCAGAAAAATCAGAATTGTATTCAATAAATTTATTAACAGTTTCTAAGTCAATATATTGTTTGGTTAAATCTAACTTCATATTAATATTTAATAAATACATATAAATGGAAACATTATTATGAGCACACAGATGAAAGATATTCTAACAACGTTAGAGTTACTTACGAAAGAAAAAATTGATCCTGAAACAATATTAGAAGAGGGTGAAATAGAACAAACTCTTAAGTTAGATGAAGATGGAGAATTGTTGCCTGGCCAGCAATTAGACGAAGCATTTACCAAGCAACATTTTGAATTATTTGCTGATATGTTAAAAAGTATTAGTGATAATGATACTCGTGATGACTATGCGAGTCGTTTAGTAGCAATGTTTGAGAAGGATAATCCTCGCTTTAATAAAGAAATGTTTCTACAAGCCGCAGGTATTGATACTGCTGATGAAAAAACAGAACTTGTATATGATGAACATGGGAGTGTACATCAAATTAGACCATCTGAAGTAGATGCTTTCTTACAAGGTCATCCTGGTCGTGGTTTAGCAGAGTCAGTATAACTCAATAACATTAATTAAGGGAGATGGTTAATGGCTGGACACTTAAAAAATGCCGCGATCGCGGCGAATCGTAAATGTAATTTTTCTTATTACTGCTATCACGCATGGATAGCATGTAGAGCAGGTGCTTTATTGGGTTATTTGTCAATAATGTCATTTGTTCACGCATTTTTTCCATTTGTATATGCTGGATTTGGATTAGCAAAATTAATTGTACGTAATACTAATAATATCCGTAGATCTATCCCAAATTGGGAAGGCTGGAAAGAGTTAGATAACTGGAACGACGAGAAATACAAATAACTTGACATTTTACACGATTTGCTATAGAATCATAGCATGACTAAAAAATATATTTACCTTGCTGGCCCGATAGCGCAATGCAATTATCAGGAAGCAAACGACTGGCGCAGTTATGTTCGTGATAAATTACACACAAACATAATTGGAATTTCCCCACTACGTTGTGAGCCTATGGAAGGAGAAACATACGGCCCAGGTAACGACCCACGTTACAATTCCCCCGGAGCAATAGCGGCAAAGAATTGGTATGACACAGAAAAGTGTGATTTAATTCTTGCATATATGCCACGTGAATTAAACCAACGTCGGCCATCTTATGGTACAACTATTGAGATTGGTTGGGCAATTGGTTTAAAGAAACCTATTATATTAGTAACAGATGATGAGTACTTAACAGAGCATCCTTTAATTAGGGCAAATGTTAATTGGGTATTTGAAGATTTTCAAAATGCTGTAGATGTTATACATGGATTATTTGACGATTACGTAGGCAATGGATAGAACTGAAATACATTGTGTAGATAATGGGCAAGTTGCTCCAGCAGATATTTTACATAAAAATGATAAAATGCTGGAAGTTGCTATTGTAGGCACAGATACCCCTATAAAATTATTTAAAAAAACTCCCGATGCTAAGGTATATCATGGTAGATATGCTGGTTTAGAGTTTACATCAACAGGCGAACCACCTAAAACGTAGGTTTTTCCGAGTAATATTATTGGTATTTTAACTAAATACTGGTAGATATTACTTTAATGGAGCAACCTACGTTTAATGAACGATTTTTACGATTTCGCTACACTTCTAATTGATAAAGAAAAAATTGAAAAAGTAATTCAGCGAAAGGCGTCAATAATTCAAAGAGCATTTGAAGAAAAACATAAAGCGCCTGAAAGAATTATAAGTCTTGAATTTCATAGTATATTAGTAGATTTTGCCTTACAAGGTTTAGATGTAAGTTATATTTCTGAGAATAAAAAACTTGTCAAATATGTAAATAATTTGTGTAAGGAATTTGATGTTAAAATTAAAAATCACAATATGCCATTAGATGCATTTTGTGTTAAGTATCATATGAATAAAGATAAACAAGAACCATATGATGCTGTATTAGCATTGGATCAATATTTTACATATGCTAATAGTGAAGATCAACAAAGAACTAATTTACATAATGCGTTGTCTTTATTACATACAGAAGGTATTTTATTAACATCTTTAATGGATTATAAGAATATTAAATTCAATAATAAAATGTTTACTGAACCATTTTATATTAGTACTGCTGGAGTAGAATATATATTAGTATCTTATAGAAAATGGGATCAGGAAGATAGAAAGAAGTGGATGCACTATTCTTATGCTATTGATCAAACAAATAAAAAAATGACAGTATTTGAACCACAACAACGTCAAGCAATGTTTTTTAAACAACTGGCATATCATACTGCTTCAGCCGGTTGGACTAATTTTACAGTGCATAAAAAATTATTGTATAAACCGATATATAGTAATAGTGGTCAGTATATTATATCAGTGACACAATAGGAAAAATTATGAGCATAGCAACATTTGAAACATTAATGTCACCAAGTTCTATTAAAATAGAACATATCAATTTTGACGCCAATGATCTAAGTGGTGACTATATAGATGGTGGTACGATAACGAATTTTTCCAGTACTGGTATTAAAGATGAAGCGACCAAGCCTGCCTTACACCTAGATGATAATGGTTTAAGTGTTGATAATATCACTAGTAATGATATAGAAGTTACTAATATTACAGTTAGTGGTACAATGACTGTAGAAAATCTCAAATACAAATTTACACAAGAAGAGATAGTAGATGGCATTCATTTAGGTAAACAAGGATTAATTCATATGGGACATGATACTGTGTTATCTCGTAGTGAATTAGGTCCAGGTATTGCCTTTAGTAATTTAAGGACAGTGGGACATTTAGAAAAGTTGATTGTAATTGGCAATCTAGATGCAGGATATAGTTTCCACGTTAATTCATTAACCAATCGTGTTGGTATTAATACTTCTGAACCTGTTGGCGCACTACATATACAAAATGACAGTGGTGCTGAATTAGTAGTCGATGGTGTAGGTGATAAAAGTTATGTTGGTACTGCTCGAAATACTGATTTAGTATTTGGTACTAATATGCTTGGAAGTGAAAAAGCAGTACATATGACAGTTTGTACTGATGGTAATATTGGCATAGGCACTCGCGAACCCACTGCTACATTAGAAGTACGTGGTGATATTAAGTTTGATGGTGTCACAATGTCCTCAGGCTACTCTAAACCAAAACCAGGCTGGCATGATAGAAGTGAGATTATTTGGAATCAAGAGCCAGCAATTGGCCAACCAATTGGTTGGGTTTGTATAGAATCAGGTGACCCTGGCACATGGGCCACATTTGGCACTATCGAATAGTTACCTCCTAAAATTATTTTTTGATAATTAATACTTGAGGTAATTTAATTATGAAAAAGTATATAACTACTTTGGCTGTAGTGGTGTTTTCTATGATATGCTCGCCCAATATCTATGCATATGATACAAATTATTCACTACACGGACACAGTGCAAGTTTTTTGATGTTAGATAATAAGTGGATGACACTTAATTATCTTCACCCTAACGCCAACAAAGTCGGTATGAGAAATGCCGCAAAGGCCAATGGCGATACCCACATCTATCTTTACACCAGAAATGGTGGTGACAATGGTGGTGGTTACAATCTAGAACAGATAAGTCCCCAACCAGATTGGGAAGCAAGACTAGATGAACTCAACAACATGGGACTCAAACCAGTTTTATGGTTGACACCTGATGACAGTCCTTCTATCACAAATCAATCCATGGATGCCCAGAAGGCACACTTTAGTAATATGGTTGCTAGGTTTGATGACAAAGTTACAGGATATGTTACTTGCCTAGAATGTGATGAATATTGGAGTGCCGCTCAAGTGCAGGCTCTAGTAGCACATTTAAAATCAAAAACAAATAAACCTGTTGGTGTGCATTTGACACCAGGTGTTCAACCGGCATACTTTGCTAATGCTGATTATGTATTTTTACAAACCGGCTTTGGTAAGACAGCAGAACAAGTAAAGGCCATGGTGGCTCATGCAATTGCAGTAACTGGTAAACCAGTTGTTGCGTCCGAGTACTCATTTGAAAGTAGATCAGCGAACGCTAGAGCATTAGGTGATGCGGCGTGTGCGGCAGGTGCAATAGGTACAGGTAACGGTAGAAGTATTACACTGTGCGGTGCAGAAGAGCCGCCAAAAAAGAAAAACAGAGATGCTGAAACAGCAATGGCAGTTGCTGGTGTTGCTTTAATCGCCGTTGGTGCATATTATTTGCATACTAACTATGATTTTGAATTGAAAATGGATTTAACAGACAATTATCAACTATATGGCACACAGAAAACATTTAACTTGTTTGAAAAAAATGATAATTCATTAAATTTTAAGATGGAATTATCCCATACTACAGCAGATGATTTTAATGAAAACAAAATCTTTTTTGGTTTCACTGGTACTTTCTAGTATATTACTAGTACCTAGTATCAGTCAAGCATACGATAAAATACACTCGTTGCATGGTGTAAGGTCTTCCTTTTTATTAGGTAAGATAGGACCTTTCACTAACGATCAGTCAAAGAAGTTTAATACAACCTTAATGTATTTGTCTAACACTTGGACAGATGCAGAACGAGCAACCTTTAGACAACGATTAACCAATACTGGTGACACACATATTGATATGTATGTTCGTGCCACCAGAGGTCATCTGCCTGGTGGCATAGTAAATCCTAATGATGATTTCCGACAAAGACTCATAGAACTAAACCAGTCGGGACTAAAACCTGTATTGTGGATGACACCCGAATCTGCACATAGAGATTGGAAGGGTGATGCTACACATCATAAAGCGTTTATGGAAAAAATTATTAGACTTTATGATGATCAAGCATCTGCATATGTTGCTTGTTTAGAATGTGATGAGTACTGGACACCTGAACAAGTAAATGACTATGTTGCTTTTATAAAGTCAAAGACAAATAAACCTGTTGCTGTGCATTTGTCAGATGGTGTTGGTGGTTATAAAAAAGATACACGATATTACACTAATGCAGACTACATCTACTTACAAATAGGTGGACACACAACAGGCGATTACATATCAGATACAGAGACAGCAAAAAGAATGTTGACTGAGGCATTGACACTTGGCAAACCAGTAGTAGTTTCTGAGTATTCGTTATTCAGCGAGTCGGCACAAGCAAAAGCATTAGGTGATTTAATGTGTTCTATGGGTGCCGTAGGCACAGGTAATGGTAGAAGTATTACATATTGTGGGCATGAGGATGCCCCAACAAAGAAAAATGATAAGACTATGGCAATATTAGGTATAGGTGTTGCAATTGCCGCAGTATATTTCTATCAACAACAATTTAAAGAAATGCCTTTTAACTTTACCCTTAATGGAAATGAAGATTATCAAATATATGGAGCAGAAAAAGTATTTGGAATAACTGATAGTTTAGAATTTGTTATGAACTATGATTATGAAATTGCTGAACAATATGAAGATAATGTAATACAATTCTCTATTAGAGGTAGATGGTAATTGACATATTAAACTAATTATGTTATAGTAACACTATGCAATATGAAATTAAATCCGGGAAAACTTTGTATATGACTCATGCAAGTTCTCCCGCAGAAGCAGTTCAACATTTTAAGTCATCTATTGGAAATTTGCCTGTTGATTTTGTTAATTGTGTAGGAAATGGATCAGTGCTAGATAATGTTATAAGTAATTTTGAAAGGGAAAAAGAATCCTATTTTGATATAATTACATTTAATCATGACAAGTATTGATATTATAATTCCTCAAGGAACTATACATATAGAACTTTTGGATAATCCATTTGTTAAAAAATGGACAGAGCATTTCTGTAATATGCAAAAAGCATATGATATGGATTATCATACTGAAACACAGCCAGTTTATAATATTCTTAAAACTAATCAAGAAATATTAAAAGATTTGGCAAATTTAAGAAATACTATTATTAAACTTCGAGATATGGGTACAAATTTTCCATTTGATCCATGGAAAGTTACATATGAAAAGATTTTTCCTAATCATGATGCAGGGCAACAAACACTGAATGAAATACATCGGTATTTTACCACTGGTGGCAGAACATTAAATGAATATGAAAATCTTGGTATTCTTAATACTGGGCATTGGTCAGATGATTTTGATTCTAAATTTACTTTTGATAAAGAAAATGAAGAAGAATTTAAACATACACACGCCTTGGTTAATGATTATGTACATGAACTTGATCAAAGTATTTTAACTTCGAGAAAAGATATGGATTTTAAAAATCAAGCAGTTAATTTGCAATTTGAATTCGGAAGTCAAAAGAAAGATTGTCGTTTTGATAAAGGTACATTTGTTAATATTGTTGAAGATGATTATATGTATGCAGATGACGAAGTAGATATTGATGTTTGGTGTGGTAATGATATATTAGGAAAAGATTATATAGAAGCATATTATGATCATGACGATCCTTCTCAATGGGATGTTACTCCAATTGATGGACATAGTGGAAAGTTTAAAATTAATGTTAGTTCTCAGTGGTATGAAGAAGATAGTACTGATAATACTTTGCAACAATTAGTAAAAAGTGATAATTTTCAAAATTGGCTTAAGGAACATAATATAGAATATACGCCAGAAATGTGTGGTATGCCATTAGGTAAGGTAGTTAATGGTAAAGAATTAGCAACACGTGATAATTTTCAACAACCACCTATATATTTTGACATTATAGTAAATAATTAACATGTATAGACCCTTGCCAGATGGTATTACTGTAGGACCAAGTGACATTGAAGGTACTGGTCTTCTCACAACTAAACCAATTAAAGCAGATGTAGTTTTAGGTATTGTACATATTGCAAATAAGAATTTTCCTCATGGCTATATACGTACTGCGTTAGGAGCATTCTATAATCATTCTGAAACACCAAACTGTATTACGAAAAATGGCTATTGGCATCAAATTCCTGTAAAATATCTTGTGACATTGCGAGATATTGAAGCAAACGAAGAACTCACAGCAAAATATACATTATACACTGTTGATGATTATCCTTGGGAGTAATACGATAGTATATAGTATACTATTTCTTTCTTAAATACCAAACTAGGGGTTGATGATTATGGATCACGTGTATCGGGTATATAATTATCGCTGACTAGTTTAGCAACTTATTGGAGAATAATATGAAGGCAATAGTAATTGCAGCTTTAATTACAGGTTTTTCAATTAGTTCAGTTTATGCGTCGGACCACGGCGATGCCGCATGGCAAAATCATGTCGGCACAGCAGGCACTCCAGGATCATGTGAAATGGTAATGGAAGTTGGCGGTCCAGTTGAAGTTTGCGGTACAATATTCCATGGTCACGAGTTGACAAAGGAAGATTTACTAGCAAAGTAAACTATATAGCATAATTGAATCATTCGACAATAATAATTAATTGCTAATTAACATGGAAAGGGCCCAGAAATGGGCCTTTTCTTTATATACTGCTATAACCCTCCCCCAAATACACCTTAAATACTACGCTAAGAGTCGATATTGTCATACAACCTTTATTTGGTGAAACATGTGGAGGATGTATTCAAATATTTACTTTTAGTAATTTAGCAATTATTGGAGAATAATATGAAAGCAATAGTTATAGCAGCTATAATTACAGGTTTTTCGATTGGTTCAGTATTTGCTCACGCACCTGAAGGTCGGCAAGATGCTGACGTTCTACATGCAGGTACCGGTACAGTGTGCTGGACAGATTGGGATCGTGGTGGCGCATATGAACAATGCGGTACTACTGTCAAAACTGTTGTAGTAGAAGCAGAGGGCGGTCGTGGCGAATAAACTGTAAAATTCAATAATAATTAAACGCTAAAGACACGGAGAGGGCCTGATTGGGCCCTTTCCACTTATCTAATCCATAAACTTGGTTTTAACTTATAAGTGTGTCTTTTTTTTCCGAAGAACCATTTTTATGTACGTCACTACGCACTACTTTTTCAAGTTTTAAAAACGCAAGTCTTTCATTGGGAACATATCTCCAAACTATGCCTCTATCGTTTACTTTTTCAAATACTGTTTTAGTAACGCCAATTGTTATTATAACTGCTTCTTCACCATCGAGTAATACTACATCACCAGGGTTAAATGCGTTACTTAATTTAAATTTTATTCCTTTTGCTAAAGATGTTGCCCAATCTTTAATCATCATTGCCATAATAATGCTTACTAGTATAGTAAGCCAAGGCATTAAAAATGTTGTAAGTTGTAAACTAGTTGCTAGAGATAGTTCTTCGATATTCATATATGAATTTTCCTAATCGTGTAAATATTATTTATGGTAAAGAAAGTAGCATTTTGTATTGGCAATGGGCAATCTCGTAAGGGTTATAATTTAGAAAAATTACGAGATATTGGGCCATTATATGGTTGTGGTGCGGTTTGGCGAGATAATCATGTAGATAACGTAATTTGTTGTGATAAGTTTAAAGCAAGAGAAGCCGCAGAACATCATGTAGAAATGCGTTCAAATTTTTATACTAGAGCAGAGTATATACCGCATTTAGAAGCAGTAGGTATTAAACCACTGCCATCACTTCCTTATTTTGGATTAGAGCCACACGAACAACCTGCAGGTTGGGATAGTGGATTATATGCTGTGCATACTGCTATACATGAAGAAGCAGATGTAATAATGTTGCTTGGTTATGACTTTTATGGATGGGGTAACAACCAAAGTAGAGTTAATAACATATATAAAAGAACAAAGAATTATAATAAAGAGAAAAAACCACGTGATCCAATTACATGGATTAAACAGTTTCAGTTATTGTTTAAAACGCACTATACAGTAACATTTATTTTTATAAAACCTGAGAAATATCCACATCCGCCAGAATTTGATTCGTGGAGGTATGTATTGTTTGATACGTATGAGGGGTTGGATAAGTTTGTTGAAACGAAGTTAGAGGATATACACGGATAACGTTATTTCTTCTTGGTTTTTCTCGTTCTTGGGTTTTTCTTTTCTCTAACTGTTGTTAATTGTGTTAATAGTTTTTCTTTTTCTATATAATTTCGAAGATAACCACTTTTCACTTGCATAAGTCTTATTGAGAGAAGTAATTCCTGTTTTCCAATGAAATTTTCTATTTGAGAGTCAGGATATTTTTCTACGTCTGTTGCATCATAAATTATTAGTTTAGGTAAGTTGCCTTTCTGATAAAGAACGTCTGTTGCTAGATCAATATTTGATAATTTCTCATCTAGTTTTTTAAAATCTAACAAGTAATATCCGCCTGCTGTTGAGTCATGAAATTGTACTAATTTAACATTTTTTTGGTTTAATGTTCCAAAATAGTTAATACCACCGTTACCATCTGCACCATGTAACAATTGTTTTAAAAATTTTCTTTCACTTGAATTGCTATCTTGTTCAAGTAATTGATTCATTACTTTACTTACATATTCATATGATTTAGATATTGCATTTATTATATTTTTAGATCTTATAAAATTTTCCCTGACTGGTTCTATATCTATACCAAATATACGCCAAAGTTCTTTTTGGTACTCAAATCTTTCGTCTAATGATAAATTAACAGCGCCAGCACCTTTTTGCCCAAATTGTTTAGTAGTACCCACTTTAACAGATAAATCAAAATGTACTAATTTACTACCAGGTTCGTCACGAGAAGTATATTCCATATAAATGTCTGTCTTACTGCCAACTTCATCACTTATGCCATCTGATGTAATTGTAACAACATCAGGTTTTCCATTTGCTTCAAAGTATTTTGCATATTGGCCAACTCCCTTGTCATTAACATACTGAACAATACCTTTTACAATGTTTCCCATATAACTGTCAAATATTTTAGGATCTATAAATCCATTCCAAGTTGGTGGTTTTAATTTTACAACAAGTCTTACGTCATCTACAATATTACTATTTGCTAAATCGGGCAAATTACCACGATTGATAGTTCCATTATTTAATCCTAGTTCATTTACGATACTTTTTACATCTGCTACTGATATAGGTTCTGTAGGTCGTTTTATCATTCTAGCAAACGTAGCGGCGCCAAAGACACCTTCAGCCATTTCTCCTCTATTAGGATTACCCGCTTTCCCGCCAAAGTCAGCAGTTTTGAGTAAAGACTGTGAAGTAATTTCCTGACCAGATTTTGTTTTTAATACTATCTTTGGAAAGTTTTTTCCTTGTGCTTTAGTTTCTTTTGCTACTTTTACTTGATTTATTACATCATTATATGTGCTAGGATCAATAACAACGGTGCCTCCACCAACTAACTCAAAAGGTATGCCTTGTCTAATGTAATCTAAAAATTTAGCAGTACGGTCGTCATAGCCAGACTTAAACAGTTCATTAGATCTTAAGTCTGAAGATTCGGAAATGAAAAATTCATGATACTTCATTAATTCTTTGCGCCCTGTTTTATTTTTTCAAATTCTTTCTGTAATTCTTTAGTATAATTTTTACCAGATTTTTCTAAATTAGGATCTATTTTTCCAGTAGTAATAGTAGTTCCCAATGATTTGTTAAATTTTGTTTCAGCATCAGGCTCTGCTTTATCAGGGCCTTGTTCTGTATTTTGATCTGCTTTGTTTAATAGTTGTTGCCCAGCATCACGTGCTTCCTTACTCAAAGGACTAACAGGCGTTTCACGTCTATGTGAAATCGTACCCTGTGGTGTTGCCTCTATTAGAATATCAGAAATTTTCATAATACTACCATATTTTGTTTCCTATATTTATACTATTTGTATGCTAATAATAGTTTTGCTATTAAGTGAAAGGGATTATAAACTAAATATACATAACACAGGAGCGTGATACATGGTAAGCAAATTACTTAAAGAGTATTCTTCCAACTACCAAAGTAAAAAAGAGGTAGAAATAACATTAGAAGCATACTTAACATTATGTAAGAAAGATCCATTGGCTTATGCTACATCTGCTGAACGCATGTTAGCAGCTATCGGAGACCCAGAACACGTCGATACATCAGAAGATTCAAGATTGTCTCGTATATTCTTGAATAGAACATTAAGAGTTTTCCCAGCATTTAAAGATTTTTATGGACTAGAAGATACAGTTGAACGAATTGTAGGCTTCTTTAAACATGCCGCACAAGGACTAGAAGAACGCAAGCAGGTATTATATTTGCTTGGTCCAGTTGGCGGTGGTAAGAGTTCTTTAGCAGAACGACTAAAAGAACTAATGGAAATACACCCAATATATGTTCTTAAAGCAGGCGATACAATTAGTCCTGTGTATGAAAGTCCGTTATCATTATTTAACCCAGAAGTATATGGTGACCAACTTGAAAAAGAATATAAAGTTCCAAAACGTTATCTCACAGGCTTGTTAAGTCCGTGGGCAATTAAACGTTTGGATGAGTTTGATGGCGATATTACTAAATTTACAGTAGTAAAACTACAGCCTAGCAAATTAAAGCAAATTGCTGTAGTAAAAACAGAACCAGGTGATGAAAATAACCAAGATATAAGTGCCCTAGTAGGTAAAACAGACATACGCCAACTAGAATACTTTTCACAACATGACCCAGATTCATATGCATTTAGTGGTGCATTGTGTAAGGGCAACCAAGGTCTTATGGAGTTTGTGGAAATGTTTAAAGCACCAATTAAGGTATTACATCCACTACTAACTGCTACACAAGAAGGCAACTACATGGGCACAGAAGGTATTAGTGCTATCCCATTTAGTGGCACAATTTTAGCACATAGTAATGAATCAGAATGGACATCATTTAAAAACAACAAAAACAACGAAGCGTTTTTAGATCGTGTATATGTTGTTAAAGTTCCTTATTGCTTGCGTATAGATGAGGAAATTAAGATTTATGATAAGATGTTAACATCTAGTGGATTAGCGGATCATCCATGTGCGCCGCAAACATTAGATATGCTAGGACAGTATTCAATCTTGAGCAGACTACAAGAGCATGAAAACAGCAACTTGTTTTCCAAAATGCAAGTGTATAATGGTAAGAATTTAAAGGATACGGATCCGCAAGCAAAAAGTCTACAGGAGTATAAAGATACTGCCGGAGTAGACGAAGGCATGTCAGGTTCATCGACACGTTTTGCTTTTAAGATTTTATCTCAGACATTCAACTTTGACACAGCGGAGATAGCCGCTGACCCAGTACATCTAATGTTTGTATTGGAACAAGCAATAAAACGCGAGCAGTTTGGTGAGGAAAAAGAAAAGGCACTCATTGCTTTTATTAAAGAGTGGCTTGCACCAAAGTATGCCGATTTTATTGGCAATGAAATACAGAAAGCGTATTTAGAAAGTTATAGTGATTATGGACAAAACTTGTTTGATCGCTATATTCAATATGCTGACCATTGGATACAAGAGATAGATTTTAAGGATCCTGATACAGGCAACCTCTTTAGTCGCGATGTATTAAATGATGAACTAGAGAAAATAGAGAAGCCAGCAGGCATTGCTAATCCTAAAGACTTTCGTAGTGAAGTAGTTAATTTTGTTTTACGTGCTAAAGCAAAAAACAAAGGTAAAAATCCAAAATGGACAAGTTACGAGAAACTACGTGAGATTATAGAGAAGAAAATGTTTGCGTCTACAGAGGAATTACTTCCAATTATTTCCTTTGGTAATAAGCAAAACAAAGATGATCAACAAAAGCATGACGATTTTGTAGAGCGTATGGAATCAAAAGGCTATACAGAACGTCAAGTGCGGAGACTTGTCGAATGGTATATGAGAACCCAGAAGAGCAGTTAAGGGTTCAACATGACCAAGCATATTATAGATAGGCGACAAAATCCTAAAGGTAAGAATTTATCTAACCGACAGAGATTTATAAAACGCTCTAAAAAGCATCTTAAAGATAGCATGGACGAAGCCATGAAGACACGTTCCGTAAGGGACTTAAAGTCTGGTGGCCGTGTTCGTGTGCCTTCTAAAAGTATTAAAGAACCACAGTTTAATTATGATCCTAAATCAGGACAGAAAGATTATATACTGCCAGGTAACCAAGAATACTTACAAGGTGATAAAATACGCAAACCATCTTCTGGACAAGGCGGTGGTGGCGGCCAGGAAGGATCCGATGATGCTTATGGAGAAGATGATTTTGTTTTTTCTATTAATAGAGATGAATTCCTAGATATATTATTTGAAGATTTGGAACTGCCAAATCTTAGAGAAAAGAAAAAGAAAAGTATAGAGGAATTTACAACTCGTCGTGCTGGATATGTTAATGAGGGCTCACCTAATAACTTAAACCTTGAGCAAAGTATGATACGCAGTATTGGTAGACGTATTGCTCTTAAAAAGCCAAAAGGGATCCGGCTTAAGGAACTAGAAGCACGATTAGAGGAACTTAAAGAGGAAAGAAAACCTCTTGTTGTTATTATTGAAAAGTATCCTTATAATAAACAGGGCAGATGTAAAGAAGCACCTTTATTAAAAGCAATTGATGATGAGATTGCAGAAGTAGAAGCAGAGATTAAAAAAATAAGAGCACGTTACAATGCTATCTCTTTTATTGATCCAATTGATTTAAAGTTTAATAATTTTACTAAAGTTCCAAATCCTAAAAATGCCGCTGTAATGTTTTGTATATTGGATGTTTCAATATCAATGCAAGAACGTGAGAAAGATTTAGCAAAACGATTCTTTATTTTATTACACTTGTTTCTCAGTATGAAATATGATAAAGTAGATGTAGTGTTTATACGACATCATACTACTGCTAAAGAATGTACTGAGGAAGAATTTTTTACTAGTAAAGAAAGTGGTGGTACTGTTGTATCAACTGCTTTAGAATTAGCATACGATATTGTTAGAAAAAGATATGATTTGGAATATTGGAATGTTTATGTAAGTCAAGCAAGTGATGGTGACAACTTTACTACAGATAACCAACAAGTACAAGATGTCATGCAAAATAAATTATTGCCATTAGTTCAGTTTTTTGCTTATGTAAGCATTGTAGCACATTCACATCAAGTTAATAATGAAATAGGTACATCAGTAGGTAGTGGATTAGAAAAAATATATCAAGCATTAATGGATACTTTTGATTATGTACAAATACGTAGGGTACATGAGCCTAAAGACATATATCCAGTATTTAGAAAGTTCTTTGCGCCAAAAGGAGGAAGTAAAGATGAGTAAAACTTTATATGAGCCGCAAAGTGATTGGAGTTTTGATCTAATTTCTGAAATATATGACGCATGTGAAGATATAGCAGTTAATGAACTTGGATGTGACTGTTATGTTAATCAACTTGAAGTAGTAACGTTTGAACAAATGCTAGATGCTTATGCTAGTATAGGTATGCCATTGTCTTACAATCATTGGAGTAATGGTAAAGCATGGGCACACTATGAGAACCAATATAGAAAAGGCAGAACAAGTTTAGCATATGAGTTAGTCATTAATAGTAATCCTTGTATTAATTATTTAATGGAAGAGAATACAATGACTACACAAACTCTAGTTATTGCTCACGCCGCATTTGGACATAATCATTTCTTTAAAAATAATTATTTGTTTAAAACATGGACAAGTGCTGACAGTATTATTGACTATCTAGTATTTGCTAAAAATTATATACAAAAGTGTGAGGAAAAGTATGGACTTGATGAAGTAGAACTTTTCTTAGATTCCCTACACGCGATACGTAATTATGGTATAAACAAGTATAAACGCCCTCATAAATTAAATGCAAAAGCAGAAGCAGATAAGGCACAAGAGCGAGCAACATATTTACGTAAACAAGTAAATGAGTTGTGGGACACAACCATTGTTCCAAATAAGAAAGACCAAGAAGAAAAGGAAAAAAGAGTTAGTTTACAAAAGCCAGAAGAAAATTTAATTTACTTTTTAGAAAAAAATGCACCAAATTTAACTGACTGGCAACGTGAACTGTGTCGTATAGTGCGTAAAATTGCTCAGTATTTTTATCCACAAGGGCAAACAAAAGTAATGAATGAGGGATTTGCCTGTTTTGTGCATTATTATTCAATGCATAGATTACATGATAAAGGACTAATTACTGACGCCGCAATGTTTGAGTTTTTAAAGTTACATACTAATGTATTAAATCAACCCACATTTGACAAAAAATGGTATAATGGTATTAACCCTTATTCATTAGGTTTTGCTATGTTTATGGATATTAAACGTATGTGTGAGCATCCTACTAAAGAAGATAAGGAATGGTTTCCTGATATTGCTGGTGGTAACTGGAAAGAAATTATTTTAGATGCTGTTGCTAATTACAGAGATGAAAGTTTTATATTACAATTTTTATCACCAAAAGTAATTAGAGATTTTAAATTATTTCAACTTGGTGATAATAAGTCAGATCCTCATTATGTAGTTAAAGCAATACATAACAGCTTAGGATATAAAAGCATACGTAAAGAGATGGCACGACAATATGATTATAATTACCGTATACCTGACATACAAGTAGTTGATTATGATCATGATGACAAGCGTTCGCTATTATTGCATCATTATAAAGGACCAAGTGGTAGAGAATTGTCAAAGACAACAACTGTTGAAGTATTAAATTATATTGCTTATATTTGGGGTTATGAAGTACAATTAGATGTGTATAGTAGGCAAGCAAAATTTGTTGATGGTCAACACGTAGGCGAACCATTTCAGAAAGTGAATGGTTATAAATCCACTTCTACTGATGGGACACCACCGCCACCAGAAAAACCCCCAGCGAAGAATTTTGGTTATTGGGGAATGATGTTAACATCAGATGACTCTAGTACTATTTAACGTAGGTTGGCATTTAGAAATAACAAGACGCTGTCCTCTAGCATGTCCTGCTTGTGACAGAACAACAGATTTCGACACTATGGTAGTTGATTCTAAACGTGATATAGATGTCACCAATTTGAAAACCTTTTTTCCTAAGAACAAAGTTTCTAAAATAAAATATATTTTTATGCAAGGAAATCTTGGAGACCCTATATACCATCCTCAATTTCATGATATAAGTGAGCATTTTTTTGATACAGAAAATTTAAATGTCACTACCAATGGTATGCAAACCAAAAACTTTTGGCATAGAGTACTGGAAACTTGGCCTAAGGAATCTTCGATAACTTTAAGCATTGATGGATTACAAGACACAAATCATATGTATAGGGTTAATAGTAACTGGGGTAAAATACAAGGATTATTTGATCTAATTGCAAAAAAGAAACACAACTGTGAAATAGAATGGAAATATATTGTATTCGAACACAACCATCATCAAGTTGAAGAAGCAAAAAGTTTGGCTAAAAAAATTGGTATTGATAGATTTAGGATACAACGCACTAGAAGACTAGATCCGAAGTTGGATATAAAATCCTATGATAATCCCGAATGGTTTAAAAAGATTAACGTAGAATATGAAAATGCTCTAAGTCCTTTTTGCTATACAGGAGATATGCACTATATAACAGCGTTTGGTGATTATTATCCTTGCTGTTGGTTTGAAGGAAGATACAATGGTAGTAGATGGAAACCTTTGAATATAAAAAACAATACAGTACAGTCTTTTGAAAAACACTTTAAAAATTTTACACATGAACTAGAAGATTTCGAAACCTGTCCAGATGTATGTAAAAAATTTTGTAGAAAAATAAAAAATAATGGCAAGGACATGCAGGTACCTAATTCACAACTAAACAGAAGTATAATTGATCTATAATTGACAAATCATAAGTTATATAGTAGAATTAACATTAACTATAAATAGTAAAACCTTTCATGGAGCAATAAAAATTGTCTTTGAGTAATTATAGAAATATTGGTATCTTCGCGCATGTAGACGCAGGTAAAACTACGACTACTGAGAGGATCCTTAAGCTCACAGGAAAGATACACAAAATTGGTGAGGTACATGATGGCGCCGCAACCACAGACTTTATGGAGCAAGAGCAAGAGCGAGGCATTACAATACAGAGTGCCGCGACTACTTGCTACTGGAACGATCACCAATTAAACATCATCGACACCCCTGGGCACGTAGACTTCACTATTGAAGTCTATCGTTCCCTTAAGGTGTTAGATGGTGGTGTAGGTGTATTTTGTGCTAGTGGTGGTGTAGAGCCACAGTCAGAAACTAACTGGCGTTATGCTAACGATAGTGAAGTAGCACGTATTATATACATCAATAAAATGGATAGAGTTGGTGCTGATTTTAATCGTGTTGTAGCACAAATAAGAACGCGGCTTGGAGCAAAGCCGTTAGTTATGACATATCCAATTGGAACGGAAGATAACTTTGTGGGTATAGTTGATATACTTACACAAAAGGCTTGGATATGGTCAGATCCTACTGACCCAACTTCTTACACTATAACTGATATCCCAGAAGATAAAGTGCCTAGTGTGCAACTTGGTGACAAATACACATATAAAGAATTAGCAAAACAATATTATGATAATTTAGTCGAAACAGTTGTTGAGCAAGATGATGAAGTTATGATGCAATGGATGGATGATCCAGAAGGCATTAGCGAAGAAGATCTTAAAATGTGCATACGCAAAGGCACAATTAATAACGATTTCTTTCCAACATACTGCGGCAGTTCATTTAAGAACAAAGGCGTGCAAAACGTCTTAAATGCAGTAGTAGATTACTTGCCAGATCCAACTGAGGTTGATCCACAACCGGAAGTTGATGAGAAAGGCGTAGAGACAGGTGAAGTTGCTACAGTAGATTCTAATAAGTCATTGCGAGCACTTGCATTTAAAATAATGGAAGACAAATATGGCGCACTAACATTTACACGCATTTACTCAGGCAAGTTAAAGAAAGGCGACTCAATATACAATAGCACAAATGGTAAAACAGAACGTGTTGGGCGTATATTGGAAATGCATGCCGACTCGCGTGAGGAATTGGATAGTGCTGAAGCAGGTGACATTGTTGCATTGCTTGGTATGAAACAAGTGCAAACAGGTCATACATTGTGTGATAAAAAGAATATAGCAATACTTGAGCCAATGGTATTTCCAGATCCAGTTATTAGTATTGCAGTTGAACCAAAGACACAGGGTGACATGGATAAGTTAGGAACTGCTATTGGGAAAATGATAGCAGAGGATCCTTCCTTCCACGTAGAGACAGATCAAGAGAGCGGGCAAACAATACTTAAAGGTATGGGCGAGTTGCATTTAGATGTTAAGTGTGATATACTAAAACGCACATATGGCGTAGAAGTAAGCATAGGTAAACCACAAGTAGCATATAGGGAAACTATTACTAAAACAGTTAGTGATAAGTTTGTTCATAAAAAGCAATCAGGTGGTGCTGGACAGTTTGCTGACATTGAATATACTGTTGAGCCTCTTGAAGCAGGAGAGGGATTCCAATTTGAAAGTAAAGTAGTTGGAGGCAATGTCCCACGAGAGTTTTGGCCCGCAGTAGAAAAGGGATTTGAACAATCTAGTGAATCTGGTATACTTGCTAATTATCCAATGTTAGATTATAAAGTGACATTAACAGATGGTTCTAGTCATGCAGTAGATAGTAGTGCGGTGGCATTTGAGTTAGCGGCACGTGGTGCGTTTAGACAAACAATGGCTAAAGCCGGCCCACAATTATTAGAACCAATTATGAAACTTGACGTAATTTCCCCAGCGGATAAAGTAGGTGATGTTATAGGTGATATAAATAGGCGTAGAGGCATGATACACAATCAAGAAATGACTGGTGTAACAGTTCGTATATTCGCAGAAGCACCAATTGGTGAAATGTTTGGATATATAGGAGACTTACGTAGTCAAACAAGTGGTCGTGGTCAATTTAGTATGGAATTTAGTCATTATGCGCCATGTCCTAGCAATATTACTGAGGTTATCGTAAAGAAAACTTAAAACACCATATATTTCCCTTCAAAACCACTCTAAATATAATGATGGAATGGAGGATTTATATGATTCATTGTAAATCGTTGCTTAAGACTATAAGTTGGAGATGTGTTGCTACTATGGACACGTTTCTGATCGCCTGGTTAATTACTGGACAGTATACCTATGCAGGCGCAATAGCAGGACTAGAGATATGTACCAAAATGGTACTCTATTACCTCCACGAGAGAGGATGGGCTAGAATCAAGTTAGCGAAAAATGGAACATAGAACCTGTCACAGACGAGGATACGAACTTTTGACTCCCAACGTCTGGGAGTTATATGATGGAATGGAGTCAAAAGGCTTCGTAAAAAATTTTAAAAACGAAAAATCGGATCCGCCAGTATATAGAGCAATTGCTGATTCTGATTTAGGAGAACTACCTAAAGGTGGCATTCTACAAACACGTAAATGGGAAGATGAATATCCACCACATCTACAAGGCCCAGAAGTAAATGAGATACTTGATACTCGTGAGCAAACAATTCGCGATTTAAAAGGAGCAATACAACAATTACGAGATGAGTGTGGAGAGTTATTTACAGAGAATAAACAATTAGAACACAAATTAAAATATCAAAAACCAAGCGGCTCTACTAGATGGAAATTAGAGTATACTTGGATTTATGGTAAAGAAGTATATTGGGATTTTAAAACTAAGAAACAAGCAGTAGCACAAATGGAACAAATCCAAAACTTTTTTGGTAGTCGACTAGTAGAATCTATTAAAGACATAAAATATACAAAATACATATACGGAACACGCGGAGTAAAACAAGATGAAACTAGCGATACACAAAAGAAGTAAGTATTTTGCTGTTGGTAAGCGAAATAAACGTCGTGGTAAGAATAGACTTAAGACGAAAAGTCGCAATAGTCGTTCGACCACATAAATATCCTTGACTTTACTTTAAGTTTAGTCTATAATATATTATAGTATATCAATCAAAGGAGATATAACATGAAGAAGTTATTAATTGCCTTGGCATTTGGCGGACTCTTAATCGGGTGTGTCCAGGAAGAGGCAGAAGCCGTTGAGTTTGAAAATGCCATTAGTGTTTCTGCAGGAGATACTACACTTTCATTTGATCAAGACGGTGATGAGTTTTCTGTAGGCTGGTCTGGCGCATCTGTCTATCATAATGATAATGTTGAAGCTGGCATATCATTTGAAATGAATGTAGTAGGATCACTTTCTACAAAACTCTCATATGAATACACTAATGATGATGACAGCATCATAGGTGTTAAAACTCCAATTACGCTAATGGGTTTAACAACAACCCCGTCAGTAGACTGGAATATCAATGATTCAGATATTGATGGCGCATTAGAAAATTCATTTAGTTTAATGGGTGGTGGTCTTCGTACAAAATTTATGTTTGACTTAGATGACACTGATTTTACAGGATCAGAGTTTGAGGTTAATTACACACTATCATTGTCCGATAACCTTTCAGCACAACCATATGTTGAAGTACCCATGGATGACGACTGGGAACGTGGTGAAACAGTTGCTGGTCTAAGAATTTCATTAAATTGGGGCGGCAGTTCAAATTAGTAAATAAATACCTATGTGGCAGTCACTCGTAAAGTTAGAACTAAAGAAGAATATATTTACGAATCGCGAGATAACGGGGTTACCGTATCTCGGCGACTGCCTTTAGGTGAACAAAAAGAATATCTTATCACAGAAGAAAACGATAGAGAAACTGCGTTTAAGAAGAAAAAATTTGATTGGCTATCTCATGATGAATTAATGGATTTGGGCCGAGAAAAATTTGAACAAAAAGAATTGCGTGAAAAACATCCTGCGTTGAAAGAGGCATGGGAAAAATATCTTGTGTTGTTAAATTTAGTTAAATCGGGTAAATAGTATTATGCGTTACACTGAACTAAATGAAAGTGGTTCCATATACTGGGAAGATGAAGACTTTGATGCAGAAAACCCAACTGTATTAATACGTGGTTATGGCACACTAAAATATGAATCCCTCCAAAAAGCAATCGCAAGAGATTTGGCAGATATGTCTAATCGTGTACTAGAAGGTGGTTTAGAAGTTGTAGCAAATCATCAATTACTTGATAGTAAAAGCGCATTTAATGGCAAGGTTCAAGCATATTTAGATGTTACGAAAGAACTCGCAAAGCCAACAATCAAGCGAAAACTCACAATTCACAAGAAAAATAGTCTGTTTAACACTATAAAAAACAGCGAAAAGCCGCGTCGCGGCGAGCCATTTTGATCAACTTGACAAATCCCTCAAATTTTAGTATAATTTAGTATTACTCTTTTAATAGGAATAGTATTATGTTTATTAGTTTTATGCTTCACGGATATGGTGGAGAAGTTGTATTAGGTAAAATATCTAAAAAAGCGGCAGAGTTTTGGCAATCTGACGAGATGGAAGAACACTTTCATGATTATGTTTTTAGTGCAGAATGGTGGGAAGATGAAAACCCAACCATTAAAATACCCAAGTACGCCAAGATTGGTGTGTGGCATGATATAGATGATCTTGGACACGAATGGGGAGCGGCACAAAGCGGTGCGTATCTTACTATAAATGAAATGAGTGATGGTACTTGGGATGCAGATCATGTACGTGACATTTATTATGGTGAGTTTATGGATTATGTAAATGAGCACGAAGTAGAGATTCATTCTGATGAACAGCATCCTAATCCAAAAGGATATACTTTCTGCGGTGTTAATTCTGAGAAAGGTTCATTTTATCACGGTGTTATAGAAATCGAAGGAGAGTTTGATCCTAAAAAAGTTTCTTTTGGTGTCACAGAAATCCATCAGGATACTCTTATTACACAAATTTTTTATGGTGACGAAACTATAGATAATGATGGCGGCGGCACTGATGGCAAGGCCATGGATTTTGAAATTATAGAGCCTTGGGAGTAAATACATGTATGAGTATCAAACTTGATCCAGTTGATTTAATGGTTTATGCAGATGTAGCACAAGCATTTGAAAGTTGGTTGATCAATAATCCTCCGGAAGATGGTGAACCAAAAGGTATAACACAGTCACGAGTATTTGCAAAGTCGTATCTTAATTTATATTTAACATTTTTGGAAATGTTTTCATATGTGCCAAGAGATAAAGTAGAATATGAATCACATACGTCAGAAGGTGTTAAACGTAAATTTGAAAATATAAGTGAAATTTATACTGATTTAAAAGTAAATTCAAAATTAACCGATACTGAGAAAACGGTAATTGAGGAAGGAATCTCACAAGCATTTAATCGAGTAAAACCAACACTACATTAATATTATGACCCCAGAAATGAGAAAAGCGTTAGGAGAACTAACAGATTGCCAATTACTTCACGTAGTAAGTGAGATAATGGGTTATCATTACCAAGAAACATACGCCATTGCCCACAAGCAAGTTAGTGTTGAGGGTGATCCTTGGGAATCATGGTCACGCAATTTTAGTTTAGTTAAAGGTTCAGGCAATAAACTACCTGTTGCTGTTCGTTATGAATTAGAAGAAGCAATGGATAAATTCAGAAATGAAGATAGAATTAAACCAAAATACTTTACTGCTATACATAGAGCAAATGCTTATGTAAATGCCGTAGGACACAATGGCGATCCAGGATATAAAAAACCTACTTTATTTGGTGCTGGTGCTGGTACTATTTTAAAATGGATGGCTTGGCTATGGTTTGCATATTTTATATTGGGATTCATCGCTCGCTGTGGTGGCCCATAAACCTCCTTTTTGGAGGTTTATTTTTGACTTTTAATAAATAACGACATGAAGAGATTGCTCGATAAGTTTAAGCAGGAAGAGCCGCCTCCTCAAAGAAAATTTGTAGCAGAAATTAGAGACACGTTTAACGAAAAGAAGATCTATAGAGCGAGGTGGGTATGGTATCATACAATCCTTGCCGCGGAATTGTTTTTAATTATTATTTTGTTAATTGGGATATTGATAAAAATTTAAGGAACATAGTTAGGCGTGGCCACAACACCTATACACAAGCACTTAATCATAAGAGCAGAAGTAACAGATCCACCCGGAAAAGACGACATTCAACGAATGATCGATTGGACTACTGAGTTAATCGATGAAATAGATATGAAACTCCTTGATGGCCCTTTTTGTAAGTATGTGGACATTGAAGGAAACTCCGGACTCACCGTTGTAGCAATTATAGAAACCAGTCATATTGCAATGCACGTATGGGATGAAGCATCACCCGCGTTAATGCAATTGGATGTGTATACCTGTGGCCCATTTAAACCAATTTTAGTATTTGAGAAATTACGAGATTTTGGATTAACTAAACTTGAATGGAAGTATTTAGACCGAGAGACACAATTAAAATTAGAGCATATTGGCGTTTGGGACAATCCAGCGAAAGGAACAGGCTGGGAAAGTTTACGTGAGGCACAACTGCCTAATCATGCAACACTCAACAACGGATAAAGAAAAAGAATATAAACCAACTCTAATACAATGCCCAAGGTGTACTGCGTCTGGATTTGCTATTCATGACGATAAAACACATTGGAAGTGCCTAGTCTGCGGGCATGTTCAACCACATAAAGGAGCAAATGGAAACAAAATGAGCCATTGGCCATATACTACTGAGGAGTGGGAGATGGTTTCAAAAGCAAACTATGTCCACTTCAAGGACCCAGACATAGGTCCAGATCAATTAAAAGACACAAACGGAATACCAGAAGAAAAAGAATCAAAATTTACAAACTTAACCCAGCCAATTAAGGACTGGTTATTTAAGAGGTGGTAACATGTCAGATACCGCCGACTGGGAGGCCCTTAAGAAGAAAGCATTCGAAAGGGAGTTAGCAAACGACATATGGAAAAAATTAAAAGGACGTGAATTACCTGATACGTGGGATGAAAAACAAGTGCAATCAATTATAGAAAGATATTGGCACAAAGCAATAGCATTTAGCGAAGGATATTAGTGCCAGAACATATTAAATTTACTTTTAAATCAACAAATAAAGAACGTGCCATATTGTGGCCAAAAATCAATGATAAATTTATTATGCTTGATGAGACTCCACTGTGGCCTGCTTGCATAGCAACAGGAGATCATCGACAAGTTGCGGATATATGGATGGAAGTGCCAGATGATTTTGAAGATGGGGAACATACATTACAAATTGATATGATTCCAATGAATGAGTTTATAGAATCAAAATTAGAATCAATTGAAGTAAATGGTATAGAATTTGAATTTACTGATCAACGGTGGGGGGATGTTGTAACAACATATCAACAAGAAAGTGCTGATGTTTATATTGATCATTATAATGGGGAATTAGTTACGATGAATTTAAATAGAGACAATCAATTAGATAGTAATAAATATTGGAAGTTTAAATGGTTTGAAGAACCGAGTATATATGGTAGAGGTTCTTGGACTTTTACATTTTCATTACCATATATGGCATGGTATAAAAGTATATTTTATTGAGAAATTATGATTACAGTAACAGAAGCCGCACAAAAAAAGATAAAAGAAATGTGCGAAGAAAATGATATGCCAGCAGTACGCCCGTTTGTTCATGGTGGCGGTTGTTCAGGCATGTCACATTCTATGACATTTGCTGATGAAAAAGATTGGAGAGATACAGAAGTTGCTCCTTATGTATATGTAGATCCTGTTTGTATGCAATACATGGACGGAGCAACTATCGATTATGATACTTCAGGTATGAGCCCAACATTTGTATTTCAAGATGTATTTAGAGCACAAGGAGGCACTGGTGTTTGTGGAGGATGCGGAGCGGCAACTGGCCCTGGCTATTCACCCCATTAAATAAATACATTAAATGGGAGAGTAGTTATGATTAGTGATGCAGAAGCATTCGAGTATCTTAAATTAGAACTAAAAGAAACAGTTTTATCTCACCCAATCATTAAAAGAAATAATTATCTTTGGTGGTTTTCACAAACAACAGACTTAACCAAAGAAGATCTTATTATTTTAACAAAAGAGTTTTCAGTATTTTCAAATCAATTTATAGTTGCTCAACTACACAAAACACTTAATGCTAATAGTTTGGAACAGATGCATGATGCCAAAGAAATATTAGTAAATGAATTGGGTGTACTTTTTACAAACGAAACAGTGGATAACAGCACATTTAGATTTAAGGCCGCTCATTTTGAGTGGCTTGTTCATTTTGCAAGCAAGTTAGGCTTGGAATTTAATGATATTGGTAAACGCAAACATGGCAGTCCATCAACATTATTTTATTGTGACGAACTAATACGTATATATGGCAGTCCAGATTTTAACACAGCCGCCGGTGCTAGTTTTGCTGTAGAGAATTGGGCCAATGCTGGTTTTTGGCAACAATTAATGGATGGCATAGAAAATTTTAATGAGTATAATACAGAGGGTATTACATTACCATTGCAGTTTTTTTCATTCCATGATAAACTAGAAGCACAACACGCACAACATACTTGGGATGAATTGCGTGATTTACATGATAAAGAACCAGAATTTGATAAAGATAAGTTTATTGCCGCTGGTATGGAAATGTTAGATGGTGTTTATGCTTTTTGGGAAGGTTTAGATCAAAATAGAATTGCCAGATATTGGAGAGAAACTCGAGGCGGTTAATTAAATATCTATATGGAAGTTAAATTAGTATTTGATATAAAACCTGATATCAATGTACTAGTAAATCAAATTAAAGTAGATACAAAATTATCATTAATAGTTAATAGTGATACAAAAACACTTCTTCCTGAGTGGATGGACATACAAGCACGAGATGATGATAAATTATTTACTAATGGCTATATATTAAGTTTTAATATAGTAGTAGATGAGCATGTTGTTTCTGATCAACGTATTACTATTATGCCATATAAATGGGGTTTTCCTAAAAATCTTACTTTAAGTAGTATTATATTTGATAATATTAAGATAGATGCTAGTGAAGGTATTCTTACAGTACATGATATAACAACATATAAATGCGGAGATCGTGTACAAGAAGGAAACATTCTTAATGATCCTAATAGTTCACTTGAAGTTAAATTTAAAACTCCGCTATATGATTGGTTATTGGATTCATTATTATGATTATTGAACACAGTAATATATTTCCAATATTTGTTAGTGAGTTTGATTTAACTGATCACGAATGTAATTCATTAGTAATTAAGAAAATAGATACTTATTATGAAAAGAAAGACCCTACTTTATACAATAATAATAGAGAAAGATTTCTAAATGAACCAGACTTGATAGAATTATGGAAAACATTTCAAGAATGTTGTGATATATATTGTGAAAACGCAAATATAAAACCTGTTATCGTAAGTTCTAATTGGATCAATGCATTGCAATTAGATGATAATCTTAGAGCACACAGACATCCAGTAAGTGTAATAAGTGGTGTATACTACCCTTATGTTGAATTAACAGAATCTCCACTTATATTTGAGAATCCTGCTAGTCCAATAATAAAAGAACATAATATACGCCGTATACTGAAAAATTTTAATAATACATCAGGATTATCTAAAAAAGATTACGAAGTTAATGATATAGAGTTTCATCCACAAAATGAATCATTAATTATTTTCCCTTCATATTTAAATCATTGGGTTAACTCAAGTACTACAAATAAAAGATATACTGTAGTGTTTAATACATTGTTGTATTCTGAAAGAAAATCATTTAAACCACACCTTAGGGATTATAGGATAGAGCCACACGAAGATAAATAATATTAATAAAATTTAATTCATGAGAGAATTTAGATATGTCAAACCCAACGAATATACGAACATTGCTTGAAACTTTGGATGTTATTAATGAGGCCGGAGGCTCTCCCCATTCGGAAGCTAAACCTGGCTATAACGATGATGGATCCCGAAAAACTGGCTTTTCTCTTGCTAGAGCACAAGATGAATTGGCTCAGATTCAAGCACAAATAGCCGCTCTCCAAGCAAGAGCACAGAAAATACAATCCGCTCAACCAAATGTAATACCAAGTGATATAACAGGTATGGCAGGCAGTGGTGATGTAAACAAGGAACTTGCGGCGATAAAGGCTGAACGTCGAGCGATAATGAAAAAAGCATGGGAAACAGGTGATCCCAGTTTAATAACTAATGCTGACGACAGAGAATCTTTAGGATTGCCTCCACTTGCTCAAAGTGTTGACGGCAAAACACCACAAAAACATATGCATGATGGTCCAAGAGATCCAGTTATGGATGGACCACCACCAGATATTGCTGGTGAAAAACCTGATCTTTGGGCCTACGCTAATAGAAAAAATAAAGAGCAATATGAGAAAGAACTTAAGGCAAGAGAGGAAGCCAAAGCAAAAGGATTCATACCAGAACCTTGGTCACATGCGGCAAGAAGGGGTATGCCAGATGCACCAGACCTTTTTAAATGGGCAAAAAAGAAAGAAATTGAGAAAGCCGCTCAACCAAAGCCTGAGCCAAAGAAGGGATTATGGGGTAAACCAATGAATCCTGAAACCGGCGCAGATGCACGAAATAAATGAGACTTAAAGAAATTTATATTAAAGAAGAAGCAACCGCTGGTGCAACAGCCAGTGGTAATATTGCTTCTATTGCAAATCCACACGTTACTAACCCCTCACGTAACTCAGTAGCATATACTGGCAAACCTGGTGTATCAGGCAAAGGTCCAGTAAAACAATATGTAGCAAAAAAGCAAAAACCCACTGACAATGCTTTGGATGGTGATGCTTTGTTAATGTCTAGCAAAGAACCAAAAATGATTAGACGTCAAATTCAAGAAGGCTCATTATATGAAGGTTGGCCACTTATTGCAGGTTTAGCGGCTTTGGGTGGTGCTGGTTATGCTGGTTATAAGAAATTAAAAGGCGCCGCAGATAAAACTGTGAAAAAAGTTGCTGATCGCAGATCTAAGACGGATGCGGCGATTGATACGGCCCTTGGAACTCCCACACCTAAGAAAAAGGCTAACGAAGGCATTAGGATTGAGCCACGTAGCGAAGCAGGGAAAGCAAGTGCATTTAAGCAAGCAATGGCAAACGCATCTAAAAATAAAGAAACGCGAGCAATTAATACAGAAAAATCCAAAAGACAAACTGCTCAAGCCGCTGGATATAAAGCAATTGTGGGCGGAAAAGATCTATCTCAGATAGCCAAAGGCCCCGCTACTAAAGCACCAAAATCACAGAAAACCACCGACCCCTCCGTCCGCGATAGATAACCCACTGATTTCATTGACTTTTTAACTTATTGATTTCATTGACTTTTCTGCGAATTCCGACTTTTTTCACTAATCCTTTAAAATCAAGCATTTAGAGCACAAAAAAGAGTGACAGATCTGCTCGATATGCTATAATAGTGGTATAGTTAAGTAAACCCAAGTACAGAAACTATGTCAAAAACCCTTACATTCGCCCCAGGTTGGACCCAAACCATCAATACCTCGAATGAGGTTGATGAGCGGAACGACCTCCTCTCATACATTTCGGATACGTATAAAGGACTGTACGGTTTCCGTCCTCGCTTTGATCAGCGTGAATACACTCTTACAGATCTGCGTAGGCAGGCTGATGAGTTGCAGGCGGACGTATTGCGCGAAGCGGAATACGCGAAGCAGGAGTTTCTCCGCAAGAAGCGGGAGAAAGCCGCTCACAAGCGGGCAATGAAGTATTACATGAATCTCAAACCGCGTAGCAATGCCATGGAAGTGGCAATGCTTGACGCACTCGACAAGGTAGCCTAATATGTATAACGATTTTGGAATGTTTACCGACAAAGGTAATAACGAAGTGGGCAAGATAGTTTTAAAGGCTATCAAAGATATGCACACATGGCCCTGGGTACTGAAGAAACTGGAAGATCTTGGCAAGCGTAAAGGTACCGAAGAGGCAACTGATACGATGGTCCGTGAGATATGTTTTGATACTATGGATCGAGCCGGCGCCCTTCCTGAAGGGCAGTCATTTTGGGGATGATATAATGTCATACGCAGAACATTTGGAAAAATACACAGGTGATTACTCGCCTAAATTACCGATCAGCAAAGACAATCGGTACAAAGGTTGGTATCTCGAACAGCACAGTGAAATGGAAGCAGATGGTGATTGCTCCAAAATTTATCATGTTGCTCGCTCGTGGCCCTCAGGTGATGTCAGTATTGATTGGACACCGTATGAGTATATGACGGATGAAGAATTCAAACTGTGGATCGAACTTAAGATGCCTGGTCGCATATCTGCTGGCCCGCTTCGTACAGAAGATCTCTGGACACTTGCCAAGGAGTATATGAACAATGACGGTATACCAGCATAAGCAAGATAAAAATCTCATAGTCTGTAGTGAATGTGCCGAGTCACACGCTATAGACTTGGATGAGTATGTTGAGAGCGCATTTAGTGAATGCTCTATTTGTGGCTATGTGGATGTAAAGGCCCGTGAAGAGTATATGTGGTGGTCTCATAAACTTGATAGTGAAATGAGTGATTGGGAGGACGGCAGTCTTCCTATGGAGAAAGAATAGGCTCCCATGGTGGAATTGGTATACACAACAGACTTAAAATCTGTCGGCGAAAACGCCTTGCTGGTTCGAGTCCAGCTGGGAGCACCAATAGAGGGGTGTAGTGTTAATGGTAGCACGGCGGTCTCCAAAACCGCAAGTCAGGGTTCAAATCCTTGCACCTCTGCCAAACTGATATGAAAAGAATACTAACATTATATTTCACGTATAAAGGACTCAGTGGTTTTGAGGTTGATCAATACGTGCCATTTACTACTGCGGTGGTAAATGATGATGAGGAATACGAAAGAACACAAAATTGGCTTGCTACTATTTTAGACGCTCGTCTTAAGTGTGATCAAGATATTTCAAGTTTTGTTATAACTGAGATGGAAGAAACCGAAGAAGAAACCGCAAAGCAAGAAGAAAGCCTTGGTGCTTTTATTGAGACAAAAAAGAAAACAATCCCTAAACCTGAAGGTAACATAGTTACCGTAGATTTTGGAAAGAAAGATGGACCCGACGACACAAAAGATAATTGATCATTACAGAGCCATCAGTAAAAAGATGATGGACAATGTAGCGGCAAGTCAAGGAGATTTGATATTTGCGGCAGGCCAGGCTAAAGTAATACCACCTGAGTTAGTTGCAACATATGAATCAGGATCAGTTCAAGGTCTTATGTACAAAGTATATAAGGATTGGAAGGACAATTTAACTTGTAATTGTCCGGGTTTTGTTTACAGGAAAAAGTGTAAGCATATAAGCGGTTGATTATATGCTTGACAGGATGAGCAAAATGCAGTATCATAATAGTATGAAGAACCCTCGCCGTAAGACGAGATTCGCCCGTGTTCTGTTTGAACGCGATAACCCTTACTCTCAGAAAGTTGAGCGTAAGAAAACCGCTTATACCCGTAAAAGGAAGCATAAACCCGAGTATGAGCAAGAGATAGGAGACCATTATGTCTGATCAACAGATTATCAGTAGTGTTGGCACAGTTGATGCAATGAAATTGGCTGAGGCAAGGATAAAAGAGGAACAGTCGCATTACCCGAGCATTCAAGAAGTTGGTGAAGTAGTACGATGGGTTGGAGATCCGCCAGACAAAGACGGAGAGTCGTTATATAGTGGTTCATTTCGTTGGATGTTTACTGATATTGCTCGGTGGCAGAGAAAAGTAAACCCAGGTGAAAGTTATATTATGGTCGAGAGTGCTCTTGAAGAGACTCGCTTTCCGACTTGGGGTGAAGCAGTTGATTATTTGACTGCTGAAGACAATTTTCACGCCAAACGTTACTATCAAGCGGCTGTTGAAGTAGAATTAATGGGTGATAATGACGAGGATGAATGACTTATTTGATAAGTACGATGTAGTAGCTGATATGGTTGTTGTGTTTGGTGCTGACAAAGTGCTAGAAGCAATGGCTCATTATTTCAGTGAAAAGGAAATCGACGAATTACATAGTTTTATATGTGACGAGTACAATAAAAATCTTATGGGGTAGGTCATGATTATAACCACATATGGTTATAAAACACAGAGCAAAAGGTTTAGAACTTTGCTAGAGAATTCTGCAGAGTATTATGCCCAGAAGATGATGAGGTCTGATTTGTGTGCAAACATACATTTGGACATTCTTGTAACGAAGGATTTAGCAAAAAAAGAAGGCGTAAAACAGATATATGGTTATTGCCATATAACAGACTATAGGTTATCTCGACCACGTGAATTTGAGATTGAGTTAGATGCTAAAAAGCGTATAACCAAAATGTTGCTAACGTTGGCACATGAAATGACGCATTTAAAGCAGTTTGCCAGGCGACAATTGCGATATTATGACAATGGTAGCACAAAGTGGAAAAGTGAAACATTTGGTCATAAGAAAGAAAAGAAAATTGGTCACTATAAACTTCCGTGGGAAGTTGAGGCCTATAAGAAAGAGAAGGAATTGTTTCTAGATTTGGTAAATAATACTGATATACTAGACGATTATATGGATGGAATTAAGAGAGATTAATTTAGAATATCTCTTTATGTTAACTCGACAACAACAGGCAGAACAACTTTTTAATAAGTGGTACTTATGCAAAATAAATGACAAATACTTTGCTGGGCAGTTTGGCTATCCTAAGGGAGCATTTGGTGGTGGCGGTGGTGTAATTCATTTTAGTCCAGTGCCGTGGAATCCAAGTGGTCATACTTTAACAGTAATGACAGGCTGGCAAGGTGTTTGGGAAATACTCAACTAATAACAAGAGACTATTGAATAAAATGAAACTCATTTCAGGTAACTCGAACCTGGAGTTGGCTAAACGAATATCCCAGTTTGCCGGTGTACCGCTAGTTAAGGCAAACATAGGGAGGTTTGCTGACGGCGAGGTTAGAGCAGAAATTCACGAAAACATCAGAGGTAAAGACGCATTTGTAATACAAAGTACTAGCACACCAGTCAATGATAATGTAATGGAATTACTAGTTATGATTGACGCTCTTAAAAGAGCAAGTGCTAGGCGCATAACAGCAGTATTGCCATACTTTGGTTACGCAAGACAAGACAGAAAAACAATGAGTAGGGCACCAATTAGTGCTAAACTACTCGCTGATTTAATAACAACGGCAGGCGCAAATAGAGTATTAACAGTAGATCTACACGCAGGCCAAATCCAAGGATTTTTTAATATCCCAGTAGATACTTTGATAGCACGACCTATCCTAGTCAATGATATACGGAAAAGAATAGAAACAGACAATCTTGTATTCGTCAGTCCAGACGCCGGCGGTACAGAACGAGCAAGAAGTTATGCTAAAAAGTTCGATACAGAGATTGCTGTAATCGATAAAAGACGCCCAGAACCGGGCGCAAGTGAGGTTATGAATGTTGTTGGTGACGTTAAAGATAAACAATGTATTATCGTTGACGACATCATAGACAGTGGGGGCACCCTAGCCAACGCGGCCACGGCTTTGTTGGAACACGGTGCTATTAAAGTAAGAGCATATATTACGCACGGAGTACTGACGCCTAAGGCAGACGACAAAATTGGTAATAGCGATTTAACTGAGTTAATAGTAACAGATTCTATCAAAATTAACAGAGAATCGGGTATTTCTCAACTCAGGTATGTAACAATTGCTCCGCTAATTGGACGAGCGATAGTAAATGTTCATAATGAAGAAAGCGTGAGTAATTTACTCATCGAGGATAATTGGGATATATTGTGAGGAAATCAAAAATGGGAGAGTTATTAGCAGTTGTTATGGTTGCGTGTTTGGCAACAGGCTGTGCAAACATGACTCGAGAAGAGTCGGGTAATGTTATAGGTGCATTAATAGGTGGCGCATTAGCATATGAACTTGGCAAGGACAGTTCAAATAAAGAAATTTGGGTTGCTACTGGTATAATTGGCGGTGCCCTTGCAGGCGGCCATTATGCTGTATTAACAGAGCCAAGTCAAAGAATGAATGCTACTAATATGCATACAACACTTGAAAGCATACCTGACAATGCACAAACTAAATGGATTAATCCAAATACAAATGAATCTGGTACCATGACAGTTATGAGAACTAATAACAATAATGGAACCCCATGTAGAGAGTTTACTCAAACGATCTATGTTGGTGGTAAAGCAGTTCAAGGTTATGGCACAGCATGCCGTCAAGCAGACGGTTCTTGGAAAATCGTACAATAATTAACAACGCACCCATCGTCTAGTAGGCCTAGGACACCGCCCTTTCACGGCGGCAACACCGGTTCGAATCCGGTTGGGTGTACCAAAAGGGAAACAAAATGATAGTAGATGTATATGAAAAAGCAGAAAGAAAAGCACAGAGTCTTATTAGTAAAGTTGCTAATGCTGATAAAGCAAAGTTAAAAGGTGTTGCTCGGCGAGTGTATCTTGAAGGATTTGCTAGTTTGAAAAACTGTGAAAAAGTTGCTCAAAATGGTAATCAGGGCAGAGGATTTCATATTGCCAAAGTAGTAAATCAGGAATTTGCTGAGAAAGAAAAAGAGAATGAAAAGAAGAAAAAACGAAAAAGAGGTAAGAAAAAACAGGAAAAATAACGGGGATTAGTTCAGTCTGGTAGAATACTCGCTTTGGGAGCGAGATGTCGCAGGTTCAAATCCTGCATCCCCGACCAGATTGGGACATAGTGTAACGGTAGCACTACAGATTTTGATTCTGTCAGTTGGGGTTCGAATCCCTGTGTCCCAGCCAATGGGCCTGTAACTCAGCGGTGAGAGTGTCGGTCTTATATGCCGATGGTCGTTGGTTCGAATCCAACCAGGCCTACCAATAATTATTATGAGTGAATGGATTAATTTTAAATTTATATCTGTTGAGCCTGCTAAAATTAAAGTTAAATTTAATGATAAAGCAGTAGAAAATACTTCAGAGTATTTTATAGATGGTAATAAGACTATTTGGTTGGAAATTCCATATAGTATTACTGAAAATCATGGTATGAATATAATTGGGTTTAAATTTAATAACTTTGTTATTTTAGAAACTGTACAATTGTGTGGTATTGATTATTTCATAACTGATGATAGATTAGAATCTTTTGTAGAAATAAAGGAAAATTCAATAGAGTATTATTTGCCATGTCCATTTATAGACTGGTGGGAAAAGACATTTAACTAAATATTTACATGCCCGGGTAGCTCAGTTGGCAGAGCAGCTGATTTGTAATCAGCAGGTCGGAAGTTCGAATCTTCTCCCGGGCTCCAATTTGGGGGCTGTAGCTCAGTTGGGAGAGCGCCTCCCTTGCACGGAGGAGGTCGCAGGTTCGACCCCTGTCAGCTCCACCAGATGGGTCCTTAGCTCAGTGGGAGAGCAACGCCTTTACACGGCGTGGGTCGTAGGTTCAAATCCTACAGGACCCACCAGATTTTCCCCGGTGGCGCAGTGGTAGCGCAGAAGACTGTTAATCTTTTGGTCGTAGGTTCGAATCCTTCCCGGGGAGCCAATTTATTATGAAAATTCACAATATTTTAAGTGTTCAATACCCCTTTAGTATGTTACGTATAGAATTGGATGATATTCCTGCGAAGTATAAGAAATATAAAAATAGTTATTATGTAAAATTATTGCAACCTTGCAATGTTAAAATATTTTTTGAACCGTGGAAAATAGAACCATTAATAAGAATAGATAATCATCTATTGAATTATGCGTTAGCAGAAATAAATTGTTATGATCATATGTTTGAGTTTTTTTGGGATAATGACTTTTATGATAGATACTTTAGTAATATTATAAAGTTTAAATTGAAATCCCGTAATATAACAGATATTAATAATTTGGATTATGATTTGTTTATAGGATATAATAACGCACATGAAAACATAGTGCGTAAAATTTATGAAGAAATTTCTATTTGTAAGTCTTCCTAAACATGACTTATCTCCTAGTGCCGCAATAGGTGCATTAAATGGAGTTGCATTAAATTTTAATTGTGAAACAGAAATTATTGATTTTTCTTCTATAATTAGGTATAATTTAACTGATGAAGAATTTGAAGATTTAGATAATTGGTTAATGTTTATTAAAGAGGATATTAGTAATACAATAGTGCAAAAAATATGCAGTTTGTGGTCTGAAACAGTAGAGAAGAAACAATTAAATTTTGATTATGTTTGTATAAGTGTATTTACTTATTGGAGTCTTAATATAGCGAGATTATTATTAGAATATCATAATAGGATTCCTAGAACAACACAAATTATTGTAGGAGGGTGTGGTTGTTCTAGTGAATTTCCAGACACTAGAATACGTTTTAGTGCATGGTGTGAAGATTTAGTAGATGGTATATGTTTAGAACAAGATGGTGAACAATATATAGCAAATATTATTAATGCACAGGTTGACTATAATAATGACATAAGTTTATATCCAATACCAAATTATAATGGTTTTGATTTTAATAATTATGATACTAACAAAATATATATAACTGGTAGTAAAGGATGTGTTAGGAATTGTACATTTTGTGATGTTGCGGCGTTATGGCCAAAGTTTAGATATAGGAAAGCAACAAATTTAGTACAAGAAATTAAAGAGCAATTTTACAACTATGGTACAACTATATTTGATTTTACTGATAGTTTAATAAATGGTAGTGTAAGTAATTTTTATAAATTTAATTGTTTACTTGCAGAAGAAAAAGAAAAAGATAAATCTCTAAAAGATATAAGATATACTGGTCAAGCAATATGTAGACCTAGAAATCAAATGCCCCCTTCTCATTATGAAGCAATGTATTATGGTGGGTGTGATCAAGTTACTATTGGTATAGAGAGTTTTAGTCAAGATGTTCGTTATCATATGAAAAAGAAATTTAGTAATACAGATATTGACTATCATATAGAACAGAGTAGTTATTATGATATAAGCAATATTTGGTTAATGATAGTAGGATATCCGACAGAAACGATAAAAGATCATGAAGAGAATTTAAAAGCACTTGATAGATATGCAAAGTATGCGAAAAATGGCACATTAGAACTTATTCATTGGGGTTATACAATGATATTTTTGGAGGATACTCCAATAACAACAATAAAATATATGAAGGAACTAGAAATATATAATGATGATACTTTAATTTCACAAGGAAATTTAGGAGGGTTCTATACATGGGGGTCATATTTAAATCCAACAAATACATTGCGAGAAAGAATAAGACGTAGAGTGGAATTACATGAAAAAAGTATAGAGTTAGGATATTCACAACCACGAGTTAAACAAGAATTAAATTCACTATTAAAGATTGCAGAGCAAATACATGGATAAGATAAGAGGATATGATTTTCATCAAGACAAAACATTTCTTGGTGAAAAATTAACTACCAATAATATTTTTAAATCTAATTTTGAATTATTTGACGAAATTACTGATGAGCAAATACCTAAATTACAGCAATCTAATATATTAATAACGTTTGGATGTAGTTGGACGTGGGGTATAGGTTCTAGTTATACTGAAAATATTAAAAATGCAGATGATCTTGAAACTAGTATATTAATTAATGAGGATTATAATAACTGGAATGATGTTTATAGTTATAGGGGTCTTGTAACAAACAAGTATAATTTTACAAATTTAAACTTTTCAAAGCCAGGGTCTAGTAATCAAAAACAATTTAGATTTGCAAGAGAATTTTTCACTAATACTAAAAATATTAATTTATTAAAACAAGCAAAAAATGTTATAATAATGTGGGGTATTACAAGTACCGCAAGAACTGAATTTTGGTATAATGAAACAAATAAATTTGAAAGTGTTGTATTTAATAATAATGAAGAAGGACACATACCAACAGGGTTTGGACTAAAACGCAAAACTAATTTAGTAAGTCATAATGATACACATGATGTAGTTAGGGTATTAATATTAGATTTATATAATCATGAAATAGAAGTCAAAAAACTTGCAGAAGATATGCTTATATGGAATGATTTTTTTAAAAATAATAATTTTAAAAACTTATGGTTTGATACATTTAACACTCATAAATATCCCTTGACAATAGAAAATTTAATAGAAGGCGATTTAATGACTTTTCTAGCAAATCAAATTACTAAAACTTATCATAGAAGTATATGGAAGAAAGATGATACAAGAATAGATAAGTTAATTAAAGAGAAATTAGTTAATCCGTTTAGTTTCCATCCAACACAGAAAGGTCATAAAAAAATAGCACATAGATTAAGTCCTTATATTGAAAATATATTGGAGCGGTAGTTCAGTTGGTTAGAATACCGGCCTGTCACGCCGGTGGTCGCGAGTTCGAGTCTCGTCCGCTCCGCCACACGCGGGTATCGTATAATGGTTATTACAGTGCGTTGCCAACGCATAGATGAGAGTTCGATTCTCTCTACCCGCTCCATACCAAAAACTAAATAGTAGTATATTATAGGAGTCAATTATGAGTTTATACGATTATACTGTTACAGATGTATCAGGAAATGAAGTTAGTATGAAAGATGTATGTGAAGGTAATGTAGTATTAATTACAAATACTGCTAGTGAATGTGGTTGGACACGTCATTATGAGCCATTACAAGAACTTTATCAACAACATAAAGATAAAGGATTTGTTGTTATTGCTTTTCCTTGTAATCAATTTGGCGAACAAGAGCCTGGTTCAAATGAAGAAATTCTTAATTTTTGTGAATCAAAATATAATGTTACATTTCCAATAATGGAAAAAAATGATGTACAAGGT